TCGCAGACGCTCTCACTGGCATGAGCTTTGATCCGTGTCTCCTAAGCTAAGCCCGTCCGTAAGTAGTACGGTGCTTCGGCAGGCGGCAGAACTACTTACGGTGTTGTCTGCCGTTTTACGCGGAACGTGGACGATTGGGGATTTGAACCCCGCTCCGTGATGTGCCGCGTGCGGCTTTCATCGCGTCGAAACCAGATATCGCCCTTTAGTTGTTCCACCAGAAGCCTATTGAGACTCCCGCGAACAATCTCCCTGGCAAGAGCTGAGGACTTACATCCTCTGCGCGATTCGTACGGGTGTTGATCCCGTGACCTCTGGCTTGACAAGCCAGTGCTCTACCGTTGAGCTAACGAACCAAGTGTTAAGCCTTTTACCTAGAAACTCAGCCTAGTGATCTGGAACGCCAGTGGAGTAGCTTAACTGTCCAGCGCAGCCTATCCCGGTACTGACCCGAGGACAACAGGTTGAGAACCTGCCGTGTTACCATTACACCAATAGGCCTTCACTAGGATAACGCGCCTAGTCGCGAGCCGTCACCGCTAGGTGTCACAAGCATGCCTTGTGGAGCGCAGTCCCAGAGAGAATTGAACTCTCTCCTTCGGTGTGAAAAACCGAGATCCTAGCCAATAGACGATGGGACCGTGTTATGAAATTATCGTCAGTCTTGCAGAGGAGCCGGACCATTTTCATCGAAACGAAGTTCCCACTTAGATGGCGTAGCCTTTACTGTAGAGCCGCTCAGCGAGCTTACCTTGTCTTGTATGTCATAGCTTACCAGAGCGGCTACTAAGCTGTCAAGTGTTCCTGAGGCCACATGTTCGCGCCATACACCCTCCTCGTTAGGCTCTGGCAGCTCACGGTACAGGCGAAAGCTGTAGGCATCTGCATTGAGAAAGAATGAGTAGGTGTCATTCTTAACCTTGATCACTGTGTACTTCGCGGCATCTGTCGATGTCATTTACTCTCCTGTTCGCTGTTCGGGGAACCCCGAACACTAGGTTAACGCGCCCCTGGAGAGATTCGAACTCCCGGCCATGACCATAGAAGGGTCTTGCTCTGTCCGCTGAGCTACAGAGGCATAGATATATGCTAGCACATCACTCGTCCGTCGTCAAGCCCAACTCTTGTTCCAACTGAGCATTGCGTTCTAACAATGCTGTATAGTCTAGTTTTTTCTCATACTTAGTCTTTGGAGCTGAGCGATCAAACCATATGGCCAGCAGGCTATGACATACAATTATGGAAATTCCAAGTCCGGTTACCGGCCAGAAAAGCCCGGAAACCAGGCACAGAGTTGTAGTTTTCTTGGCTTCATACTTAGTGAAGAAAGCTACGGGGTCTCTGACTTTGCTGTATCGGCTATCCATTCCTGACGATATGAAATATCCTAAAGTAGAAAGTGACTTAATTCTCTGCTCTCGCCTCACATTGAAGAACTGCTTTGCGAAGAATAACACTCCCGCAGAGTAACAAATTCCAAAGAATACAGGAGCTAGAATAATCATTTAAAGTACCTTAGTCCTGTTGCTATAATCCCATACACACTGAATAACAGCGCTAGCCCTACTATAAGAAACACCATATGAGCATGGTATCACAACTGGTCAGCAAAGTCAACCCTGGCCGAGGAGAGGAGTGTCCGGAGACGAGATAAGCGTACTCTCAATGATGCGCATCAGCAGAGAAGCCGCCACCTTCTCGCCGTAGTTGCCTTCATCTTCAGTACCGCCAATAGTGTCTTTGAGAATATCTCGAAGTCTCAAGAGCTCAGATGGCTTAATATCCTCAGCTAGCAGTTTCTCTAAGAGCGAATCCCGTTCCGCGTAGGCCGCATGCGGCTGGTGTAGCACTTGTGCGAGGTCAAATGCTACGCCTTTCCACACAACATCAACTTTAGTCTCCAGTATGGCCATCCTGGTAGAGATCTCTATGGCTTCTTGTTGAGCTGCTCGTTCTATTGTTTTCTTGAAGTTGCGCTGAGACAGGTATATAGCACTCAGCGCCACGATGACGGACAGCACTGTAGCCAGTAGAGATATATCCATCAGCTTTTGCCGCTCTCTTTAAGAGCATCTCTGAGCTGTTCTTTTATCTGTTTAACACGACTGACTCTGGCGATAGCCAAGGTTGTTATAGATGAGGCCAGAGAAATAGCCCTAATCACACAGGCCAGTATAAGAACCATCACGGCTATAGAAGACAGAATAGGGTAAATAGCGGGCTCTGGAAGGGATAAGCCCACTGCCAGGGTAGCATAGCAGTAGTAGCTAAACAGAGCAGCATACAGCCACAGACCTGTTATCTCAAGTTTCCGTATTGCAAGAAGATTATGCTGAGCCATAGTGGCGAGAGACCAGATAAGGATCACGCTGGCGAACAGCAGTAGGCCAGACCATATGAATAGGCCTACAGCACCATGATAGTAAGGAAGAGACAGTTGGTCTAAATGCTGTATATGCTGTAGTATAAGAGCGGCGGAGGACAGCAGCCCGAAGACCACCAGAAACACTTCGAACGGCTCTGCCACAAAGCCTGAAGGAGTCAGCAGAAAAGATTTGAAAAATAGCCGCTGATGCAGAGACAGCTTCCCTGGTATAATGCTATTGCTCATGAGTTTTCACATTCTCTTCGAACTCTTTAATAAGACAAGTATCGGTTTGACAGAAGGATTCACCTATAGCCTCAAGGCCTAAGCCCTGATATATACCTGAAAGATCGACTGGCATAAGTTCGAACTCTGCTGCTTCGAAGTCTTCTTCAGAGATATGGGTATAGGGCATTTGCGGGTATACCTTATTTCCTGAGGGCAGGAAACTTACTGTTTTTAAGCTTCCATCGTACATTTTAAGTATCGTACCCACATGTTCTTTTTCTGTTTCCGGATCAAAAGTCAGAGTAACTGAAACAGAGTTGTCAGACCAGTATCTTTGAAGTAGTACAGCAAGGTTAGCTTTCTCGAATAATGAAACATCCTGCTGTGATCTCTTAGCCTGGGACTTGATGGGGAAGTAGACAACCACTGTCGTTTCTGGATTGGAGACATCAACTTCTACCTTATAACCGGAGTGCTTGAACAGGAATACCATAGGGTCGTCTTTGGCGAAACGAACAGCCCTGTTGAAGTATGCGCCGCCAGGACCCCAATGAGCGCCTGGAGAGGACCCCGCAAGAATGGAAACTGTATTATGGGATTTAACAGCTCCAGCATAGTACCAGTGAGTGTCTTCTACCTCAATGTCAAAAGTATCCATTTCCCCCATTGACTCAACTGCTGTAACTTTGCCAAAAATAGTATTGCAACTCGTACGTCGTCTATGAGGAGACCAGGGAAGTTCGGGATGACGAGGATTAGACATTTTCCAACTGTGGCCCGTCATCATATTTAGGCGTTCAGGTACTGTATCCGGACCTAGACACATTAACCACATTGATTTCTCAGGTTGAAGGTTCTCTCCTTTAGTATTATGCGATCTTCCTAGAACAATGCCTACAGATAGTGCTACGTCCTGTACATGTCTTGCAAAATTCGCGCTAGCAGTTCCTAATATTATAATGTTCTCTTTTGATCTAGCCGCTACATGGCCATCTGCATCAATCAGTCCTGCCAAGAAGGCTAAAATAGTTTCATGACTAGAACGTCTAACAACTTCTGGGATTAAGTCAATATCATTAGCAAAATACTTCCATACGCCGTTCTTAATCAACCAGTGCCAAAGCATTTTCGAGCCTATATCAAGAGTAAAAGCCCCTTCTCCGTGCTTATGGTGAATACTGGACTTGACTCCAAATACTTCCAAGAGAATGCGTTGCGCCTTTTCTAGATTTTCTATAATAGCATCTGTAAATCTGAGCCTGTACCTTCCCGGACTCATGGCACCGTCTCCCCATAGATATCCAAGTAGCCAGCCAATGTCGGGTGTCATAGACACCGGTTGAAGAATCTCTGTAGCGTCTCCACGCATAGATATCGCTCGGGAATCTAGTCTGTCTAATGGCGCTTCAGTCAAGGAGGTGTACACGCCTGGTATCACTTCTAAAACATCCCCAGACTGAAGTTCATCTGTACGAACCCAGGCATTGACAGTTGTCCATCGTGTTTTCTTAGATCGGTCATACCTGCGACTTACCCACCAGCGGTGGTTACCTGTACTCCTTACTTCCATTCCATAGGACATACGAACCGAAAAGACTTCGGCCTTTCCATTATCATAGGTCTTTGTAATTCTAGAAGAAGTGCCGTCTTGAGATGCTGAGTATCCGCTGAAAGGATGCCAAACTTCATTATTACTGTGACCAGAAGCAGTAAATATTTCTTCTAAGGTAAGAATTCCTTGATCCGTCGTAGTTAGAGCTTCCCACGGGCGGCAGCCACTGGGTTTTACTGTCGTCGTCTTTATGGATTCTCGAACACAGAGCCACTCAGAGTACACCTCGTCATAGTACTGTACAGTTGCGTACGTAGAATCAAGCCATTGACGTAATTTGGTCATTCCATTAGTATCTGTGAAGTCAGCTACACCCGAGACACTACAGCCGATACGACGATTCCGCTGCATAATGGCATTTGTTTTCTCCCAGTGAGTTGCCATTAGTGTTACTGTTTTAGCATACAAGAAAGCTAGCTTAGCAGTCTGCTGGAAATCTTTCAGATCTTTATGTCTATTCATGAATAACTCTACAAGAGTACAACACTCTCCTGACTCCAATGTTTGCTCTGAGCAGGGGTTATACCCTTTAGCTCTGTGATCTTTGTTATTCACAGGGTCAATTAATCTACCATAGGCGCGGGATACATCCATCCACACTATGCCCGGTTCCCCATTCAGAGAGATAGCTTCAGTAAGATTAGATAGATCTTGGCCGACTTCTGCTAGTACCGAATTGTTTGAAATCCAGCCCCAGCCTGACTTACCGGGGTCTTCAGAGTACTTATTGCGAGCTGGGTAAATATCGGGATTCTTGAGATTGTGAAAGTTCTCATCGGTAACCTCACCAAGCAGTAGTTCAGCACTACGCCTAACATTGCCACTTACGACGCAAACCCCAATAAGGTTTCCTATGTCTGCAATTAATTCAACATCAAGCTCTGAAACTTCACCTTCTTCTAGGCGAGCTGTGAACAACTCATGCAGTTTCTCATGAAGGCGCTCTAGCGGAGCAGGGCCAGCAGAAGTACCGCCAAATGTCTTTATAAGATCACCAGCCGGACGTACCTTAGAAGTGTCAAGGTATAGTAATGGCTTATTCGGCATCAGATAAGACTCAAGAAGTTTCTTGACTGATTCTACCCAACCTTCTCTAGTATCAGGCACTTGATATACTTCATATTCTGTAAGGCTAGGCTCATAAATTCTTAATCTCTTCTTGGAACCTAGCGTGTCAAATCCCACGCCAATACCGAGCATACTGGCTTCCATTAGAAATGTAAAAGGGCTTGACGGGTCTGCTCGGGTAATATCTTCGCTAGATATATATGAGCAGTTCTGAAGTGCCGCAGAATTTCTATGCTCCATGACCAAAGAAGTACCCATCATCCATAGGCCTCGGCCTGGCGGCAACCATTTGAAATTGAACATACGATCATAGGCATCTTGAGCAGTACGCTGAGCCTTATCAGCTCTCCATGGCAACCTATTCTGACGGCAATGGTCCTTTTGTATGGACATCATGCCCTCTATGACACGCTGGCAGACTTCCCACCACTGCTCTTTCGTACCGTCTTCTTTAATCCTGCTGTACGTTCTGAGAAACGTAATCTCACCTAGTGAATTACCTCCGGCATCCTTGAACCCCCAGTCTACCGGCTTGTCTTTGTAAGTTTCGATAAAGTCAGTGGGAAGCCGGAAACTGAACACAGAAATGTCCTCTTTTTAGATTGGAAGGTGCTACTAAATAATCGACGTTCTTAACCCATTTAACACCCTACTGGGTTAATCTTCACCTAAACATTCACTAACTTCTCGTCGGTCCACATTGTTCCAGCGTATCTCTTCCCAGCAATTCTCCACACTGCACTCATCATCCCCGTAGCAAGTGCCGCAAGACTCACACCAACCATCGCAGTTGAAGCCTTCAGTATCAGAGATATAACCCTGACAACCACTGGGATCTTTACAGGTCATAATAGTCATGCTCCAAGATATACGTCCGGAACCAGGTTACCGCCTCAATCATATCCTGTACTGTAGCCTGATGAGAACCAGGCCACCCCGGAGTGTTAATGTGATCAAACCTGTCTAGAATGGTCAACTGGATGAGGCCGATATCCCAGCCGTCATCCATGAGGGTCCCGAATAGCTCGCTGGGAGGAAGCCTGTAAAGTACTTCTAGGAAACGTCCTAGCATGCTGTACAAGGTCTCTGTCATAGTTTAATCTTCGGTATTGCTATCTTCTCGTGCCTTGTTTAGGTCTGGCAACTCCAACACTCTCTCATAAGCATACCTGGAGCTACTAGGATCTTCATCGTGCCACTCAATTGCACGCTCCTCTATGGGGGTGTCTCCGTAGTAGCCCTTAGTAGCCCAGAACCAGCCCGGCTTGAATGGCTTCTCAGTAACAACGATTGACACATCATACTTATCTCGTTCAAAGACTAATATATCGGCAGCGTTGGTTATCCTGATGGAGAAGGAGTCCCCCGCAAGAGAGTAAGCGGAGAAGGGATTAATAAACTCGGTCATAGTTTATAGAAACTCACATTCTTCAGAGTAGGGTTACCACACTTCAAGCAGTGAAGCTTTTGTCTAGGAAACCTAGACAAGAATTTACTTATCTTCCAGGCTATTCGCAATAGACGGGTGTGCTTATTGCATAGATATACGGTGTCTCCATCGTGTTCACACCCTTGATACGAGAATACAGCAGCCCAAGTCGCTTTGCTGCTGCAAGTATACCCGGGCAAGAGCATGCCGAACTCACATACCTTGTCTAGATCATAGTCCTCTAAGAGGTCTATGTCAATACCTACATCAGGAACAACTAGAGTATCCACGAGCTTCATGCCGGACACGATCCGGCGACTACACTTTGGAAGAGTGTCATGTTTCCAACTACACCAATGAAGCAAGCCCTCGGTGCTCCGCAGTTCGTGGCCGCAGACCGACACCGAGGGGTGTGTCAGCCCGAAAGACGTTTAGGTACCCATCAATCCTTCAGGCGTATCCCTAGAGAGATTCGAACTCCCGACCTGTTGATTCGTAATCAACTGCTCTAATCCACTGAGCTATAGAGATATTGTGATAGACCACAGTCTGCTTACGCCACCGCAGTGGATCAGCGAATCTATAGCCTATCGCGCGTCCACTAGGAATCGGACCTAGTTCTCCAGGGCTTCAACCCGGCGCTTGAACCATTTCAGCTTTGGACACTCAGTTGGCGGCCAAGGAATCGAACCTTGTACACACTCCGTATCAGAGAGCTGCTCTACCATTGAGCTAGCCACCATTGGGGTGAGATGCCGGTACCGACCCGTGCGTCTCTTGAGTCACAGTCAAGGATTCTACCTTTGAACTAATCTCACCGAACGATCTGAAAGAGTCGAACTTTTTACCACGTGGGTTGCAACCACGCCCCAGCTGCCCGCTAAGTTAGGTCAGACCGCATTATTAAGTTATCCGTACGCCCACTCAGATTCGAACTGAGGTCTCGTAGATTAAAAGTCTAGTACACTGACCACTGTGCTATAGGCGCGCTAGTTCTATTTAATTATCGTACACCCAGAGGGACTCGAACCCCCGACCCGAAGATTAAGAATCTCCTACTCTACCAACTGAGCTATAGGTGCAAGTGTCCATGTAGACGACCCTGGTCGTGGTACCTTGTCGGCCTTCTACTTCATCTTACCACATGACCACACCCTGGGCAAGACTTATTTCTCTGGCTAGGACTGAGCCATGGAGCCCCATGAAGGAGTCGAACCCTCATCACCTGATTACAAAACAGGTGCACTCGCCGTTGTGCTAATAGGGCGTATTAAATTATTCTACTTCAGCCTCTTCAACTGAAGTAGGTACAATCCTAGTTCTAACTTCTGGAGGGTCATAGTAACTGTCGGCTGTTATATACTGAGAAGGGAGTCGTAAAGTAGGCGCCCAATCAGACCAGTCGTCATAGCAAGGATGAGCACGCCAGCTCCACTCAACAGTGTATGAAGCTAGGACTGTCTTCGCCACTTTGCTGCCTTCCTATTATATAGCGTACCTGAGGTCAGATTTGAACTGACACTGTCTTCCTTCTAAGGAAGTGTCTCCTACCGTTGGACTACCCAGGCATTAGAAGTAGTAGACCCGTATGTGACTCACGCGCCCTTACTCCTAGGCTACGGTGTTCCCAAATGCGTTAGAGCATCTACAATTGCTCAGCTTCGGTAGTCGGCTAGGCTGAGCGGGAGCAGGGAATGAGAGGTTCGAACTCCCGACGCGCGGCTTTGGAGACCGCCGCTCTACCGCTGAGCTAATTCCCAAAGATGCTGGCAGATAGCCCCGAGACTAGTAAAAGGCAGATGCCTAAACCCTTACGGGTTCTCGTTCCTCGTACAGGCCGTGTTTCACTATTCCTTACCGCCCATTCAGGCCAGCAACTATATTTAGTTATAAGTCCGGAACCGGGGAGTCGAACCCCGTTTATCCTCATCCCAAATGAGGCGGATTAGCCGTCTTCCTCGTTCCGAGGGAGAAGACTGGCAGAGCCTTCGTATATTCGTTCAGCCTCACAGTGGCTACCTGTGGTTTCACATCGGGAGCTATCCTCGACGGCCTACTAGACATCTACTCGGGTTGCCAGTATCTTCCGTGATAGGTAGGGAATCGAACCCTCCGCATATCTGCGTAGCCCGTTCTAGCGCTAACTAGGACTCGCCTATCTCACTGCTATCAGAAGTGTAACAGTCCTTCAGCATCTAGTTTATTTACAACTTCTTCCGTTACCTCTATCACGCGCCATGGTCGGAAATCACGGTCACTTAAATGGTTCTTGGCCTTCATTCCTACCAGCATAAGGGCTCCAGCTTTGTCGGCTGCCCTTACATAAGTAATACATGGCTCATAAATCCTGTAATACTTACCATCACGCTTAACCTTAACTACATTAGTAGTTAAGACCTGATATTCTACTTGCCAAATCTTCATTTCTTCTGGACTGCTGACTTTTTCTACTAGACTTACTTCGCCTTCACTATTAACTTCTTCGTGACGGCTAACTTTTTCTGAGCTACTCATTTATTACTCCTTGCTAGCAACTTGGGTCCATTTAGGCCCATTCTTTAGTTACTGTGCGTAGCGGGAATGGGAGTCGAACCCATGTAGTTGGCTTATGAGGCCACGCCGGAACCACCTCCGGTCTATCCCGCACTGCTAGATGTAGGATCTCGGCCGACTCGGAAAACTCCTCGACATGAGGTCCTGCCGTGCTCCCCTACATCTAGTTTGTCAATCACAGTTGTGCCGAGCAACTCATTGACTCTGGGCTATATGCCTAACTCTTTCGAGTTGGTAGGGATAGTTCTCCAGCTATTAAGTTAGTGTCCGGTAGGTTAGCTCGGTCATGACTCCGAGGGTCACCGGACTGGAGCGCTGTGCCGATAGCGGCCAGTCTTTCACTCTTTATATTCTCCATTTCAGAGGTTGATAGCCTCTGATGTCTCTATTCTAGCATCGGCAGCCCGTTCTGTCAAGTGCTGGTTAGAATCTTCTTCTGCCTGATCTCGTCCCGCAGTTTCTTCAAACCCCCGAAGTACGTACTTTCGGGCATTCCTTCTAGAGGAAGGATTTCCTTGAGCTGGTACCCTTCCATTCGCCGCCCTAGTACTCTAGGGAACTTAGGATTTATCTTCTCAGCCAGTTCTAACATTCTGTCTATCTCATTGTTTATGAAACAGATAGAGTCAGGGTCCCACTCGAAGTCCGTAGCCTCATCGTGAGCCTCTTCTAGAGGATAAGTATTATTTACTATGAACTTCTTAGCCCGGACAGTGTCAGAGCGGCCTTCACGGCTTCTCAGGCCATCAATAATGCGTTGTTTTATCATCGTACAGATATACCCGTTAAGCTTGTAACCTTTGTCAGGACTGAAGTTAATCAAAGCCTGCCAGAGAGCCTCATAGGCGTCTGAGTACATCAGCCAGGGGTCCCGAACATATGTCTTAGAGAACTCAGTGCGAATTATAGCAAAGACTGCTCCTTGATGCTTTCTTATAGCATCATTTATCTCTGAGCAGCACTCGCACTTAGGAGTTGACATTCTCTTCATCTATATGTGATCTTTCCCAGATTTCGTATTCATCGGCTTCACAGTCGTCACAGATCGTGTCATCTGCGGGCACATGACCGCCGCATTCCGGGCACTCACGACACAGGGGTAACCCCATCTGAGCAAACTCAGGATCTGTACATATGTAACAACTGTCACTGTAGACCACTGGAACAGAGACTACATCATCTAAAAGAAGATGGTAAGCCGGATCACTAGGTTTCATTGGAAGACTCATGCCTCAGCCCACTGACTTGTGTTAGCCAGAGCACTATAGTCCCAGCCCTTCATGAAAATCTCATTAAGCTTGGCTGCATACTCTTGTGCCATCTTCTCAGGAATCAGCCTAGACATATCAGGATCTTGGATAGCAGCAGCCAACGGTGCAAAGTTTATCTTAGTTATCTGCGTGCTGATAACCGTTCCGTCAAAAGCGACAGCATCTTCCCAGATCTTGAAGTCTTTTGCCCGGTATCGCAGCGAGTAAGCGCCTTCAATCATTAGTGTCTCCTCTCTAGGCTTCTAGCGTATCACCTAGGCACTACTATGTCAAGTCTCACGCATAAGGCTCTAGAGGGATATCCTGATAAGTAGCCGGAGCTATTGCTCTGAGCTGACTGAGTAGTTCTGTAGCCAGCTCTAGTATCTCAGCGTCAGCGTGGATATTATATCGTTTCCCCAGGACATCTCTCCAGGCTCTGTGGTTTGCTGTCACCGTCATAGCCACCGGGGCGCAGTTGGGAAGTACTGACCTCGCGGCTTCGCGCGCCTGCTTACGGGTCTTGCCGTCGTGGACAAGCTGGTCTGCCAGCACCTGATAAGCCACAAGAGCACGTGTATACTGGTCCTCAATGATCTTTTCCATTGAAGCATTACCTCTGATGGCCGGAGGTATTACGGGTCTGGTATTACTGTAATCCACATAACGCTGGCTCTCCACACTAAAGCTCACATGTCGATGTCTAGTCAGCTCTGCTAAGAGACTTCGGCTCACGCCTTCGATATAAAAAGTAGCGGAAGCATGCTCTAAAACGCTGAAGTGCTGCTGTTTAAGTATGTTAGCTAAATAACTCTCATCAGTGGCAGTCTTAGGGTTAGGCATTTCCCAGGAAAGATAGCATGATCTGCCGCCGAAGTGGGCTAAACGGTCTGCACTGTCGCCCTCATTAAGAGCATGGTAACGGTCAAACTCTGTGCCTTCGATAGGCCAGAAGTTGTCTTCGCCTATCAGAGTAGAAGCTAGCAAAGTCACGCGCATTTGTATTCCTTTGATAGTATGTTATCGCTAGAGTATCCAGTAACATGTCTAGTGGCGGAATCTCGCCATCCCAGTACCAGCTCATTCCGAAGACGCTCTTATTGGTGTCTTCGAGCATGTGGAAACCCGGAAGGCCCTTAAAATGTGGGAGCATCAACCAGTAAGCACGACTATAGTTCTCCTCCCCGTAAAAAGTAAGATAGCCGCTGTTTGGAAAGCCTTGACAAGAGCACCAGGTAGTAACTCCCTGCTGCCATAGCCATCGGAGGACTGGGTAAAGCTTCTCATCTACAGCAGTAGGTCTTAGAGCATAGTCATCAAAAGCAGCAGCTAATAGTCCATTAACAGCAGGAACTACTACGATAGAATGATCACCAGCTATAAGATTCTCACAGTCATACCCTGTGATGTTCTTGACTGCTGCTCTCTTAGTGTGCTCTTTACGGAACTTAGGAAGTTTACTCCAGTCTACAACTGGAGGACTCTCAGGCCATATATCATCGGAGAGAGCGCCCTGATCTATAGGCTTAACACTAGCACTCCATAAAAAGGCAGCCTTGGCAGTCCACACTTCTCTTTGCTCAGTACTGAGGCTTTCTAAATCTGAGTAATCCCAATCTATGTCATCTGAAGTTCCTGTCATCGTTCAAGACCTTCCAGCCACGTATAGCCATCAGGCCTGTTACCGCCCCACGCGTCCCTATGCTGTGGGTTCCGGAACCATGTGGAAGGACATGGAGCCACAGCCTCATACAGACCATTAGTATCAACTCCCCACGGAATACCTAACTCATCATCTTCTCCGGTAAAGGCAATACGCGCGGCTTCTCTATACTCTTGATACTGAGGATACCGGTCACAGTATATGCACTTTGACGGTGCATGCAGAATTGAAGGGTCACAGTGTGGCATAGTAGGAAGCGTCATACTAGGATAGCTCCCTTATCTACAAGGAGTTTGGCCACTCCATAAGGAGTTGCATAACCTGTCCACTGTCCTGGGAATAGAGGTTTTCCGGCCTTACTGTATGCGATAGCTGCCAAGGTACTACAGATAATGTGACCTTCATCATCTATGTAGTCATGCAGTCCTGGCACTGGAATATGGAATCTGTGTGCAGCTATTGAGAAGTAGTCAAGTGACGAGTATGGAGCACCCACCATGGCTTCGGCATACTTTACAATATTCAGACCTGTAGCTTTATCAATGCCTAGAAGTCCGGTGCTGAACAGGATAGGACGGCCGTCTAGGTACTCTGAGATAGGCGCTATGCGAGCTCCGCCTACCTCTGCCTCAATCAGAGTTGTGGCATCTCTTACTACAGCTACATGTGAGAAGACACTGAGTTTCTTAGCTTCAACGCTGAACGGATGAAACAGCCGGTTACTATTGAGCAGTTCGCCGAAACCTATAAGTTTTCCAACCTCACCAGTGATATGTGTAGCTAGGAGGTCGCCGGGCTGTAATGCCTCTGGAACCGTAGTTGTCATAGGGTACTGTGCTCCTCGTCAGCATAGAGAAGCACTCCTGGCTCCTCGCAAATGAAACAGATCGAGCGGCGTTCAGGAAATTCTTTCCATTGAATTCCTTCACATTCAGGACATGCAAAGTCTACCATGTCATAGCTTGAAGCAGTTACTCGTTCAGCTACTCTGGTTTGCGGGTACAAGGCCGCTGGCAATCTCTGCGAGCTCAAGTTCAATCGACGCCTCACGAATGACTTGTGATGGAGGACAGCCAAGCGCTTCAGATATCTTGGGTAGAGCATGCGATGACAAATCCTTCCGGCCACGTTCTACATCAGAGAGGTGAGCGATAGAAATGAAAGCAATCTTAGAGAACTCACGCATAGTGAATCCGAGAGCTAAGCGCCGCTGCCTGATAACAGAACCAAGAGCTGTACTAAAACTGTACTCACTCGGCTTCGATGTATGACTCTTCCTCTTTCGAGGTTCTGGATTACGGCTGATCTTTCCGTGAAATTCTCCTCCAGCGACTCCGGTAAACCCCTCATACACTGCCTCCCCGCACAGCTTCTTAATGGGACACGAATTACAGTATGGGGCCCACTTCCTGGCTTCTAGCTCTTTCGCTGAGGAAGGAAAGAAGATTTCAGGGTCAGAAACATCTCTGCACATAGCTTCATCAGAATGGGATATAGTAAAGGTTACCGGAATCATGTACTCACCTTAGCAAGTTCTTGTCACTTTGTCAAGGGCTCGAACCATACATCTTCCACTGGAGTGTACACACCCATATCGTTGCATTCTCCGCACACTATCTCCTCTAGAAGGAAGTTTGTATTATGATACATATCCCATTGTTCTAAATAGTGGTTACGGCATAGAAAAGTAGGATCAGAGTGCTCACAGTCTGAGACATAGTAAGCTACCCATTCAGCTTGAGACTGACAGCTCTCCATCTCACAGGATGGTCTGAAGTTGAGATGTGATATCTCGTCTAAAGTAACATCTGGTTGCTGTTTCACGTACCCCGAGCCGGATTCGAACCGGCGCTGTGCAGGACTTGAATCTGCCGCCTCTACCACTGGGCTACCGGGGCTTGTTTATTTTACTAGCTGATAGTTACTTCCACATAATATAGGATTTTGATCTCCCTTATTATGTCCATTCTGTATCTCACCAACGTACCACAGTCCAGAAGCATTCTTATACTGTGCTACTATCTTCCACTGTGTGTCAGACTGTGTGTCACTAGGATAGTTAGGGTCAGGAGCCAGCTGTACAATATCTCCGACTTTCCATACTGCTGTCATAACTATCCTTACTACTAGATTAAAGTAGGCCCTGAGCGGATTGAACGCTCCTCTAAGATGGATATAAGCCACCTTCTGACCACCAGCCAGCCAAGGCCCAAGAGCCCCTAAGGGCTAATTAATCAGATTTTGATCTGCGCCTGATTAAGGGTTACGCTTAGACGAGTCGCCATCTCGGCCAGCAGAATGAAGGGAACTGATACCGCAGAAGGAATTCTGACGCTCTTAGAAGAAACGTCAAACTCCAGTTGAAACTTCGGATAAGTATCATTTACTACCTTCACTGAAGACAACTGAGGATTTCCTTTCTCATCATCCTCATAGCCTTTGCTGACCTTTACAAGTGGCTTAGCCTCAGGCTCTTCATTCTGAACCTTGAAACTAGGAGCGTTGGAAGACGCTGATGCAGATGCCATATGTTATTCCTTACTTGGTTAGCTGAGCAACGCGCTCGGCTAGCTGGGGTACGGTAAATGACTTTCCTACCTTACCGGCTACGTACTGTTGTACGAATACTGGAGTAGTCAGCTCAGCAGCTACACTGAGAGCCTCCGCCATAGTGTCAGCCTCTCCCATACGAATAGCAGGCTTAGAGTCTGACAGGACTAGATACATCTTACGCATTCATGCTCCTTTTGTAGTCCCGGAATTACCAGCCGGGTAGTTCTTGTTGTTCCACTTATCTACTAGAATCTGAGTTCTCTTATCTTTAGACTCTGACCAGGCCCACCCGCACCCGCCGTTATCAGGATGATCTACCATATGCTGCTCACGTACTCCTAGGTACTGCATAATAGTACCTAGAGTATATGGAAAAGTTTGACTAACTGAACCGTCTGGGTTCTCTGCAATCTTAGGACTTTTCCAGTCAGTGAGACTACGTTCGCACTTTGGACACCGATCTCGACTCATGCTTAGATATTAGCATGTCTCGGGCCACTTGTCAAGTTACTGTACCCGGCAGACTTCCAGCTCATCACCAGGTGCCAAGTCAAGCATGATGGAGGCGAAGAACTTGGACGCCGAACTTTCCACGGAGTCTGGTTCCTCATAGGTACCGACTATGCTCTCGTGGCCTTCGTGAGTGTATATAGTCCAAGTATAAGTAGGATTAGTCATCTGTGCTGCCACTTCCTATACGCCACAGGAAGACGCCTCTAGCCTCGTCCCAGGTGTCATAAATCCCTACTGGTCTATGACGAAAAGTATCCTCAAACAGTACCACTTCTTCGAGTTCCCACTTCTTCGAGCCGTTAGGTTGAAAGATAGCATAGTGTACAACTCTGGCATAGCTCATAAAAAGTCCTAGGGGAGCCGTTCTATGCCGAAATCACCATCGACATCCATACTATATACGATCGACTTCACTCCGGCCAGATGTATAGCCTTATAGCAGGAAAGACACGGCCTTGCCAGTCTTCTCTTCCCGAACTTGGAGACGCGCACAACATAAAGTACAGCACCTTCAGCACGGTCAGCCTGGTAGGTCAGCTTCCGCAGCGCATGAGCCTCAGCATGAACTGTGGTCCCAGGACCTCCCTCAAGAATCCTCGGATCATTCTTAGGGACATTGAAGGCCTTAGCGATTACAGAGGAGCCTCTAGCCACAACACAGCCCAGCCTCCAGCGGCTGTGTGGTGACTCTTCAGCAACCGCTGTTGCCAGCCTCAAGAACTGCTCGTGTCGTGCCATGAGAGAATATTAGCACAGGTGCTGTGCGTGGTCAAGCCTTGTTCTCTTTGGCCTGTCTTTGGAGTTTCTTATTATGTCTCTCGGCCTTAAGAACTTGCTTGTCTACGGGAATATAACTGTCAGACTGCTCAGGAATCCAACCATAAGGATGATCTATCGGATCATCTTCCCAAATATTCACAGGCCCATCAATCTCCCCGAACTCGTCATCATACTCATCGAGCTCGGACTGCCAGTCGAACTTCGCCATTACCTGTGATCCTCTATTACAAACCCTGGTGGTTTCGGCTGTTCCCGTCCCCATCCTGTTCCATTGAATTTAACTCCCGGAGGAGTCCACACACGTTTAGTATCAGGAGAGCCGCACTCTTCACAGTCTACCATAGGAATATCTTCTAGTATACTCCGTGACAACTCGAACTGGTTGTCGCACTGCTGACATTTATACTCATATACCGCCATGATAATCACACTCTACCATGAGGGGTGTTCATAGTCAAACGCGCTGTCCGGCTGTTCAACTTCTCTGAAGTCCACAGTCACATATTCTATACTGCGAAAAGGCACATAGGTGATGTTCTCGCTCACCGGAAACTGAAAAGATCCTTCTTTCCCCTCTAAGAACTGCAGTATAGCCTTTTTTAGAGTGCCGTTCACATAGTCTTTTGTTCCGGGAACATAGTCACTTTTCACATAACTGGTTGATTTCAGTTGTAGCCTTAGAGAGTATTCGTACTTCGGCTCTTCAGAGCTCATGTCTTCCTTAATAATAACGAGGGGCGCTCAAGCTGACCATTTCCTGAGCGCCTCTCCCCGTACTCTAACCATCCGGGCGGTAGCGTTTTGCACAAAGTGCGCCCGATTAACGACGCCTCTGGGATTACCAAAGGGCCACAAGGACTGGTAGTCAACAGTCTCAAGTCTTAATAAGCCACAGCGCCAACTGGGAAGTTTCCTGTATCTTTACGCTCTACGGTAACATGAGAGTTGGTAGCAGAGTCTATATTGAAGTCTCTGAAACCTTTAGGAACATCTCCATCATTGTTGTCTCCGCAGAGCACTAGAGCACCAGCACCACTCCATGCTACTACTCTAACATTGGCGATACCCCCATCCCCGACAGTCAGCCGGAAATGGCTCTTGTTAATGGTGGGGAAGTTGTACAGCCCAGGATGGACGGAAAGGGGTTCTACTTGCTGCATGTCGTCCTCCTCGGACGTTGTTGGAACTGGTGCGGGAACTGGAACCGGGGGAGGTGTAGAGGTGCCCAATGCAGAACCCCCTACTTGCCACCCTCCGAAGTTTGAAGCATCTGCATAATCAGTATCGACGTTTCCGCCGAGTCCGAAATTAACCTGAACAAGCTGAGCATCTTGCGTACTTGATCCGCCAGTCCAGTCTGTAGACATTGTGCGCCAACCCCACTTGGCCAGGCCACTGCTCACCATATACTGAACCATAGCGGCTGATCCGTATACACCGATCTGTGCTACAGGAATTATAGAAGCTATACCTTGAAAGTATGCTGCCTGAGTGGAAGGGTCTACATCTTCATCAATGCTGAAGTATATAGGATAACCGGAAGGCATCCCGCAGGCCGTAGCTTGGGATATAGCACTTTGTGCGTCAGAAGCTCCCTGACCGTAAGAACCACCCTGTCCGGATGACTCCCAGTTGGACACAATGAGAAGACCCCAACTGGTAAGTTGCTGAGCCTCTGCTAAAGTCAGGTTCTTAGATGGGTCAGGTGATAGGTAGCGTACTACGAACTGCACGCCTGCGAGGTCTGAAGCGCTGCTTGGCCGCCAAAAGCTGTAATCATATCCGTTAATGGTCATCGAGAACTTCTCCAGTTAGTTGGTCTCTCCATATTTATCATCGACTAGCGACTTTTGCAGGCAGACTTAAGATGCACTACTTTCAAGAATTTTAAGCAGTACAGCAACTGCTCTGGAGTGGCGTTCAATTACATCAGAGTCTGCCATACTTAACATGGCTGCTATCTTTTTAAGATCGAAACCACTATAGTAGTGCAGTACTATTATCAATCTATTCTCATATGCTAAGTCTCTCACAGCATCAGCGAAAGAAGCTAGCATGAAGTTTACTGCCGCTGACGACTCGGTATTCCTGTCCTCAGCCAATTGCAGACCAGACTGTTCTCCCGACTCCGTATCCAACCCTTGCATGGCCACATCTAGAGAGATAGGAGCCCTGGAGAGGCCTATAAAAGTATCCCTGACTTCTTTCTCTGTGAGGCCAGTAAGTTCTGCCAACTGGGAGTAATTATAGTCTTCTGAAGATGAATTTAGTATCTGGTTTATCTTTCTGGATCTCTCCCGCATCGACCTTGTTGCGTGATCTACCTTACGCAAGTAGTCTATGATAGCGCCTTTAGTTCTGCGAGCAGCGACCGTGGGAAAATACTTAGTATTCATCGGGTCAAACTCACGCTCTTCACAGTACTGCGGCCAACGGGCGCACACCTCAACGAGAGCCAGAAGCGCTATACTTCGCAACTCTTCTAGGTCAAGAGCATGCGGAGCTGTTTTATACACTTTCAGTGCCGCGCTATAAGCTAGTCCTAAGTTCTTCTCTATTAGAAATTCCCACTTAGGGTCTACTTTTAAATCCGCATCCATACTAACTCACGATCATTTGCATAAGTACTTCCGGTGACAATTGTTCAAACAGTTCTGACTCTGAGTTCCAAACATGGTCAATTAGAGCACTCTCAAGTTCCAATTTCTGCATATAATGCTCTTCTTGCGTATCTCTATTCAGGAGAGTATGAACATATACAGTATTGAATCTCGAACCTTGACGTGAAATTCTGCCTGCCAGCTGTGTCATGCGAGCCGGGTTCAAAATCAAGTCTAAGCAGATTAAGTGTCTTGCTACCTGAAGGTTAAGTGATGACTCAAGACTCTGAGTGCCTAGTAATACCTTACAGGAAGGATCATCCCAGAAGCGCTGTACGGACTCATTGCGTCTATTGGCATTGCTGTCCATGCCTGATATGGTAACATAAGGTATGCCAGCAGAGTCTAATCTGGCCTGAGCTGCCCTGATCATGGAAAGGTTGTGAATGAACAACAATGTCTTCTCATCAGCCAAGTCCCCTTGCAGCTTATCTAGTGTCCAGTCAAGCTTAGAGCTGGTTCCTGGACCATCATCTTCTCCTAAGGCTGCGAGGCCAGTACAGGTCGCAGCAGCCTTCATCCATATAGTCACAGCCTCAATGGTCTTCATCTCAGACAGTTTCCCTGACTTTATGATCTTTAAGATGCCATCTTGGATTTCTTTGTACTTTGCCCTCTGGGCCGGATACAGTTCAAGCCACACAGTAGAGGGGACAATAGCTGGCATATCTACATCATCAAGATCTGCTGGAGTTCTACGTAAGGCCATTGGAGACAGTTTCTGCTTGAAATCAGCTAAATTCTGATAACCTGTAATCTTCTTAGTGGTCATTATACGGCCACCGCGCACAGGGAGCTGTATGCGCTGCTGAACAGTATATGTATTTAAGAACCTTGTTTCACTGCCGAACAACTCACGGCCGCCTATGGCCTCTAAAGTAGAGTGGAGCTCTACTAGCTTCTTTTGGAGCGGTGTAGCATTGGCAATATAGACATATTTAGCATGACGCGCTACTCGTTTAAGGTTAACAGCTATCTTGTTTTTGCGATGCCTAAGAGAGTCAACATCATCAATCACAAGAGCAGTTATATCCAACTGATCGAATGCTTCATTATCTCTGTTGAAAGTCTCTCGTCCAATGACATATATCTCCCAGTCGGATAACATAAGATCCAGCCGTTTACGCGCGTTACCTTCAGCCGCTACTGTTCTGACTAGAGGCATCATGCGATTCAGCTCTTTGGCCCACTGCTTGACCGCTGGTGCCCGGCATACCACTACCGACTTCCCCAGATTCCCATGTTCTTTAAGCATTGCTAACGATAGGGCAATTGACAGTGTCTTGCCCACTCCGGTACCGTCTGCCAGCAACGCGTGGCCGCGCGTATACAACCATGCAGCTCCGACACGCTGGTGAGCTTTGGGGAGCATCCCACAGTCTCTGCAAGAGTACTCTACAGAGGTGTGGCGAGAGCACGGGTCATAGTTCCAGTGCTTGAGAATGGGGAGATCGAAGTCTTTGGCCTGCTGAATCCTTAGGGCGAGGCGAGTTCTTTCCCCGGGAAGCAGCTTAGAAAGATCTGGGAGTGTCATTAAGGTAGAGTACCATACAGCACAGAGCTAGTCAAGTTTCGACCGTCTTGACTTCCTGACGCTCGTTCGTGCTGCTTTAGCCACAGCTGCGGCATAGGCAACATCTTTTCTGAAATCCTCATCTGCCTCTCTAAGGATTTCATTAAACCTTGTATAATCTACTTCTCCCATTTGAACCTCCACTATATAATCATTAGTTAACTAATGAATTAAGCAGGATTATGTAGTGGTTTCATACATAAATTGCATGACTAATTGCTGGTTAGCAGTGGAAGCAGCCCAACTGAATGGAGTACTCTGGCTGCCTGCGAAGTTAGCCGCCCCAGCTGTAGTAGGTGGATATAGAGTAGTCGCAACACTAGAAACATTGTTAAGCAGCACTGTTCCTGCATAAAGAGACCCGGTAGAGGTCGCCCCTATAACGGTACCTGCTGCTATTCTCGCCGAGTTAGCGGGAGAGAAAGGAAGAGTGAACTGCCAAGTACCGGTACCATACGTTGTTGTTGTACCTGATATCAGTGTTATATTGATGAATATAAGGCGCCCATACTTTATATAAGAGCCAGTAAGTGTTCCGTTGCCTATAGCCGGATTTGTTCCGCTGGCTCCCCAGATTACTGGCGCAAAAGAAACACTGGCAGCTCCAACAAATGGAGAAGCGTTCGCGTTTGTTAAATCTAATTGTTTGTTATTGAGGATAGCAACATTACCAGAACTGTTAACTGACGCTACTGTTACACCATTTTGCTGGAAGTCTGCCACGTCAACTGTTGAGCCAGCTGGTGTGTTAGCAGTTAAAGGTACATCTCCCGAGGCTGTAGGAGAGATGACGTGTGGCCGGAATCCTGTTAAAGAACCATAGCTAGTTATCTTCCAGACTACAGTGCTTCCTATCATGAAGTCAGCTACATCCACTGATGTACCAGTAGGCCCCGTCACTGAAAGCGCTGTGGTACTCAGTCCGGACGGGGCTACAGCAGCTGTGGCTGCCGACAGACCAGTACCTGTCAGGACGCCTGCACTGGTAACCTTCCAGAAGGTAGCTCCATTTATCTGGAGGTCTATGATATCTGCTGTCGAGCCAGAAGGGATATTGCCAGTCAGCGGTACTCTTGAGGAAGATGTGGGAGAGGCATTAATATAGGCAAGATTGTTGAAAGAATACCCACCCATATTGACATTCCCGGTAGGTGCCCCGAACGAGTTCAAAGGCGCCCCGGCAGGATTAATCAGTGTTCCTGCTGGCCATGTGCCATTAGCTTTAGGCCCATAGAAGTACTGGGTAGCGGTATTTATCCAGAAGTCTCCGTTGTTGCCTTGAGCCGATGTAGGAGCCGATGTACTGTTCCATATAGTGTTGAACACTGGAGGAGATGGCTGGATTTGAGAAAACCCGCTGTTCAATGATGGGTCTATTTGCACAGTACTGTAAAATCCCTGAGGATAGCTTTCCTGTGCCCCGGACCCGTATACTACGAACCATTGAACATTGAATACTCCTGTATTATTAGTATCACCGGATTGCCACGAGTAGCTTACTTGGCCGTTTACAGCACTGACAACAGTAGCTGTACGGTTTATCACGTTGCCGAAGAAGGTATTAGTCATGCGGAAATAAACAGTGGCACCTGTTAAGTTAGCAACTGTGCCGAACTGATCGATAAGTGTGGCAGTTATAATAGGAAGAGTGTCACTCTGCTTTATATAGAACACTGAAGGTGTCATAGTTGCCATAATTATTCCAATTCAGGCTATAGATGCTTTACTATGGTCAATAAGTCATAACCATGTAAGGGGTATGTTGATGTAGCCGCAGTATTCCAAGTCACTAGCCACTCCACTGCATATACTCCAGGAACTTGGGTGTCGCTTAGAACCCAGTTGTAGGTTACTGCCCCAGCAGCTGCATTAGTTATGGTCGCTGCTCCTCCTATTGTGTGTCCTAGTAAAACATTTGAAGCTATAAACTGAACACTGGTAGCCGTTGTAAGATTCACAATAATATTAGTATTGTCATCTGTTAAAACCGCTGAAGTAACAGGTAAAGTGTCATTCTGGCCAATAATAATCAGAGGCGTATAACTCATATTAGCCTCCTACAGTTCTCTTCAATAATCGGTGCTGTCATTTCTTAACAACTACAGTGTACTGGTTTATAGAAGGCGCTGAATTAAAGGTTACAGTAAGTTGATTAATTGAACTTGCTGTAACTGTGTATGTGGTAGCCCCAGGTACTAACATAGCTCCAGTAGAGTTAATGAGAACTGTAACTGTCACACTCTGAGTATTTAACCCGTGTCCTATGAAGAAGGCAGAAGTTACTCCGTCTCCTACAATCTGCGTGAAAGTATTATCAGTTAAACTGTTTGAAGACTGCTGAACAACCACAGAAGAAGCACCGGATGCCGGAATAACCTGGGTATCAGCATTAGCTCCAATCTTCTGGAGAAGCACATTAAGACGCTCTACATACAGCTGAATACGGGTTTCCAGAGTCAACTCCACGCTAACGAAATCTTGAGTACCATCTATTGAGATAGAAGCGCCTACTACGCGGACCTTGTCTATATCTACGAGGTTGGCATTCTGAACACCGATCCAGTCTCCTATGTGGTAGTCCAAGAACACAGTGTGGCCAGGGTACTCTGCTGGAACCTGCAAAGTTCTTTGGCTGACCTCATACTGGAACTCATTAACAGTAGCATTAGCCATTTGACTCAGTGTAGGGATATCTGTAGCTTGAGAGGATTCTACATACTTCTCTCTTTGATTCCACTTCACTTCAGAAGCTCCTGAAGTCTGGTACACTATATTACCCGTACCGTCTGAAACTACCACGTAGTTAGCTATCTGGTCTCTTGTGCGTGTTCTAGTGTGTGTTATTATCTCTCCGCTAGAGTGGAATACTACCGTTGAAGATAGATCATTTCCCATGCTGCCATCATTAGCTGCTACCAATTGGAAGTTAGGAAGCATCAGCCAATCACCATTAAATGCTGTTAGTGAAGCCTCAAACTGTGTCTCAAGATCAGTGCCATTAGCTATCACAAGAGAGGCAGTGTCTGTCCATGGCACCTGGAAGGAATCCTCGAACATGGTGAATGTGGGGTTGATAATAGGTATTGTAGTTCTAGTTTGAGACTGCTCCAGCAGATCAAGCCACAGTGCCGCATTAGGCATTTCTAAGTAGATGTTGGACAATCCTGCACCATTACCCTGAGACAGGTTGTAATTAGAAGCCGAGCCTGGATTTACTGTAGCTGCTACTTGGCCGTTAGATCTTACAGCAGGTGTTCCAGAGGAATTTATATTGCCGACTTCCATAGGACTAAATCCTGAAGTAGCACCGTAGCCGCCATAGTACCAGCAAGTAAAAGCAAGTTGGACTTTCTTAGCATTCCACGCGTATGCCATACTCCCCTGGTTAGTCCATGTGCCACCGTCTGGCGATGTATCAAAGAAGAATACCCCATTGAATTCTCGTATTCTCCAGTAGTTATGCTGTACAGGATCATATGTTGAAGTCAGGTATATACTAGACTGCACACCATTGTTGAATACTCGTGCCCACAGTCTTTGGTTACTCTCCTGGCAGTCGAGCTCCATCATTACATAGTTAGTAGTAGGACTCGCTGCTGAAGACAGCATCATCGCGTTAGACGTGAAAGGAGTGTATTCATAAAGTAGAGCAGTGTCTACGAGGAAATTACTGGCACCTGTCCCGCTGTTCACAGAACACACAAGATTAACATTGGCGAGAGAGCCTGTGCGGATAGAGGCCTGTATCAATGACCACTCTCCGATAGTAGCTACCACACTGCCAGGATAGCCTAATTTAGAGTTAGTACTGTCATACACAGTACAGGTAGGCTGACCTGAAGTCTTAACTTTAACCCAGGCATTGAATTGGTAGTAGGTTATAGGGTTCAGGGCTGGTACTGTCTGCTCTATACCCTGATGGGCACCTGTAGCCACCACTTGTGCACAAAATCCATCCCCGTCGAAAGAGTCCGCAGTATACACAGCTGCTGTTGCTCCTACAGTCTGTGCACCACTATTGTTAGTATCCCAGCCTTCCAGACCTAACTGGAATGAATAGTTAGCTATTACATTTGTAGGCTGTATAGGCATATTTAGTGGTGTGATCTGAGCTGAGATAGCTGATGAGGTAACATCATAATTACCACCAGCGAGTGCCGGGGACACCGCATATGTAGTATTAGTACCTGCTATAGCAGCCCTGCTGTTGGCCACGTCTACATATACCTGACCGGCATTAATAGCAGCGGGCGATGTCAAGTTCCAGAATACTGGATTAAGAGAGGACAGCTGGAAAGTGTCAGCCACTGCGGATATCTTAAATACCTCATTAGGGAATCCCGGCGGTACAGCCTCTGCCCACTGGAGCATGCGTGCTGTCCCAGCTCCTGATATAGTCACAGGCTGAGCTTCAGACGATGCGTCTACAATGGTCTCTACTACATCAGTCCCGAGAAACTCAAAGATAGGCTGACCATTATAAATAGCCTGCCACACATTCTCATCATCTATTAGATCAGTGCCAGGACCTCCAGTGCTCAGGGTTTCTAAGAAGACTGTGTCACTTCGGTCTATTACGACCTGACCAGCTCCTTCATTATTCAGAGCTATGTTAAATGACAGAGACTGATAGCGTGGTATAGTAGTCATATAGGTGTAAGTGCGGCCAGAGTAAACCTTTAACTCCCATCCTACTCCCTGCACGTAGTTACTTGACAGTGCCCCATTATACATAGAACTATATGAGCATAGAGCAAAAGGCAGAGTAGAAGGGAGCATTCCTGGTAATTCTGGAGTAAGGAAGGATGCCCCAGCAGATGATGTAGAAAAAAGTCCATAATTTGTAAATGAGCCAGGCAGGTATCCTGGAATAGAAGCCGAGAATGGTATATCACTCTCTGAAGGACCTCCAGGAGTTACAGGAATTGGAGTTACTGAGCTCGCGGCACTCGCGATCACAGCAGCCAGACCGGCGCTAGCATCTACCTCAATTACAGATGAGCCAGATGAAGTGGTAGCCGAAGCAGTCCCGGGGTTTGCGTCTACCTCAACTGTGGCATTGAACGCCGCTGCTCCCGCTGAGGCTCCTCCTGGGTGAGCACTACTGCCAGTAGTCACTGTGGCATTGAACGCCGCTGCTCCCGCTGAGGCTCCTCCTGGCGTAGCTCCCACGAGAGGGGTAGCGGGATTGGCTGAAGCAGCGGCAGAGGCTTGGCCTACATTAGTGACATCTACTTCTACCTTAGGTTGTGAAGCTCCGGCAGAGGCAGTTGCAGTTGCCGGAGTTGCTCCAACTGCCGGAGTCGGAGTTTGTGCTGAAGCAGATACAGCCCCTGTAGAAGGAAGAACACCCGCTGCTGGAGTTGGCGAGTAGGCAGAAGTAGGTGCAGAAGCATTGCCAGCAGTTGGAGAAGCCGCAGAAAGAGGGTTAGGAAGATAGACTGTAGGGTTACGCAATGCCATAGGACCGACATTACGGCGATTAGACTCTTTTCGGGGATAAGTCGGGTTAAAGTTACCAGCGGAAGCAGGAGCAGCCGCATTATACGCAGCAACCACGCCTTGCCATAGAACACTGTCACCCAGTGTCCATGTGTGCGCATTAGAACCACTGCTAATCAGATCAGCACACGCTGCCGCCCAATATCCAGAACCATTCGTATTCACGAACTGCTGGGTTCCTGGGCCAGTATAAGTTATAGTTTCAGGATTTAGAGATGTGTTGTCAAAGAACCCACCGAAGCACAGGACACCAGTAGCTGATCCAGTGGTGACAGATGTGCTAGTATTCGTCCCACTGTTAGTGGAAGCTGGAGCGCCAGGCTGCACACCACTATATTCTATGCCACCTATCATAATAGTTGTGGCGGAGCCGGTGGTCACCGTGACGGTGTATGAACCTGAAGCCGGAAGTGTGATGCCATTTGCCCGGTAGATATGAATTCCAGGCGATGTTGCAGGCTGAATGTCTAAGGTGAAGGTGGTGGGACTGACACCATTGTCAATGACTGATGAAATAGTACCATTGGTCTGAATGAAAATAAGTATGGTATTACCAGCAGTAGGGTTAACACTCCATGCGGTGGACTGAGAAGTAGCACTTCCGATGATGCCAAGAGTACTTATTTGGCCTCTTACTATACTCATGACAGTCCACCTCCTAGGCTATTAAAGACAGTCGAGTGATAGACCTCCTTAACTCACTGTTTAGTTAAGCCCATACACAAACATCTGGAGAAGCTGGATTGAGTTAGTGGCAGCCGCTGAGAAAGTGGCATTCATATTGAAGTAGAGAGGGCTTGTCTGATCTACCCCAGTAAATGTTCCTGGCTGAGCTGATCCTCCCCATACTTCAGCAGTAAATGGAGAAGCTAGACCCTTGTATGAAGTAAACTCGCCTACACCTCGGCCACCCATAGTAGCAGCACCAGAGGAATCATTGAATACTATATCTGCTTCAAATCTCCAGAAGTTATTGGAAGCTGATGCCGCAAGCGCTGTGACAGCCGTAGCAGCCAGTACAGTGCCTCCAGAAACACCGCCAGCAGCAGTGGTTCCTCTGAGAGTCATAGTCAAGTTACCTTGGGATGAGGCAGCAGTAGTAATAATCCCTTTAGCTACAACCCGAATAGACCTGCGGGAAGTTGGTGGAAAGGTTAAGAAACTTCCTGGTAGGAGAGCCTGAGTTCCCATAGCACTTGTATTGTTAAGGTTAGTCTCAGCGGCAGCAGTCACAGCCGTGCCTGCTGTATATGTAGAGTATAGTAGCTCTACATTGGTTCCGGTCAAGAATGACATATTAAAATCCTATTATGTAGTAGTGACACGGAAGATGCCATTGGCGTTCCAGATAATACTGAAGTTTCCAGCTGTTACACTCTGTGCGCCACCGAAGTAGTTAAAGCAAATACCCTGGTTGGCAACAGTTCCTCCAGAGACTGAGGAATCATATACAAGAGTTCCATAGGCGTTTGAAATAGTAACACCAGTAGCGGCTACAGTAGAGGCAGTGAATTGTTCATAACCAGTGCCATTACTGAATGCGTTACCACTGAGAGTCTGACCACCGGCGCTCCAGCCAGTTCCTGTTACTTCATTACCTGATACCCACTGACCTGCACCATAAGCTGAGTTAGCTAAAGTGTCATCCTTATTAGGAGTAGCAGAGTTATTAAACAGTGCTGCTTTAATTGTGTCAGCTGTTAATGATGTGAACCCTGTAGGTTTTGTGCCATTCGTTACTGTCACAAATAAAGGATTAATTACAAACTGTGTGAATACTGAACTAGCAGACCAAGCCATGTTAAGTCACTTCCTTAATTTCCCATAGGAATGAGTGCGCAGTCAGGAAACACGGCTACATCATTTCGCCCATCTGCATACTTCGTATTAACAGCCATTACCGGCCGACCTTCAGTATCTGTGTTCACGGTAGAACTACCTATGTAGTCTGCACGCTCCACTGCTTCAACTACACAGTCAGTGCCTGCCGGTACGAGCGGAGCAGTAAGACCTCTGAGGCCAGCGCATGAATGAAAGCGAGAATGAGGTAAAGCCTCATTTGTCACATCAACTACTGAGCAATTAGGGCATTCCCACTGCTGAGAAGTATTTAATATAGGCAGATCCATATCAGTCCAACCGTCGAGATATCTACGTTACTATCATCGGATACATGCTTATACTCTTACGTTATTCCATACAGCCAAGCTTCCCCTGACAGGAAAGCTGAGGAGGCTCCGGAAGGTCCTATAGCAATTGCTGAGATCATAGCGGAAGTCTGCCAGGAACCTTTGATATCAAGAGCACTGGCTGTTGATCCGCCATCAGTGGCATAGGAATGACAATGGAAGTGCTTTACTGCCGCGCTACTCGCGTAGTAAGGGATATCAATGTAGCCCGTACCTCCCAGACGGGTAGAGTAGTTAGTGTTCCACAGAAGGCCAGCCGCCGGAGCTCCTCCAGATGTAGTACCTGTAAGAGTCGTGACAGAGGAAGAACCTAGCTGAGAGTACATACCAACCCAGTTCGAAGAGACTGATAAGTTATTTACCTTAAGATTTACGACATCTACACCATTCTGTATGGAACCTCCTGTACCATTACCGAGTAAGACATATACAATCCTTAGGTGATTATAAGTTGTAGGAATAGAGTTAAACAGCAATGAACCGCTAACCGGGGCTGCATTAGCTTGGAGGAGTTGAACAGTACCTCCACCCCAAGCGTTAGAAGGTAGTCCGTGTGCTCCTGAGGTAGGTGTATTAAGATTTATGTGCCACTGGGGTTCTGCCAAGTCAATTTGAGCAAATCCAGGTATTATATTAGTACCCTGGCTATGAGATAGTGGATTAGTTCCGTCATATCCCCGGGTAATCATATATGGACTACTAGAAGTTCCTGCACCCGATGTGACTAATCCTACTTCTTCATTAGCTGTGCCCGGTTCGAATCTCACTGCAAAAGGAAATGATAAAGGCCAGTTCACTGTCGCTTGAACAGCTACAGCATTTGTGCTATCACTTATGCCTCCAGTATTGATAATAGTAGAACCCTGAGCTAAGTTACTATAGTATCGATTCTGAGTAGTCATATTTATCCTCTAGTACGCATATAGTTCGAAAATGGAACTAGCCACAAACTGTGACCCTGTACCAGTGAACTGCGGGAATAAAGTAATCGAAGACACAGCTCCGGTAACCTGTGAACAGACACCTCCGCCTTGCAAGGCATAACTATTAGCTAGCGTTGCTCCATCTGCTGTAGATGACTGAAAGTTATAACCTTTTGCCCAGACTGACTCTGTGAATCCTGGAATATCTATTATCGTTCTAGACGCAATGCTAGTTCCCACATTGGAAGTCCAGCATAGTCCACAGACTCCCTGTGTCTGAGACACGTCTGCATGATTCGCTGAACTTCCTGAATTACTGGTCGCTAAACTATAGCCATCCCCATAGTTGGCCCCGGTGTACCCATTCAACTGAATCATCAGGTTCTCAATATTCGCTGAAGTATAAGATGTTTTACACTTAGCAAGAATCGTAAGATTAGAGCAACTAGATGGAATAGTTGAAAACATTGTAGAGGTGAAACTTACCGTGCTGGCGGGAGAGGCCAATACCTGTTGGTTGACCAGGGTCATCGTTCCACCGAGCCATGCTGAGGCTGGCAGGCCATGCGCGCCAGATGCTGAACCTGTGAGGTTTATGTGCTGTTGAGGCTCAGCCAGGTCCAGTTGGCAAATCTTAGGTACTACAAGATCATTAAGGTTATGCGGCTGTGCTGTAGTATCGTCAAATCCTCTTGTGACAATATAAGGATTAATAGCAGAGCCGCTGCCTGAAGTAACTTCTACTAGTTCTTCTGTGACTGTTCCGGCTGCTATACTTAAAACAAAAGGAAAAGAAGTAGGCCAGTTAACATTAGAAGAAGTCTGTACATTAGTCTGTACATTATTAAGTCCGCTAGAGTTAGACAGATAAGCAGCTTGGCCAAGATTAGTGTAGTAGCGGTTCTGAGTCATCGACTAGCCTCCCAGGGCTCTCTGTGTCCATATAACCATCGGATCTTAACTCTACGCGTATGGTGGTTGGAAAGATACAGAGGCATAGCCGGTGTCTCCAGTGTTAGAAGAAGATAGAGACAACTGGTTAACACCAGGATTATAGCTCATCCATCTTTTAGTACCTGAATGAGTAATGCTACCCGATAGATTAGCGCCATCTGAAGTTCTATTAGCTATAAAGTTAGAAACATCAAAAGTTACGGAATCCCCGCCCGCTATAGCAGTGTTCAACTGAATCCAAGTGTCTGGGTTAGGAGTTGTATTAGTCAGTCGCGGGTATAGCAGAGGGCCATAGAGTACCACAATATTATTCTGGTATGCTGCTATGTCATCACCTGTGTTTATAACAGTAGTTACTGTATTTAGATTAACCTGTTCAGTTATTGGAGGGCCATAGAAATAAGGATCTGCCAGAAGAAGGTCAATGGAGAAAGTTCCTGAATCGGCGTTTGGACCTTGAGTGGTTAACTGCATGTTTCCTGCCACCTCTGCCATAGCAGTAGCAGAGACTAGGGTAGGAACTCCCATTGGAACACCTGTGTTCACGGGGAGAGTGTATTCCCATTGCCTAGTTAATGGAAACTGCGCACCTCCAACATTGTAGAATATGTTCTTTAAAGTCTGAACATTATCACTGAACTGAAGGTGCGTATTAAAAGCAGGATGACCGGTAGAAGGATCTATTCCACAAGTCCACATATTCAGTGTTATAGTCCTGCTGTCTGGATATTTAGGTCTGTAGATCTGTCCAGGAATATAGGCTACTTGAATGTTGTTACCACGCATTATGGGCAGTGTTCTGCCGTCACCAAAGGTAGTTATATTCCAAGAATACTTATTAAGAGAAATACCATTGGCTATCCATGCTTCTTTAGTAGTATCTCCTATATCATAAGGCATTGGTCCTCCAGGACTCTAGTCATCAGCCTCGTACTCCCTGTACTCTTACTCTCGACAGAGCCGACTGGTAAGACTCAGTCACACGCTCAGGTATAGCATTATGGATATTGAAGTTCTCAATATGAACTCCAGGACCAGAACGTCCCCCATCTGCACTAGAACCCGCAGTAGACTTAAGAGAGCCTATGGTCTTATTTACAATACCTCCTGTGGCATAGCCAGGACTTGCAAATGACCCGATTCCGCCTGCGAACCCTCCGATTGAATAGCCCTTAGGAGGCAGATTAGCATTGGCTTGCTGGACATTCTGGATACTGTTCGAGGTTAAGAGTATTGATTTACCCTGCTTCATTGTCCAAGAACCTAACTCAGTGGACACACACCACACATCTTCACTTACTATTTCTTCAACAGCCAAGTAAGACTTAGAAATTCTGGGTACGGCCTGGTGTATAGTACCTGAAGGTATAGTACCTGAAGGCTTTCTACCATCAGTTCCCGCATTTAAAGTATTACGTCTGGGCTGATAACCCTCAAGATAAACGGCTAGAGCAATGCCATCTTGCACTTCTCCATCTGTCTGTACAATAGAATAAACATCTGTTCCTCGTTTGCCTGTTTTACTCTTTACTTTGTATCCTTCTGCTTCAATAACACCGTGTAGCCATGCACTGCGCTGCTCTGAGGACATGGACAATACAAAGTTAATCGTGTCTTCATTGTGCTTGTAGCCAGAACGCCGAAGAAGGTCATTAATGTACTTTGTACTGAAAGTGAACTCATGACGTTCCAGGTACCCATTCTTACGTGGAAGATAGACATGCTCCTTGAACGGAATATTTCCTTCCTCCATCATAGATCTGAGACGCTTCACGTGCTCGGGTTTAGCTTGATATAGAGTGCAACGTTTATTAAAGTTAGTCTTGCTCTTAGGGTCAGAGCGCCGGACTGTGCCATCTCCTGTGATCCATCCCAGAAGTTCAGCCTCAGCTGTAGTGATGTCTAGACCTTCAACTGTTCTGTGCGGCGATGAAACTACCAAATAGTCTCTAGGCCCAATGTCTACCGTCATCATCTTCTGACGTGTATGATGAATCTTCTTAGAACTAATTAAACCATGTACCCTGTTGCGATGTAGCCCAACGCCCTTTAGAGTCTTAAAATTATCCTTGTCACAAATGTCACACTTAAGATCATGAGAATCTCCCTTGTACTCATGATCAACTATCCAACGGTGGTTGGGCGTACACTTGACCTCAAGTTGAGAGTTCGACAGCTTGACGAGTGGTGCATCCTCATAGAAGTGTACCTGGGTGATCTTTGTCCACTCATTGTTACCGGTTTCGAAGTTGTAGCCGACTGTTTCATCACCCACTTGTACCTTATCATATGTGAGCCATCCGCGCTTTGTTAGAATCATAGTATCCAGTGGGACACATCCGTAAGTAGCCTCGATATAGCGGATAGCCGCTGCTACGTTGGCAATCGGATTCAAAAGGTCATCCGGCAGAGATGACACGCGGTAAGCCTCAAAAGTAGGCTTGATAACCTGAGCCAACCCCTCAGAAGGTGTACCTGCTGCTGCGTTAGAGTCAGAGTTGTTTACCGCTGAAGCATTCCATCCTGACTCTCTCTGAATAAGAGTATTAAGTCCTGCCTCCCACACACCCCATGAAGAAGTAGGGACGCCAGCCGCCTGTAGTGCGGCATCAATAATGCCCTTCTGGCTTCCTGATGGAATTACTCCACCTATATCATTGTACTTCTTATCTTGAGCTGTAAGGAAAGAATCAATGGCTGCCTTAAATCCTAGAGCACCTGTTTTTAGAACAGACTCAGGAACACTCTTAGGGTCTGACAGTGTATTAACAGCAGGAGATGCGAAAGTGTTCCAGCCTGCGTCAAAGGCGCCCTTCATAGCGCCTAATACAAGGCCCTTGATGAAAGACTCTGCTGCCCCGAGACCAGTAGTTGTACTCTGGTTAGGATTCGACTGCTGCTGCTTTGTAAGCTGGCCAGGAGTGGGTACTGAACCACCAGGATTTGTAACAGGACCATTTCCTGTGGGACTTGTAGGATTAGTTATCGGACCTCCGCCAGCAAGTCCTGGAACTCCGCCTCCACTAGCAAACTTAGGACTACCGCCAGCGCCTCCTGTGAGGCGCTGCTGTGTCATAACACCTAAGAATGTCTGATTACTGTCTCCTGAACTGATAAGATTCTTATCAGCATGGTTCAACCAGTGCAGCATATCACTGCCTAGAGCCTGAGCTGCCTTCTTGCGAATTACAAACTCACCAGGTGTTAGTCTGGCCAGTGTAGAGTCGCTGGTATCAGTCTCTCCCAGGTTACCCTGGACATGTCCACCGGCAGCTAGCTTACTCACATCATTAATGTGAGGAGCGCCTGGGATAACTCCAATAACATCGTCAATAAAGTGAATAACTGGATTGATTACTCCAGTTATGACTGAGTTTATAGCACCCTTGAAAGCCCCTTCAATACTGCTACCTAGCCCACTAAGGAAAGTCGAGATGGGTTGAATTACCTTTGAGGTAAAGAACCCTGATACTGAGTCAAACCAGTGTGGAATAGTTTGACTAAAGAAGCTGGGAATAGTATTCATAATGAAGTCTTTAATAGGATTATAGACATCATTTGTAAAGAAGCCGCCCACAGTGGAGAACCACTTAGGTATTGTGGTTGTAAAGAAGCTTACAAAATCATTAGTGATCCAATTCTTTATAGGTGTGTAAACCTGTTGTGTGAACCAAGATTCTACTGTGGAGAACCATTTAGGTATAGTTGTAGTAAAGAACGATACGAAGTCGTTAGAAACCCAGTTCTTTATAGGTGTGTAAACCTGTTGTGTGAACCACTTGCCTACGGTACTAAACCAGCTAGGTATAGTTGTAGTAAAGAACGATACGAAGTCTTTAGAAACCCAGTTCTTCACAGGGGTATAGACATCTTGTGTGAACCATTTACCTGCTGTGCTAAACCACTGTGGGATAGTAGAGGTAAAGAACGATACGAAGTCTTTAGAAACCCAGTTCTTCACGGGAGTATAGACATTCCTAGTGAAAGCACCCCCAGCACTTTCAAACCAATGAGGTATAGTAGAAGTAAAGAATCCAACAAAGTCTCTAGATACCCAGTTCTTCACCGGAGTGTAGACATCTCGCATAAAGCTAGCTGAAGCTGTTCTAAACCAGTTGGGAATAGTAGTCGTGAAGAAGCCGACGAAGTCTCTAGATACCCAGTTCTTCACCGGAGTATAAGCATCCCGCATAAACCAGCTGCCCACACTCTTAAACCAGCCAGAGATAGAACTGTTGGCAGCCTTTTCCCAGCCTGCATTTCCAGTAAAGAAGTCTCCTATAGCTTTATTCGCTGCTTTCTCCCAGCCTGACTTATCTGTGAAGAAGTTAGCTACAGCAGTATTAGAAGCTTTCTGCCATCCCTGATTTCCAGTAAAGAAATCCTTGATGGCCCGATTAGAAGCCTTTTCCCACTGAGTATCATCAGTGAAGAAGTTCTTAATAGCTATACCTTCAACATCTCGCACAGCCTTGGCTATTTGTCCTAGCTCTGAAGAGTCTGAAGTGGGACCTCCTGGGGTTCCTGGTGATCCAGGCTGCGCCTGCTGAGCAGGTACATAACCCTTCTGGCCTGGTCTTCCCTGCGCTGGAATATAAGGAGTAGCAGGTACTGAAGGAGTACCTGGGGAGTTTAACTTGTCCTGCTCCTGGCGTAGAGCCGACTTAGGATTAGTGACTCCGGTAACTAAGTAAGCAACAAGAGCCGCACCTAGCGCAGTCGCGATTATACCAGCGGCAGCATCTCCAATAGTGAATTTGCCGCCATCTAGCGCATTCTTGTCAGCGGCAACACCTTCCTTATCTGCGGCAGTACCTTGTCCCGTAGCGGCTGTCAACTGCTTGTTTGCGGCATCCAACATTGTATCAGCCGCTGTCTGCATCTTTCCAGCAGTCGAGGTGTCTGCAACGCCCCCACCTGGAAGATTAACCCCAGGAAGTTTATTGAGCATGTCAACAAGACCAGACCACTTAGCAGAGGCTAGATCTGAAAGCTTTCCAACAAGCGATAGCAGAGACGCTGAAACTACTACAGTAGCCATAACCCCGAACAGAGATGAAAGACCTGCCATCAGGTCTTTATTAGAATCCAACCACCTAAAGAAAGTATCCAGCGGATGAATAACTACATCAAGAGCTATCTGGGAAATATCATGGAAAATCTTTGACATTGTAGGCAGCGCACCAGCTACTATATCTGTCAAAGTCTTAAGTACAGGCTTAAGACCTTCAGCTATGCTAGCCACATCTGTTAGAATATTACCCAAGAACTTCAAGAACTCAGGTTTTACTAGCGCCCCAAATAGATCTACTAAAGCCTTGGCAATCTTTCCTAGGCCAGACAGGAAAGTCTCAGTGTCTGTTACCCATACCTTGAAGTTGACCTTATTTGCGTCATCTGCAATAGTATTAAGACCCTTACCTATACCGGTAAGGATGAAGTTACCTATAGGAGCTAGACCAGAACCCCAGTTATCAAATATGCGAGCTACGCCCCTGGCTATGTTCCCTACCTCAGCCAGTGCAATCATCATCTGGTTGAAGAAGTCTTTAAAACCACCATTCTTAGCAGTGGCATTAGAAACATTTACCATACCTTGAGTAAATGTATCAAACCACTTAGCAATTATCACAGTGTATGGAGCTGCGGCAGTTGCCACTGTTCCCAGAACAGTCAGTAAATTAGTCACTGTATGACCGAAGGACACAAGACCATTAGCAGCAGCTTCAGAGATTGTAGTAAACTCTGAGCTCTTCATAAAGCTTATAAAGCCTTGAAGGATAGGTTGTAAAGCTTGACCGATAGCCTTAGACATATTAACTAAAGCAGTTGTTATCGGAGGAACAATGTCTTTAAGACCACCCAAAGGCCCGGCGATACCAGACGCCAGGTTGGTAGCCATCTGGGGTACTACTTTTGATATATCATCAAATGCGCTTTGGAAAGCCTTCAGATCTTTAGCCACCTGCTGTATGGGTGTGCTGAAACTCTCGAACTGGGTCTGCGCCTGCCCTGAAACAAAACCTAAAGTGCCAGTTAAATCTTTAAAGGCAGCCTCTATCGGACCTATAGATAATTGCAGAGCTTTGAGAGCCTCTATCATTCCAACGACTACTGGAAGGAAAGTGGCAAATACACCGACAAGAGGTGAAAGCGCTCCAATAAGTCCACCAATAGCGGCGCCTAGACCAACTATAGCAGAAGCAATAGTTGGAATCAATGTGGCAAATACCATTAATGGAGCTATAAAACTAACTAGAGAACCTAGGGAACCTAAAATTCCAGATACTCCTGCGTTAGCAGCTCCACCAAGACTACCAAGAATACCACCTATCCCGCCGCCAGAACCGCCTTCTGAAGAGGCAGCAGCAGATAGCCGCATAAAGTCTGCCGCCAGATCGTCTAGCCCACTCTTTAGATTTTTACCCATGCCCCACAGGTTTTGCCAACTGGCTGTAGTGTCATCTGCTGCTTTCTTAGCAGCCAGTTGCTTAACATTAAGTTTATCTAAGGCATCGCTATCAGCATTAATAGCTACAGTTGAGGCTGTTAGTTTAGCTATCATCGCATCTATAGTAGACGTGAGATCAGGATAAGTCTTCTTTAAAGAAAGTAAAGAATTTACAAGGCTCTGATTCTTTGTTATAGCTTGATCAGAGTTTACAGTGCCTTTTGCAATAGAAGTATTAAGGTCATTCATTGCTTTCTGAATACCGGTTAGAGCAGTATTTGCAAATACCGTATCCAGAGTCTTCAGATTAGACAGTGAAGCAACATTAGCATCTATCTTTGTGCGGTTATCATCAAGTATAGTTGAGAATTTAGCCATCTGACCTAGCACTGAATCAATACCAGATACAGTCTTATCAGAAGCTCCTGTAACTTCTCCAGCAGAAGCAGCAAGTTTATCTAGACTACTCTTAGCCTCATCAGTGGTCATCGTCCCCTTGGAGACCGCTGTTGCTACGTCATCATACCCCTTTTGAAGGTCAGAGAGGGATTGCTTAGCAGAACTCTCTGCCAGCTCGCTTACTACTGTCTGTGACTTATTATATTTGTCTAAGTCATCTGCACTCTTAATTACTGATGAGGACAGTGTGTCAAAGCGAGCTCTAAGTTCATTTACTGCTGATACTGCCTGTGGATCATCTAAAGCAGTTGCCGCTGTTGCCAGTTGTTTAAGCTGAGGAGCAGTTTTAAGCATCGAACTAGACAAACTACCCAGGTCTACATCGCCTCTTTGTACGGCGCTGGCCCAGTCGACTAATTTACTTCTCAGGTCTTCTAACTTAGTCTGGAAGTTAAGAGTATTAGTACCTGTTTTTTCAGCATCATCTCCGAACTTTAGAAATTCATCCCCGGCATTACTCATACCGGCTTTCATTTCTTGAAGCCGGGTACCTAGACTATCGAGCTCCGGACCAGTATCTGTTATCCAGGCGCGAGCTGCCGGGTTATCAAGGCCTTCTGCTGAGGACTGTATAGCCTTGTAATTCTTCTGTATTGTAGAAAACTGAGTTAACAGTTGATCACTAAAGCCACTACCGATAGACTTCTCAAGTTGAGAGATCTTTGTATCTACCTTGTCCATCTGCGTAGCGAGGTCAGCACCCGCAGCGGTAGAAGCTCTGAAGGCAGGAGGCAGAACATCAGCAGCTGTACCTACATCTTCAGTATCTTTTTTAACTCCTTGAAGCGTATTTGCTAGGTCTTCCGCATCCCTACTAGCTCCAGTAAATGCGCCAGGCGCTGTAGACATTTCTGGAGAAACATTCTGTGCCGCTCTCGCAGCAGATGCTGCCTTAGCTTCAGCAGAAAGCATTCCCCCTTCTTGAGTCAACTTGGCCGCATTAGCCTCTGCTTGGGCTCTTAAAGCAGCCGCTGCATCCTGTTCTGCCTGAGACGCGTACTTATCAGAGGCAACAGCAGGACGTGGAGGACGCTCTCCCACCATAGAGGATACTGGAGCCTCAGCTCTAGCATTAGCAACTTTTTGGGCTTCTTGATAATCTTTGAATGCTTGCTGACTTGCAGTAAGAGAATTGGTAGCGTCATCTGCGCTATTAGCTACCTTACTAAGATCATCACTAACACCCTTTAGAGGAGAACTAGAGCTAGCAGCAGAGTTAGCAGCATCTGTAATACCCTTACTGAAATCAGATGCACTACTCTTTGTCTCGTCTAGCGAGCTGCTTAGAGCATCTGACTTGTCCTTCGCTGTTTCCATGCCCAGGCTGGAGTCTTCCAGGGCAGCATTCATCAACTCTGAACTTGTCTTAGAGTCAGCAAGTGCCGCACTTAAAGCATCTGTTCCCAGAGTTGATTTCTGAGCAGCTTCATTAAGATTACTAAGTCCACTACTGGCAACTGTAGACAGAGCGGTATCTAGAAGGCTAGCTCCGCTGGCAGAGTCTGTCAGCGAGCTCTTTAGGTCAGTGGCACTTAGTTTGGATTTATCCAGAGCCGCAGCAGCATCTGTAATGCCCTTATCTAGATCAGAGGCTGCCTTGGCTGTATCTTCATAAGATGTAGCTAAGTCATCAACTGTCTTTTTAGTGCTAGCCAACGCTGTGTTATCTTGAAGACGAGCCTGCGTCTGGTTCTTCATATCCTGAAGAGCCTGATCAGCAGTTAATCGTCCGCCTGTCTTAGCCTGGTATAGACGCTGCCAAGACGGAGTTTCCTGGCTATCACGGAAGTTCTTAGCATCCTGAGGAGTATTAAAACCTTGATTTACTGCCCTATTATAGAGATCAGTACTCTGGGCTGCCTTAATAGCATCTAGAGCGCTTTTGCTAAACGCATCGGACTTTAACTTCTCAGCGTCTGAAGCAGCCTTATCAGAGTCAGCTATTTCTTTATTAGCTCCAGCTGCATTAGCCTTAAGGGAATCAATAGCAGCATTAGCCTCGGCAACCTTGAGCATCAAGTCATCAAAGTCGGCAGTGGCGCGATAAATTACGTCAAAAGGCGTGGTCGCCAGGAACGCTTACCACTTAAACCACCTCCCCTAACGAGTTGTCTAGTATATCAATGACGAGTTTAATATGATCTCCACTAAAGTACTCATTACCTTTTACAGGAAGCACTCCTGCGAGTTTAAAAGTGTCTTTAATATGATTTTCAATATGTAAAGCTTTTCCCTCGGGGAGATTCTCAAAAACCCGAATTATAGTAGAGTATCCAGCAATCTTATGCTTTGAGTTTCTACCGGAACAGGCATTGCAGATAGAGTGTCCTTGTTGCACAGCATTTGGTGAGCACTTGACTTCGTGTCCTTTTTTACACCTGATAGAATGTCTGAGTGTAGAATTAATATACTCTGGTTCAAGGAGTTCTGCGCCCGCTTCCTGTAAAGCGCTATAAAATGCCTCAGCGGCTCTTCTCTTACTATCAATAGCACTCTGTCTGGGATATGACGACTTAACTAACATATCGCCTGGCACACTAGTTGACATCAGGCTACCTTCCCGCGTCCAGCGCTACTAATAAGAAACCCGACAGCATTAAGCTGTCAGGCTCTTTGAGGACCCACTTAAAACATCGGTACAACTACCAGATCTCAGGTGGTCCTTCAGGAAGATCTTCCCATCCTAAGCCGGTCTGGTTCACAGACTCTGGAGCATCTGCAAACTCAGTGGGCGCTCCCAGAGGAGCCCACATAGGCTGAGGGCCATCCGGGAGGTTATCCAGCTGTCCTACATCCCCTTCAAACTTCTGGACACCGGTGTCCAACTTTCCCCCACCCAGCAGAGTTGTTAGATCACTCACTGAAAGAGAACTTGTCTTATTCTCTTCCGCCTCTTTAAATTTGGCCTCAGCTGGAGTATCAAGACTAATATTATCAAGAGCCCTGTGAAACTTCTCTCCATCTTCAGGATTAGCATACTGCCCAATACTGGCTACAGTATGAGCTAAAGTCTTAACAGACCATGTCATATATTGTCTGTTTCTGAAATCCTCATAATAATGGCGCTCAGAGATTGCAGCAGTCATCATTCGTATTTCTTTGATAGACAGATCTTTAGCTGTTTCTAGAGTATATCCGCTGTAAGAACTTAAGATAAGGTCGAAGGCTCTGACGAAACCTCCGAGGTACTCTGAGCCGGAGAACTCTGGGGTGTATCTAGTTGCCCTGTCTTCTGAGCCAGACTGAGCAACTTCATCACTTTTTTTCCCAAGGCAGCCAGATCAGCTGACTCACGTCTCACAATAGCCTCAATAAGGTCAACCATGTCTTCGGGATCGGGATTAGACAATGTTTGAGCTACATGCTGCTGAAGGGCAGCATTGTCTTCACGAGTCTTCTTGTCTGTTCCTTTACGAAGATCAGCAGGTTCTACCATATCATATAGGAATCCAACAACCTCATCAAAAGAATCTGGAATACTGACACCTATGAAAGCTACTAGTCTTCCTAGAATCTCATCTTCTGACCCGGCCAGTAGACCAGCAGTACCTTGTGCGGCCATGAGCTGCATAGCAGGACCATGAGTAAGAATCTTAAGGAGTTTGAAGAACTGACGAGCCTTTAGATCTACAAGGCGCAGTCTAGTCCCGTCACTAAGAGTAAGGACATCATCAGACGGAGTTAACACATCTAGCTCATTGGACATATTTTCCAGCCTTCTTGGCTACATTAAGGAAGATTGTATTCAGTTGTGTCTAATATAATCGGCAAAGCAAGAAAACCCCTCCGAAGAAGGGTTTTCTTTGGCTTAAAAATAGCCTTTGACCTGCAATGATTACGTAGGATTTCCGCTTCCATATGAGGCGGTAGTACCACCGGTAAGGTTACCAGGAGATAGAACAACTCGACCAATAGTCGGATTAGTAAGGGCTACGCCTTGCTCGTCATTATTCGAGTATAGTGCAGTACCTGAGCAGTTGAAGTTAAGACCAGTCTTGTAAGCGGGACCAGTGAAGTTAATTGGGTTGAACTGCACCTTATACAGGATAATGTCAAATGTCAACTGCTTACTACTTGAGTCCTTAGCAGTTGAACGAAGACGCATTGACTGTGTAGGCTGGTTAAGAGAAGCCAAGTCCCACAGAGGCATCGAGTAGTAGTCTGATGGGGCGGTACCAGATGAACCGATTGTAACTCCGGTGATCAGTGAGTACATAGCCCAAGGTACGAACCCGGTCTCAATAGTCACTGTGGCATAGTCAGACCATACCCAACGCGATAGAACTCGGTCATTACCAGTGTTATCATACTGGCTGATGTTAGCAGATAGGGTACCTGTACGGACACCGTAAATTGCCTGCTGATCAGCACCTGTAGTGCCATTCAGAATAGAGGCTGCGGAAAGCGAGAAGGCCTCTGAGTTGCCACTAAATGCTGCCATTAGTGTTCCTCACCTTAGAAAGAGTCAAGTTGAGGCTCCAAGCCTCTCCTTCCTATAATCGGCATAAGATAATTAGTCTTCTAGGCCTGATATAAGCTCATCAGTACCATCCTCATACTGAATACAGGTTTCCCAAAGTTCCCCGTTGATAGCATAGCGGTGTAGGACTCGAAAGATACCCTGTCCTTTTTTCCTCCGTGCTCTAGCACAGTCAGAGCATGCTAACTCCATCAAGTTTCCATTTGTTACTACTGGCTTATCTCCGTCAGCCACTACTTTTAGAAAAAGCCTATTAGGAGAATTAGGGCATCGCACATCGAACTCAGGCATCTCTTGCTACTCTCTTTCTAGTATCATGTAGCAACTTTGCCTCAGTGTACTTGTCTCTCACTTCATGACCTTTTCCTGGTACTAGATCTGGAAGTCTTCGGAAGAAATCATCCATTACCCGATCCCAGGAACACATTTCAGGAATAAGTTTCGCACCAGTCATACCTTTCTGCTTCACTTCCTCGCGGTTTCTAAAGCAGTGAAGCATTAGGGCTTTAAGGTGATCTTTATCTGCCTTAGCCCACTTACAGTTAAGTAAATCTCTACCAGGGACGCCAAATGGTTCAAGTTCATAATTAAGAGGATAGGCATACTGTGTATGAAGCCATTGCTGATGGCCTCCCCAATCTGTGGCTACTACTGACCCTCCGGTAGAAAGCATCTCCAATGCTGGAAGATTCTTTCCTTCCCCATAAGAAGGCGCTAGCAGTACGTGACCACTCTTATAGAACTCATGCATCTCGTAGTCATCGAATGTTCTGTAGTGCACGCGTAGCTTAGGAATAGCATCTTCTATCATAGGAGGAAGACTAGAGACAGTAGTATGAAGATGAAACTCCGCTGGTTCGAACTCTACAGGGTATTCTGTTTTAAGTTCAGCGAAGGCCTCTATGGCTACGAATGGATTCTTCCGAAGGCCCAATTGTCCATTCATTATAAAACTGAATCTCTTACCGTGCCAATTACGCTCCATGTATGGCCATAGTTTATCATTATAACCTCCCTGTAGAGTGCCCATAGGCAGCTTTGGAGCGCGTGCTTGAAATGCGCCTACAGAAACATCAGAGTAGCCGAAAAGAGCATCAAAGTCACTTGTGCGCTTTTTAAATGTAGAGCGCCCAACAAGATTTCCTAGGGTGCTGAACTCCCACATTGACCATCCAACTATAACATCAGTAGCTGCTTTTTGTTCTTTAGTGGCGCCGAGCATACTAGGATCAACATGGTGAATCATGAGGTCGAATGGTGCTTCTAGGTGTTTTGTTAAAAGATTAGCCACACCCTTAGGAAGAGGAGGCTGAAGGTTTATGGGCTGTAAGTAGACATCAATACCTTTTAGCATCAGAGCATCAGCCATATCGATTAGGTCACTACCATACCCTGAGTATCTTGAAAATGGCCCAACCAGCAGGACCTTCAGCGGTCCTTCATTCATTAATGTCATCACGGCCTCCAGGGCTCTTAGGATGTTCTATTTTAGAATCGGTTAAGACTGAAAAAAGGCAGTCTGTAATCCATATGACACTGTGCCTATAACTAAGTCATCTTCCGAATTCAACTTAGGCATAAATGCTATATCCCCTAACCGGTATGATCTCCAGACTGGCTGGGTTCCGAACATTACAACTTCACTGCTGGTGAAGTTCAAGTAGGAGTCCATAATATTGTACAAATAGTCAGCAGCAAGACGAGCATCTCTAGGTCGTGTAACTTTACCATCCATACCACGTGGTGGATCTGCCCATATTTCTATTGTAAGCTTTGGGAACCTCTCAGTTGTCTGAGGAGAAGGAGTTCCCCATGTCCCTGAGCCTTTAACTACGATAGCGGTTACTGGATTTTCTGGCCATTTTGCTGAGATACCATTCATATTCTGAATAATCTCTTCTTGGAAGATGAATGGTGTGCCATTATCATACTGGCCTACCAGATTAGTTATCTGAGGTATGCTTAACAGGTATTTAGTACACCCTTTAACATGATCATCTGGATAAGGAAAGTTCAATTGCATCAGGCACCTCCAATATAAAATCCGCTAGAACTTGGTTTACTAGTGCCACTAGGATTTGCCAGGCCTTTAGCTAAGTGTGCTTTAAGAATCGTCTGTACTCTATTTTTCTGGTATGCCGCTGATTTCTCAACAGATCTTGCAGCTACCTTTGAGTTACCAAGCAGTGAAGGAGCTTCTGCTGTCAATTCTTGTGTTCTTGAGTTAGAGAAGAAGTTTATTATCTCTTTAATGATGCGAGATGGAATATTCGCATAAGCAGGAGCAAAGAAGAAGTGAGTTCCTCCACGAGCCAATTCAAACACACCGTAGTACGCTGGGTCTCTAGGCATGCCTGGCGCTGCTCCACCTACCTTGATAGTTCCCTGCCAGCCACCAGGATAGGCAGGGGAATCCCAAGTAGTGGTAGACTTTAAGGAACCTGTCTCTATATGAATCAGCGCAAAGACTTCTGCTGCCATTGTTGCAAATATCTCAGCAAAAGAAGTCATAGTTCTAACATCTGGAGCATCTAAGAGACGATGTAATTCGTCTTTAACCTGTCGGTCATCCACTGAGATATTTATCTTCATGGTTATCTGGTTATCTCGCCGAGCTCTACACCCGGGAACAGATTATTGTCTATTGCCTTCTCAGTTATCTGGGCCTCAATATGAGTTATACCTAACACATCCTGGGCACCTTCAGGTATAGCCATTATTTGAAATGTAGAACCTACATAGGCTCCTTTTACAACAACTAGGAGATCATTAGCTCTAACTGCGTCTCTCTTAGGAGGAATATCATAGAATACTGTTCCCGCACGGGGTATGGGACTACCTGCCTCGTAGGGAGGAGCCGTTTGAATTCCTGTGCGAACAAACTGGATATCCAATCGGCATTTCATTTTTCCGGGACTTCGAAGGAACCTATCAGCCAGGTCAGAACTTCTTTGGTAATTGAGTACAGGAGCTCCATCTTCTATTCCGGGGCCATTACCCATACTAAGGCGCCAGACCTCCACAGTACTCGAATAGAGATATCTTATGTTGGAGTTTCTAGCCATGGCTACGATCCCATGGTGAAGTTACCAGTGAAGCCGTCTCCACCGTCTCCACTGATAGTGCCGAAACCTAGTAGCCCGTCTCTGTTATGCTCAGCTGGTCCTGTCAGTTTGTGCTCATCTGTAAAGTGATCATGATCAATCCATACACTGTCATCATCCCACTTCATGGTTAGAGCACTGCTGAACACTCCGCCCATTTGTGTACGGAGAGCTAAGAACCGGACCGCGTAGTCAAACATGACTATGCCGGTGGACTCACCCTTAAGGGCATTAGACTGAGCATTACCACGAATATATGATACAGGCTTAGACCATGAAACTGAACCGGCATTTTGACTCTGAAACGGGCTGAACTCTGCATCCTTGTAGGGCTGCTGTAGTACAAGAACATCAGCGAAGGCTAGAATACCCATCTGGGCCAACTGCTGTTGAAAAGGATCTACAGGCCAATCCATAAGCTCTGTCAACAACATAAACACCACAGTAGCCTCCACCAAAGCAAAGTCTGCATAAGGCGGGTAATCTTCCAGGTCTCTTCCAGAGAATTGAGCCAGCTGAGCTACAGTAAAAGTCGGAAAAGCCATTAGCGGCAGTCTCTCTACTTAGGAACTCCTCGGCCACGCTCAAGTTCTTTTTTAGCTTCGGCCTCTAAATAATCTCTTGAGATAGAAAGGCCGTGCATATTAGAAACTCCGCGATAGTCGAATCTCTCATTTGGACTGACTTTATAATTTACAATAGGGTTAGGAATGGTAGAAGGACCAGTTTTAAACTTTACCTTTCCCCACTGCGCTTCCTGCTCTTCTTCTGTAAGCTCTAGCCAAGACTTACCATGGATGTCTTTAGTGCGCTCAAACTCTGGTGAGTCTTTGCCTACTTCTAACTCCTGCCCGGCTAACCAGCTATATCCAAAAGCGGTTAATCCATCTTCTACAAAATGAATGAGGATTGTCTCTGGCTTAACTACTTTACTTGCAGTATTTGCTGCTCTAGGCGCTGCTGGCATTATGGCCTCCTGGGCTCTTATGAGGTACTTGCGAATCTGACACTGAATGTAATACTTGACGCTGTTGTATTACGAATATACAACTCTGCCCCACCGGCAGCAAAAGGGCCACCTGTGACTGGATAAGTCGGAGTACTCACTGAAGATGAAGGAACCTGAACAAGGCCACTTGCCCCTCCGCCGAATATCTCGAATACTCCAGCAGTGGCTGTAATACTTGTGGTAGCGAATAAACCAACCGTAGTGCTAGCGGCTAGTGTGACTGAACCGACATAATTTGTAGCAGCCATAATGACTCCTTAAAGATTAATCTCTATCTTATAATCGGAATAGGCACTTAGTCATGTAATCTGTAACTTCACATATCTTATTTATAAAGTCTGGATATGACAAAATCCCCTATATCTCAAGGGGACTTTGCTTTTGCTACTAAATCATAAATGCAGGTCAGCCTGCATTCGAGCAGTAGATAAACTGCTCAGGTCTTTCGACTATAGGGAGGTACTGTAGCTCCATTAGAACCACTCGGGCTGACGGGTCTTTCTCTAGCCAAGACTTGGTGAACTTGCCGTACACATCGTCTCCGGCCTCAAGGTCAGGAGACTTACCATAGACCATGGTCACTGGCTGTCCCTGAGTGTAGTTGCCTAGGAAGACTTCTGGGTTACCAGAGGTACCATCACCGACGAAACGAGTGTTGTTACCAGCTGTGTTAGTGTACAGCTCGTCTACTGCATGCCAGTCAAGTCCCATGAATCCTGGTAGGCCCTGACCCTTGTAGTAGGCATCCTTCATAGTGTCAGAAAGAAGCCCACCAACAGCTGCGGCACCAAGACTGCTTGGTGAGTTAGGAGCAGCATTAGTCTGAATTGAAGAAGTAGCACCACCAGTGTTAAGTGAGACTGTAGCGACACCACGGTTTACCCACGCGTCAATGATCTTCTGCACTGTTACAGAAGAACAGTAGGCGTCAGTAGCAGGTACACGACCGTGGGTCTCGACTAGACGCTTCCACGCGAACACGTCATCTACGATGTTCTGAGGAGTGGCACTTGACCACACTACCGCAGGACTCACTAGATGAGAACTTGGGAACTGGTAGTTAATTGTAACACTTGAACCATCCTGGTAAGCAATGGTTGAAGAGCCGCGAAGAGCATTCCAGAGCAGGTATTCCTGCTCAAGGTCGATAGAGTCAGACATTCCCTGAAGTTCACGCATAACCTTGCGCTCAGCGTTAGTCTGGTTGATAGTGCCAGGCTCACGAAGCCAACGTAGAAGCTGACCCTGAAAGGTCTTCTTGATACGTGAGTAAGCTAGTTTGGCATAGCCAGAGCTGTTACCAAGTTGGTTCTGAAGAATGGCCTCGGCGCCGGGAACATTGAACCCGGCAAGCTGACGAGCACCCTTCTCGATGTCCCAAGCTACATAGTCAGGACCATCAGAGGGGCGTGATGGAATAGTGTTTAGAAGTGCAAGGTCCTGCGGTGTCACAAATTTCTGGACAACGCGGTTCAGAACCATGGGTTCCAAAAGGGAAATATCTGGCACAGTTTTCTCTTTTCCGTGAGGAAAGTGACTAAGGTTATAATTACCGTAAAACAGTAACCCGGCACTCTGTGCCTACCTTATATATCGGAGTAGTATTGCAAAGCTGTCGATTATGTGTTAAACTTCGTAATAAACTACAAAAGGAAAGTAATGGGCACTAGAGCAGAGCGTTTATGGGATAAGTCAGATAGAGATTGCATAGTGTGCGGGGATACTTACACACCAGTAAGACACTCACAAAAGTTCTGTCCACCCCCTAAACGGTGCAGGTATACCAATAAAGCTCGTTTATTGTCTAGAAATTCTAATCCTCATCCTCTTATATGTAAAGACTGCGGAAAAGACTTTATGCCTAGAGCCTCAAATCAATATACTTGTGGGATGAATTGCCCTGGAAGGCCTCAAAGATTTAAGAAATGTGCCAATGCTTTCTGTAGTAAGAAATTTGCGATCAGCAGGAATGGCTCAGCTACTCGCCAAATATTCTGCTCGACTAGTTGTAGAAATAAAGAAGAGGCATTCCGTAAGTATAAGATGACATCTAGAGACTACCTTAAGATGTTAAAAGCTCAGGGAGGAAATTGCCTAGCGTGTGGCGAACAACCTGAGGAAGGAAGGCGCCTAGTAGTTGCTCATGACCACAGTTGCTGCCCAGGACAATATAACTGTGGTACGTGCATAAAAGGGTTACTCCATATTGAGTGCAATATCCTGGAGGGGCTATTTACAGATAACCCTAATCGGCTGGTGAAAGCAGCAACGCACTTCATGTCCAGTATAAAGTACAGATAAAATGCAAAATCCCGCTACCTGTTAAGTAGCGGGATCTTACAGTGGGAAGATCTTAGAAGTAGAAGTACCCGACAGAGTTGTCTAGGCGTCCTACTAGCTTAGTGATAGCATTAGCATCTAGGCCAGACACAACCTGGTAGTTTACAACACCACGGTCCACAACAAGTCCGAAGACTGCCTGGGCTGGAGTACCGGAGGCTGTACCGCCGGTATCAACACCGTTGCGAAGGAAGCCTACAGGAATCTGAAGACCTGGATCACTCGCACTAGAGCTGTATACTCCGTACATGTACTGATTTACACCAGCAGCTGTGTACTGAGCAATTACAGTTCCAGTAGGGATAATTCCCTGACCCGGAGCAAGCATAGCTCCACGCTCGCGCCAGCCACCCTTAGTTGAAGCTAGAAGCTCCAGGACCGCAGGGGCGTGGAAGGCATCACCAAAAGTGCTACCATATGTGTGAAGAGGATCGGTAAACCCGGGAACCGGGATAACTGGGTAGGAGTCGCCCGGTGTGTATGAAGGCGGAGTTGGAGCAGGCATAGTTTATATTCCCTATTCCCTTAGTAGGCGACTTTACTTGGCAAAGTTCTTGGTATAGCGCTCTACTTCAGCGTCAATATCAAGTTCTTCTTGCTGGGCTGCTGGAGCCTGTTCCTGTCCTGCCATACTGCCAAGTTTAACAAGTGGCTCAGAAGGAATCAACTTATCGAACATCTCAGGATTAGTTAGACGTAGATCAACATAAGTATCCTTCTGGTGAGGAAGAATATAGCCTTCATTAATCAGAGCCTGAACAATGTGCCCGGCACGATCCTTTTCCAAGGTCTCGATACGAGCTGAAAGAGATACTTTCTCCTGGGCTAGTTCAGCAATAGCGCCGACTAGTGTCTCAGTATCTACAGTATTATCAGTACTAGAAAGCTCAAGGGTCTCAGCAAGCTGAGTAGCAAGCTGGTTAGAGAGCTCCGTAGCAGCGGATGCCTCTTCAGCCTGAGCCTGAAGAGCCTCGACATCAATGCCGTGGTTCTCAAGCAGAGCTGCAATCAACTCGTCAAGAGTCATTGGGATCTCCTCAGTAGGCGTAGACGCCTGGAGCGTCTCATCAATCAAACTATCGGCAGGTTCTTGCAACTCTTCAGAAACTTCAGTAATTTCCTGTGTTTCTTCGGCTATTGCGGCAGTATATACAACTATATCAGTGTCTTCACTTGAATTAGAAGCTGAAATAAGTTCTTTGTAGTCTTCAAGTCCAGTGACATAAGGACGATTAGTGATAGCCACATGAAGAAGAGTTGGTCCTACTTTTTCGCCAGTCCTAGTATCAGTATAGTTAGTACTTAACATAGCTGAAGCACCTAGCCATGTCTTTCCCATTTTATCCTTCGCATCAGCCCTGCGCGCATCAATTACTGCGTAAACTTTCCCATTACGCTCGCGGACTTCTACTACTTCCCCTACATTACGGTCTGGGTCTTCTGAATGCAAATTCTGTGCATCAGCAAGTGGAACTTGCACTATATCGCAAATACCATCATCAAAGTTCTTTCTCAACTTGGAGATAAACTCATCATCAATATTGATTTCGGCTTTAGTTACAGGGTGAATAAGAATTCCCTTATTCAATATATGCTTCTCAAATAATGTTCCATTTTTAGTGCGGGCAAGTTCAACCCATTCACTGTCTTCAGAAGGGAACACTGAGAGTTCGACCCTATCAGCCTGTGGTGTTGTTACCTTCTTGGACATAGGAACTCCTTGTAAAGTCTACTACTAGAATTTATCGGACATCTTAGTGCCCTCTATCTCGTTCTTTTCTGCGTTCTTTTTCCTGCTGCAACTTAGATTTAGGACTCTGTACTTCTATCTTGGCCTTTGGCTTGGTATTTCCAGGATTCTTTTCAGTAGCCGCAGCAGCTCTTTTGACAGCAGGATGTGGGGCAGCGGACACTTTCTTAGCTTGAGTTACTTTTTTAGCAGCTGATACTTTTTTCGCTGCTGGAGGTTTAGAAGTCGTTGCCTTAGCAGGTACAGCCTGTGTGCTTGTAGACTTTGCTCCGGGAACTGGGGGTGTCACTTTAGGAGGTGGCAGTGGTTGACCGTTAGGTCCTATCCCCTGCTGCTGAGCAGCAAGAGGGTCGGCTGCTGCCTCAAGAGCATTATTCTGCTGAACAAGATTAGTTTTGAATGTAAGTTGCTGAAGTTGATCATTCTGCTGGTTCTGTTTAGCAAACTGACTTTGCAGAGTGTCAGCATCAAGGTTAAGACCAACATCTTCAGCCCACTTGAGCTGGAGTGCCTGTGAGATCTCAGGTGCGATATTAGTTTCAGGAGCTATAGCAATCTGACTGAAGGCTGCCTGAATAGCGTCCTTCTGCTCATCAGTGAAAGGTCCCCAATGGAAGGTAGGATAATTTCCAGTACCGAAATTCCAGTCAATGAACCTAGGTATCAACTGATTATTTATCATGGAAGCCACATCATCCATGATAGTCTCAAGCATCTGAATGAATAATGTATCATCCTGTGAGCTGAAGTTCACTAATGGACTTTTGCCTCCAGTATCATTTCCATCAAAGAAACTTGCTAACACAGACTCAGACATCATATGGTTGTGGTACTCAATAGCTGGCATAAAGTCAAACTTGCCAGACTCCTGCAAGGATGTAACAGTCCAGTCAATAGGAACCGCCATCCACTGCTGTGACCCTAACTCACTCAAGGCACGAAGGAAGTGATCTTTATCTGCCTTATTTGGGTTTGGTGGCATAGTACCTATACGAGTACCCAGAGCACCCTTCTGTGCTGCTAGGTGCATCAAGTACTCTAACTTCTTCTTCTTGTCATAATGCCAGAAAGCTGTCGCGAACATAGATACCCCATATAGAGGGTCTATCTCAGAGTTGCAGACATACATCATCATATCATCTGCTGGAAGTTCTACATCTATGTACCGGTTATTCACATAAGCTATCTGACGCCATCCGGCGAATTCATTATTATCATTAGTCAAGTAATGAACAGTCTCTGAAGGACGATAAGACGCCTTACGCAGAGTTATTTTGCCAGCTAGAGGACCTTGTTTAGGTACCCAGTATACTAACTCAAAAGCGGAGAACCCGTAGAATACTCCAAGTAATACTTGAGATATAAGCTGATTAATAGGAACTACCATTCCACCAGACGCCGGGGGCATGTTCAACATCAGATCAATAAAGCTGGCCTCTTCTTCGCCTCCCTCAACTCCTGATATTGGCAGTATAGTAGATGTTTTAAGACTAGATCTGATAGGAAGAGTAATTAGACGGTATAATGCTTGAGCATGTCCATCAGTCTTAAGCATTGCCTCAAGCTGGGCAACCTTTACTTTCTCTTTATTCCATACCTCATGGAGACCATGATACATGGTAGAGAAAGGCCATGAGTATGTAACACCACGCTCGAAGTTTAATTCCTTCTTACGTGGCTTTGGCAAAATAACACCAGCATCTCCAATAACACCCATGTTACTAGGTCCGGTTATCCCGGAATTTGCGAAACCTCTGTTTTCGGCATTTGTAGCGAGGTTTACAATCTCTTCTTCACTATCAGGCACTTATATACTCCTTAACTAATTTCTTAACTTTAGAAGTTAAGGAAATGTCAAAGTACTCTAATCCTTTTACAGGTTCCTGACCATCTAGTTTTAATTCCCTGAGTACATACAACTCTGTCTGTCTAGCTTTCCCTTCTTCTAGTACTGGAGAAAGGTATGTTACTATTTGAAATCCAACCTCCCTGTGCCTCTTTAGCCTTCTGTTCGCATCACCTGAAGTAATTCCTACTTTAACTAATTCTTCATCTTCATTAACTACTATATAAACTCGATTCCATAACTTGCCTACACAAGTCAGGCATATCCCCTGACCCCCTAAGACCGAGTGAGCATCCACAAAGCAGTTATGTCCTTCGGCACATGTAACTTCATAACTGTAATGAGTTCCTCTCCAGGCACTATAGTTAGGTGAAGCTCCTAGTTCTTGCATCCTCTGTAGAAACTTTACTTCAGTGGAGGCAACACGTTTCTTACTGTAACAAACTTTACAGTGTCTATTTCGTGACAGAGTACCTGGATATTTTCTAGTTACATGTCCTTCACTACATCTGACAGCATACGATGTCTTCGATCCTGTATATTCATCAAACTCAGGAGTATATCCATATAGAGTCAACTGAGTTAGAAACTTATCTTCGCCTTTTCTTAACTGTCTAGAATTTGCGCAGCGGAGACAAGGAGATTTGCCAGAAAATAAGTTCATAGCTGTCGGATAGCAGTAGTGCCCGTCAGAGCAAAGTACTTTGTAATGACTGGCGGCCTTAGTGTACTCAGTGTCTAAAAGACTATGACCATTCTGCTCCAATAGATTCTTGAGTTTGTTATACTGAGATACTTTTACTTCTGGGTTAATTGGCATAGTCTCTCCTCTCAACATAATCCGGCCTACACTAGTATATCATCGGTTATCACCAATCTCCGGCATAATACTCACTAGGAGGTTCCCATACTTCCCCAGAAATAGGGATATTAAAATCAATATCCATATGATCGAAACTATTACTACTGAAAGCTGACTCTGAATGAGTTCCCATAATAAACTCTGGTGCTGTATAATAGGCTCTTGCCCCCATGGGATCTTCTTCTCCCCCCATCATTATAGCGCCGACAGCAGAGCAAGCCAGTGCATCTGCCTGGTCTTTTGAACTAAATGTGGTATGGTCCACTTTTCCGTTCGGCTTCTTTGTCAGACAGAATAATTCTACCTTAAGAGAATCATTATCTGGCAAACTTATTCTTTGAGACTCCATCAGGTCTCTCAATGCTTTCCAAGGTTCTTCAGATCTGTCTGTAGAAATTAAAGGAGACTGTATTCCCATAGCCTCGAATGTCTGTCTCGACTCCACGCTGTTGTGTACAAACACACCAGCAGACAGGGCAAAGTTGTGATGACCTTCAACTGTAAGATCATATACGTCTTCAGGAGAAGATGACCTAATAGCAACTACTTTATGATTATTTATACTGCACCCCTGACCGAACTCTCTTAACTTATAGTAAGGCATCAAACTTTGGCCCAGTTCTAGATTTTGAGCTTCTAAATATGCCCCATCACGCAGCATAAATGGATGATCTGAGGTACACTTTATCTTGGCTCCATTATCAAGTTCTACCTCTAACATATCCTCACGAAAACCAGTTTTCCAAGCTTTAGTACACTTACCAGGTACCATTTTTCCGTCTTTAAATGCATATAACCAGAATGGATCTGAGTCTTCCAACTCTTTTAGAGTTTTAGTAGACCCGTCTAATAAAGGAATCTCTGTATCCCCTGAAAGACAGTTGTACCCATCATAGGAGAACTGCGGTATATGAAAACCTCTTCGACGTAGTGCCCCCCATAACTCTCTAGCCCAGCGGATCTGGATCTCACGAGGTGGGCTGACTGTAATATCTGCCTCAAAAGCTATAACAAAATCAGTGGTCACTATAACCTCTGGCTCAAAGATTGTCTTAGGACCATCTTCTGTTATAACTTCCTTGTCTACCATACTGGTACGTACAACATGAGACATGGCCACCCCGGCTTTGTCTCCTGTGAGAGCTAGGTCGGCATGCATAGCATATCGAGCACCCACAATAGGATAGAAGTCATCCCTGAATATAAACTTGGGAGTCCATGTTCGCCCACCCTCCGAGTAATACTCTACTGTTACTGCTGGCTGCTCTTCCTTCCTTATACAAGCTTCAATAGCCATTGTGTTCTTGAAATAAGGATCAGCCGCGTGTTTCGGCTTGCACTCGTACTTAGCCTCTGCCTGTGTTTTATTACGCTGATACTGGGCATCAAAGTCTTTTTTAGAACGGTTAGGATTTACTTCCCACGTTGGGAAAGGTCCCGACACATACCACTTAGAAGACTTACCTTGTCTTATCTTATTCTTATTTCCTTCTTCGGTCAAATTCTGAATAGTGGAACCTAAGTATCTTGGATAACTAATGAATATCTGTTTGAAGACTTCTGGGAACCTTGTACTTGAAGAAGATTCCATCATATTCATAATATGCTCAGCAGTATTCTCGGCCTCGCGGGCAGTAGCAAGTCTAGTTTTGGCTACATCTGCCTGAGTCTTGAAACCATCGATCTCATCACACACACCAAAAAGAAGGTTAAGCCCCTCCTGGGATTCTGCCTTAGAATGCCCAGAAATTGCTATTAAACTTTTATCGAAGATAATCTGTCCATTAGTGACATCTACTCTATCTTTAAACCAACCTCTATTAACATTCTTCTTTAGTGGGTTAAAGAAAGCCTTTTGTGCCTGGTCGGCATTAATAGCAATGTTCAACATATGAACATCGTCATCTTCAGGTATTTTATAGTATAATTGAGGATCTTTAAGGCACATGAATAGATAAGCTGCTCTAAGCAGGGCAAACCGCACACTAGAATCTTTTCCGCCGCCCTTACCCCACTGAGCCACAAGGTAATTTACTAATCTTATATCTTCATCCCAATAGGAATAGTGTGTGGCTAATCTAGGGTACAGGCCTGGAAAGTATATTCTCTCTGCATGTCTGATAAAGTCAGTCTGTATAGGGCTGGGTGTGAAACCTCGCATCCCCAGATACTTTTTATCCTGAAGAAATACATCAAGAGGTACTGGTATCTCTGTAAGTAGGTCCTCTAGTGAAGACTCTTTTACAGCAGTTGTAGTAGGTTTAGGTAGAGTAAATAACTCATCAAATTTCGACACTTTGGGCTCACGGCCTCAGTTATTAGGTTTCTTTTTCTTGGTAGCAGATGTAAAGAATTTACGAACACGTTTACGAACCAGAAGTCTACCTGGACGTCCTTTAATTACTCTTGACTGCTTGGCCACTACTTACTGTCACTGACTTTGATACCCTGCTTCTTAGCGGCAGATACTATTCGTGCCTTAACAGAAGCCCAAGTAACACCATTAAGAGGATACTTTTTCTTCACATCTTCATGGTCTATATAACCTAGTGCAGCATGAATATGGTCCGGGTCTAGAGGAAACTTTCCATTCTTTGGGTCTCCATATTCAACAGGTCCATACGGTTTAGGACTGCCCTTACTTTTTGACTTAACTGCTGCTAAAGCAACTACTTCATCTAGAGGACTGGAAAGTTTAACTGCTCCTGGGTGAGCACTTGTCTCATTATTATGAGGTAGGTAATGGTGGAACTGCATAAGATCCATAGCAGCCCGTGCTCTGTTGTCATGCGGAGCAGTCATGGCACCAGAAGGGTGATGAATTCCAATGAATTTCTTCTTCTTAGTGGCTACTACATGACCTATTTTCATCGCCCCGTGATTAACATTGCCTGTAGGTCCCATGGTAAGACCCATAGCATGCATGTTCTCGTTGTCTTCCCACTCATCATGGTCTGTCTGAAGTATAGTATTATCCGGCTCATCTGTGGGCTCACTGACAGTAGACTTGGCAGCCTTCTGGCTTTTAGCCAGTTCTAGGATCTGCTCTAGATTATCAGAGGACATAACTTTACTCCAAGCTGCGAGACATTGTCTGTTTTAACCATCGGACTTGGCAATTAGATTAGCTACAAAGTGCTCAGCTTCGAAGTCTGAAGCATTAGCATAGTGAGCACCGCCATGACCGCGATGATGAAATTGGCAGAGCCACTCAAGATTTATTGCAGACTCTATCCATTTTCCAAGCTCATCTGGATTACTAACTCCAGGATACTGTTTTTCTAGAAATTCTAAGTTTACACTATTCTGGAGTGCCCACTCTATGTGAGAATGATGGAGTTCTAGTGGAAGGTCTAGCGTACAGTCTGAAAAGTCTCCGCGCCTCTTACCCACAGAGCACTGGTATATTTCTGGATTGTTCTTAGTTACTCTATGATAGTGGTCAAAGTCTCGATAGTTAGGATCACTCTCTCTTGCGCCGTGTTCTGGATAGTGAACGATGTAGTGATCAGACTTAGCCTGATCATGTGCAGCTACCAACTTATCCCCGCATTCACAACTACTGAACCTTCCATAAGTTTAGTTATGACTCCTGAGCCAGATTCAACTAGCAGGGCATACTTACCAGTAAAGTAAGTCATTGCCGTAGTGGCGGCAGCTGTCGCAGTGATCTCTATGGTACCTGCGGCTCCACCTAATATTAAAGACGTATTAGGAGCTGTAGTTCCATCATTTGTAATAGTCAGTATGGGAGATTTATTTATCAAATCTGTCACTACATGAAGTCGAGCGGAATACCCTGTTAAGTTTACTGGGTTATTATTACTGTCTAGCCACGTGTAAACATAATCATAAGAAGACCCTTGTTCAAATGCAATATTCATCAGTGTTACAGGTGTGCTAGACATTATTTACCCCCGTGAGCTGCTGACTTCAGTGCTGACCACTCAGCCAAAGCTTTCTTAGCCGCTGCCTGAGTGTCAGGATGAATCTTCTTTTCGCCACCCATAGGTTTACCAGCAGCCCAGCCCTTGACCACATTGACAGCTATGGCGATAGCCTCTGACTCACTATGACCATGAGAAATTAGAGCATTTGCTATATGCTCGGTCGTCAAATGTAAGGAGGTAAGTGCCACGGCTTTGGTTTTGTCTTTTTCCATAATGGCTTAGAACCAACTGGCTGTAGCGTACTAGCTTTCTGCATACTATCTGCTGCGAGCAGTACCTTTTCTAAATCTCCTGACATAAGGCATCACCTCCCAGCATCAGATTTTAAATACTTCTATCTTCGAGATAATCGGCTAAATCTCTTAATGCCTGAGGACTGTCATACTGCAACCCAGCTAGAAAATCCCTAGTAACAGCGCTCTTACTAGGGATAATCGGATATACCTATGCCGTCTACCTGTGCTCTTCGAAGGTAGCTGCTACTGTAGCAGGGTACATCTCTGGAGTAGTGTGAACTCCTTCAAGCTCTCCTATATGGCAAGATCTGCTGACCCCCGGATGAACAAATGGGTTTACAGACTTAGCCAGCCTAGAGAGATTCCAATCCCAGCCAGCCTCAGCTCCATTAGCCAGTCCAGTAGAGTAGTCATGGTCCCATGTGTCCCTTATATGATGTTCCCAAGACTCTTTCCAGGTTCCCCACACTAAAACTTCGAATCTTCTCTCTAGCCTTAGCTCATCCTGGGTTCCGGCTAGGTTGTAAGTATGTGAGCATATTCCTAAAACATCACTCGGAGTATATACTCTTTTAGCTCTGCCAAAGTACTCCAATATGTCATCTGACACTATTATGTCTTCTTCAGCTAGAATAGTGAAGTCAGATCCATTATTAAATGAGTAGTTAAGAGCTCTCCAAGGATTACCAAGAACCCCATGCTTGTGGGTATTCTCGTGTATAGTAATGTTTAAGGTAGACTCTTCCATTACTCTAAGCATCTCTGACTGTCTATCACTTGGATCTAAGAATATATCAATTTCTGTATTCTCTATTCCGCGTACCCTAGCCCAGCTCTCTAAAGACCTTCTAAGGTAAGGTGCACGTCTATGAGCTGTAAATACTATATTAATGCTCAAAGTTGTTCACCTAGAGGCACATAAGTAATAGTAGAAGAAATGTGTACTATGTACCTAAAGGGATCTACTACTACGCTGCCTTCAGGAAATTTTAGATACTCAAATGCAGAATGCTTTGTACCCACTAAGTATACGGCAGGTTTATTGAGTGCACTCTCTACACTTTCAGCACCATCTATATACGGGTCTACTTGAGTAGAGTCTCTTCCCATATAAGATAAAAGATTTCCTACCAGTGTTGCTGGTGAACCGTTTACTAGGTTAGACTCTGGCTTATAGGCCTTACCCAGAATAACTACGGGCAGTTCTCTACTATCGGAGTAAGAGTACAGCAGGTCAGCTAACCACTGAGCCTGGTCTTCACGAGCTTTCGAGACAAACTCGAAAGGGTCAGCTGACAACTCTAAAGTGTCAGCAAGCCAGGACATTGCTATATTATCCCTTGGGTGACAAGAACCACCATCCCCCATCCCTCCGCGCATATAGGTTGGACTTATTACACGCTCTGTAGCTAGGGAAAGTCCATCAATAACGCTGTCACAGTCTGCTCCTATCTTGTGACAGATCTCCATCATAGTGTTTCCAAATACTACCTTCATAGAGATAAAGCAGTTGTAGGCTACTTTAGTCAATTCTGCTGACTTTATATCCATTATGCATACTGGACGATCATGCACTGTAGAATAGATAGACTTTAATAGGTTAACGGAACTGTTATCGAAGTTATCATGCCCCACTAATACAAACTCTGGGTTAAGAAAGTCATTAATAGTCGTTCCCATAGCTATAAAGAATGGGTTATAAACTAAGTCTACATAAGTATTAAGAACTGGTTTTATATAGGTGTCCATAGACCCTGGCAGTGCAGTTGATATAATTACAAGAGTTATATTCTTCTTTAGTTCTGCTGCTGCCGCACTTATAGATTTTGCAGCAGTAGATAGCCATGTGTAATTGAAATCCTTCTTCTCAGTAGGCATCAAGGTTTCGCCGCCATAAGCAGAATCGTGTGGTGTCTGTACGGCGCAAAATACAATATCAACTTCGCGCACCACATCTGCTACTGTACTACAAAGAGTCAGATTATCAAGACTTAACTCAGATAATCCATTCTCAAAAGGGTTATCATGTAAGACGGCTATATTTTCAGGCGCTATGTCATATCCATATATGATATGACCGCCCTTATCTGCCAGAGCTAGAGCACAAGGAAGCCCAAGCTTTCCTAAACCTACCCAACCAATACTAGTCATATCACGCCGTCTATCTTATTAGTCCTGAAGTAGTAATGATACATTATACTGTCTACATAATGCTGAGTTTTAATTATCTTCTTAGCTCTCAGAGCCGAAGCCCATCTGCTGTCTTCGCCATCACCACCTGATAATTTCACAGTGGAAGCTAAGTCTTTACGAATAGGATTTAAATGACTTAAATCCCTATAGTACCCTTTATTATCTTCCCACCAAGAGTCGTATTCTAGCGAGTGATACGTCGGTTTTTGAGGGTTGCCGTCTATGTACAATTGCAACTGAAAGCCAATATAGTCTACACTACTCAGGTTTGGATATATCTGTTCTACATAATCTTCGGCTACCAAATCGTCATCATCTATAAAATTAACATAAGACCCATTAGCGGAGTCTAATAGGTCTTGGCGATTCTCACCCAGTGATATGCTAGTATCATTAGTTTTCACTGCTAGTTCTATGTCTTGGTATCCTTTTATCTGAGGCTCTAAGACTTCCAACAGCCTAGATAGAAAATCAACTCTCGAAGGCTGAGTTAAAATTAATAAAGACCATTTCATTAGAATGCTGCAATGAACTCTCTAAGCTTCTCAGCATCTAGTTCTCTGTCTCTTTGCATTGACTCATACTTTCCTGTCACGTCATCCGCCCAATGTCTCACTAGTCTCTCCTGGTGTGTCTTGTCCCAGGTACCTTTACCGGCACAAGGATGCATATGCTCTGTATAAAGGTCTGGTAGAAATACTTTACGGCCTATTCTTACTGCTAAGTCAGTCAACCATGTGTCATTGAAGTCTGAGGAAAAGTATGGAGGCACAAAGTACCCTAAAGCCTCTGTCCAGTTTCTATGAAGGAAGCTATGAGTTGCCAGTGCCTCCCCCTGAATACCATCCTCACCATGAACTAATACTATCTTATCAGGAACTTTTGCGAATTCTGCCTTGACTTGGCTGTCCCAGTGCGCAGTTCGGAATACTATGTCATCACCACAGTGCATATTTATCTCGGAATTAGAATACTCATAACACTTATTCCACATCTCAGATAATACTATGCGTGGTCCTAGGACCACTGTACAGTCTAACTTCCATATCATATCAGCGGATGCTCTGTCATCTTCATCCACATAAAATATGAACTCTACTTCGTTATCTGATGTAGATCTAGCGCTATCAACCATACGCTTTATATTATCAGGGCGCTCTCTAGTTGGCGTAAGTAAAGAAATAGTCACTTTGTCCAAGTCTTTCCACCACCGTGGCCGTAGTCATCACAGTCATCATAGGTAGTCTTATATGCACTACGAGAGGCATGATGAAACACTACAAGCCCTTCTGGATTCATAAAGCCTTTAGACGCCTGTGATCCTGTTACCTGCAATTCATATTTCACTGTTTCAATAGTGTTTGTACTAAATGAACCAACAAACAACTCAGGAACCATTCCAAGACCTTCTACCTCAGAAAGGTTGGTGTCTCTCCATCGCAGTGTGTTAAAAAGTGAGAATCTACGTTCCCCTTTAGTCAACCCATACCCTCGCTGAACTCCGCTACCCCACCATTCCCCGAAGTGTAGTCCTTCTCCAAGAACTTTGGCTAAGTCTTTGCCATTCTTCTCTACCCAGGAAGCAAATCCAAAGTTATCATCACCGGGATAGATCAACCGCTTGCGAGATTGGGCAGTCACTCTATAAGTAGAACCACCTACAGTTACTACACCTCTGTCATCTCCCCAGTCCATCATATCATCATATGGAATTAAAGGAGTAACATGAACACCGGCATTTGTTCCATCGATTTTTTCCGTAATTGTCATGTCACGATTAAGCCGTGCCAGACTTGGAAATCCTACAAACTCTACTTCAGACATTATTCTCCTTCATAATATCCATCAGCATGACTACACCCATACTAAGGGCGGAAGTATCGTCCGCCATACGAAGTTTTATCTTAAGATCCCACATTACCCGCATTGCTGCGAATAAAACAGGAGAGGGTATGCGTGCAGCTAGTCTCTCTCTTATCTTAAGAGAGGTGGCTTTATGGGTGGTCTGTCCGCCTTCTTTAATAACCATTATGTCTCTTATAACCTGTACTAGAGAGTTTAGCACAGAAGTAGGATTACCACTAGTAGTTACTTGATTGTCTAATAACTCAAAAGATTTTATAGTGTTTCCCTCTACTACAGCCTCTAATAGATGAGGTGCGTAGTCTGGATTTCCAAACAGCTCTTCATACTGAGCAATAGTAACTATATTAGATCTACTTATCTGATCTAAAGTCATCAGTGCATCCCTTAGAGCCCCATCAGCCCTATCTGCTATTCTAATAATAACCTCATCTTGGATCTCTAACTTCTCTACTTGATTAATCTCATAGAGGCGTCTAGCTATAATTTCTGGGGATACCTGATGGAATTGAAAAGTCATACAACGACTTCTAATTGTCTTTATTATCTTGTCTGATTCAGTACTGACTAGTATAAATACTACATTGTCTGGACATTCTTCCAGAGTCTTTAAAAGCGCATTAGAGGCTGCCGTAGAAAGGCCATGCGCCTCGTCCAGCACCAGTACTTGACAAGTACCTGGTACCGCGTATAGAATCTCTTCCTGGAGTCTTCTAATGTCCGCCACTAGCCCGTTAGTGGATGCGTCTATCTCTCTATAGCTCATAGAAGAGTCTTCAAATACTGCCTGGCATGAGTCACACTTACCACACGGTAAGTCACCTTCAGCCTCGCAGTTAAGAGCAGCCCCTAATACTCTGGCAGTCGAGGTCTTTCCACACCCTCTCGGACCAGTGAGCAGCATTACGGGAGGAGTAACGCCCTTCTCCACCATCTTCTTTAATAACTGAGCGACTGCTTTCTGACCTACTATCTCATCAAAGTTCTTGGGTCTATAAGACAAAGCTAAACTTTGCACACTTACCTCCTAGAACTCCTGAGCTACTGTGTATCCATTGCTGTCTAATGAGTATCTATAAGCTTTATCTGCAACTTCTGCAAAGTCTTTTTGGTGTGTGACCATTATTATTTGAACTTTGGCTTTGTCTACTACCTCTCGTAGAAACTCTGCGAGGACAGGTAGATATGAGTCTGACACGTGTGCAAAAGTCTCATCAAGTACAATGATAGCAGATTTTCTGGACTTGTCAAGCAGAAGTACTACTAGTCTAAGTAGAAAGCCAGCTACGGCCGCTATACCTCCGCCCATAGCACTTAGAATGTCCGCCTCTCTGACTCTTCCGTCTGGAAGAGTTGTCTGTATCAAGAACTCAACTACTGGAGTTTTTCCTTTCACTGACTGCTGTACCTTGAAGTTAAGATTACTACCGAATATCTTCTGTAGCCCCTGGCTGACTAATAATTCTATCTGTTCTTGGGCTTCTCTCTGCCTGTCCTCGCCTAACTGAGATAATATACCTGCTGCTTTCTCCATAGATTCTGAAATTCTAGTAAGTTCTTCTATTTCTGTCTTTAATCTAGTATTAGTCTCAGTTACTACTTTTGCTGCTCCAATATCCTGCATTAGCTGCTGCTTTTTATCAGAGTACAGAGATATTGCCTGCAAACTGCGGTATGACGGCATATATACGTTTCTCCTCATCCTTCAACAACAGAAGTGACTTTCTTGACTTGGTGTCATCTCCTAGATAGAAATGGCACTCAGTAGACTCAACTGCCCTTACTAAGGAAGTCAGATACTTGTGGTTAATTACTAGTTGTCTATCTTTTCCTGTCCATGTGGACGGAATAGTATCTGAACACGTGTTGCCGAAGTTGTCTCTAGAGGTAACAGTTACAGACTTAGAAGACAAGTATAAACCTATGGCGTCAGTCTTGGTATCTGCATTTATACGGACTCTATCAACTGCTTTTAGTATCTCAGCATGACTAACTATAAACTCTTGCTTATTTTCAAGAGCTGGCCGTAGAAGAATCTGTTCTACATTTGGAAAACTAGATGCCAATTTCTTAGTTAGCACACAAGTGTTTCCTGCCATGTAGATACAGTGATTAGGAGAATCTGCTAATCCCACAGTAGTTATATTGTCATCTTTAACCAATTCCCACACTAGATTTACTGACGAATGTGGGATAGAAGCACTGAAGTCTCTTGGAAATGAATCTCCGAGGGAAGCCTGCGACAACCTCGATCCGTCACAAGCAGTCATAGACCCTTTCCGTATGCTCAGCATCCGCAGTGTAGGACGTAGAGGACTGTCAGCTATAGACTTTCGTGTTGCTCTTATAGCTGACCTGAAACTATCAGCCGACATTTCTACTTGTGGCTTTACTAGCTTTGGAATTTTCGGGAACTCTACTGTGGGTACCTTTATAGTCCAAGAAGTCATGTCGGCAACTATGGTGACAACAGTACTCTCTAGTGTAAGTTGCAGAAGTCCCTGTGGCGCTAATCTCACAATATCTCTAAGTTTTCCCGCAGGCACTAGAAAATGGAAAGCCTCCTCAAATTTACCTGGCAGACTAGTTATAACCGTATTTGCCTGGTCAGATGCTGTTACTGTTATCTTATCTTTTTGGACTACTACTTTAAAGCACTCAAGGGCCGGGTGACCTTGAGATACAGCACCATAGGCCACATCAATAAGTTGTTTAAAATCTGTTTTAGATATATAAAGATCAGACATCTGCTAATTTCTCTTCAGCTTCGGTCAATAGTGTCTCTACCATATTTTCTTTTTCTTTTAAAAGTTCAGTCAACTCAGTTATTGTAGATATGCCATACTTTTCTTTAAGTTGTTTTGTTATTGAGTCTAACTGATCTGTAGCAGTATCTCTGGCTGCCTCTGCCTTCAATCTTGCCAGCTTATGCCTGTCTGCTCTCTTCTTAAGATCTTCTATACGCTTCTCAGCATCTACTATGTCCAACTTACTCTCCCGTCGCTCTGGCGCTTAAACTTCTCACACGCATGTGAGACATCACAATAGTTTAAGCAGCCAGAGTCACTTTCTTTTGGGGAGACATCGTTTCTCCAAATACTGTGAGCATAATCTATTATCTTATGCATTAAGTTAAGCTCATGCTGCTCAGTTATCTCTAGTGGCTTTATCTTCTCTTGGCACATTGGCTGTATTAGAGCCGTCTTACTAGGAGCTCTTCTGTACTTGCCTTTTACCATGACATGGTAAAATACCAGCTGAGCTATAGTTGTCTTGTAATAATTTTCATTCTCTGTCGCCTTTAAATCATAGATCGCCAGCAGTTCTGGCGCATCTATGAATATGTCCAGAATGCCAATCATCTGAATTTTACGCGGTGTACCGTCTAATCCTGGAATAATTATATCTGTCTTTAGATGCTTATCAGCTTCCACATCAGGCAGATACGGTACGACCAAAGAGTTTAATAAAGGAACTGAATTATCTAGAAGGGTTTTACACCACTCAATAGACTCTTGTTTGTCCGTTCCACTCTTCCATCTTACTATACCTGACCCACTTTCCAACTGTTCTTGCTGACAGAGGCTTACAAACTCCTCAACACGATCTGCCATACTCCAGGAGTCACGGTTATCATCCTGTAACCACTCACGTAATATTCTGTCAGTTACTGTGCCCCGAAAGAAGACTCTGACATCACCAGAGGGGTTTCTATGGCCAGTTGACTGAAGCCATGCTTTCTGCTTACAGTGTTCCCATGTCTTTAGTCTAGACCATGAAACTTTCAGGATATCATCAGACATTATAATCACTCAAATCCAGGACTACTACACCAGAAAAAGTATTTCCGCCGTCAGGTTCTAGTCTTCCCATGTTTCCCACCCTGAGTGCTGGAACTCCTACAGACTCTGCAGCTCTACATGTGTCTGGCCAGTCGTCTAAGAGCAGTATTGGTTCTTTTCCCTCTGCTCTTAGTTTTAATATATAATTAACCTTTATATCTGCATTTGAATCTTCATTTCCCGCTGGACGCAGTGTAAGAAAGTGGTATGGAAGATTATTTTTACGCAGCCACATTTCGGTCTCTAGAAGAGCCGAACCATCACGACCAGATATATAATGAATCTCGCATTTTGATATTAAAATTCTTGTTAGAACAGCAACAGACTCTATCACAGTGTCTCTAATGCATGCCTTAGCATAAACACTCCAAGTACTGAATTGATCTACTGTAGGTGCAAGATTATAACGATGACTAGTATCAGCTATAGTTCCATCAAGATCAACTAGAACTACCTTTTTCATATTCACTCCTTAGTTGGAGCTAATTATAGCACACTACGCTTCATCAATCAAGTCCTGAATTACTGTTTCCAACTCTGTCCCTAGTTCTAAGGATCTTATATACTCCATTACTGAAGAAATCGTAGTGATGTCTATAGAGACCTGACCTATCGAGGCTAGGAAGTCATCTAGTTTCACTTGAGCCTCTCGTTTAGTCTTTTCTTCCATACGAAATATGTCTTCGGCCTTCTGAGTCTTAAGCGGAATTTTTCTAAACTCCCCATTTAAACTATTCCACAAAGTCACAGCAACTGACCTCTTGAGATTTGACTCGTCGAGACTGCCCCGGCTGAGAGCTCCATTATTGCAGAACTGAACTCCATCCACCTTATACATTCCGTGAGGATTGTGGACGTGACCGTAAAAAACCGATCCCCTGTTACCCATGGCGGAAGCCCACTTGCCTGTATCATAGTATTCATAAGGTAATTCTTTTCCTGGAGGATACAGAGGAGCATGAGTTACTACTAATGTTTCATATTCTCCAAATGAGTCCGATGCTCTGTAATCACTAAGAGAACTAGAAACAGTATCATCATTAAAACGTTGTAACCAGGGAACTCCATATACATTATTATCGAGCCATCCCTGAAGTCTCTCTGCTCCGGCCTTAAACAACGTGCCTAATGGTTGCGAAGATATAGAATCCAAGCGATCATGTGAAAGGTCATGATTACCGGGTACTATACTCAATCCATCAGGATAGGCCTGAACTACCTCTATAGCACTCTGTACCAGAGCATGGCTATTGCGACCTGGTGTCTTGAGATGAAATATATCTCCGGCCCATATCATATGAGCTTCATACTCTTTAGCTAACTCTACAGTTTGCCAAAGTAACTCTAGAACCTCATCAAGATAACCTTCTTTTCTTGATGCCGGACTATTATCTGCCAGATGAAGGTCTGCGCAGAGTAAGATGTTGCTCAATCGTCTGTATTTCCGGTTACTAGGTTCAACGCTAACTCAGTAAATGCCCTACTAAGAGCCAGATTATGAGCATATTCAGGATCATGTGCATCAGTAGGATGCCTCTTAGCATCGCCTACACCCTTGTAATCTTTACCGTCATAGTCCAGGCTTACCACAGCTATTGTAGCTTCCTCTGTTTGAACTACTAGGTGAGCTAGGTCGCTGTACTGAATGCCATTAAGATTATATGTCATTTGTTTTCCTTCTCTTGTCTAACTACGTCTCCTCGGTCATCTGTTCCTAGGCCGAGTCTTTCAAACTCCATCAGAGTATTAAGATGAAAAGCTGCATGCGCTAAGTGGTGCAGGCCTGACTCTTTATCCCACGTTTCTCCTGAGCGCCATAGATTTATATGCCCCAATAAGGAACTAATACTGTATGACCAAGCATATCCTTTACGCCAGTTTTCAGCATCGTATTTTGCCGCTCCCTGGCCATAAGTTCTAGCAATTTCTGACTGTGGCCACACAGGCACCAATGAGTAGTGTTCAGGCTTAGTGCCCTTCTGACCTCCAGTAGACGGATCAGTGACTCTTACTTCAGCAGCTGCCCCAGATCGTGCTTCTCTGTTAAAGCCATCTTTCTTCTTTATTTGCTCTATACCATCTATCTTAAGAGAACTCAGTTGAGCTAGTACTCTATCTGACTCCCGCATGTCGGGCACTCACCTAACTCTTCTAAAACCTGCTGTAAGTCTATTCCGGCTGAAGTTTCTGCACTTAAATACTCATTGCACTCATTGCTATACTTATGACGTCTAGCGTATGCTGATTTTATACTAAGTGCTATAGCTTTAAAAGTCTTTAAATCATCATATGCGATAAGTAGACTATCAATTGAAACTTCTGGTAATATACCTTTAATATTACCTAATTCTTCTAGTCTATCTTTAAGTACTTTAAGATCTTCTACCTCTGTTTCTAGCAACTGTACTTTCTTTAAGAGAGCATTTGCTTCCTTTAATGCTGCTGTTCTTATTTTTAAAGTTTCAATGCTAGTTAACTTGTCTGAAATCTCATCTAAGTCCTTATTTCTAAGCCTTAAGTCACTATTAGCCACTGTTCTACGTCTATTTGCTTTACGCACAGCCTCAAATATAGTTATTACACTAGTCAGTTCACCTAATGTACGGGCTACTTGGGCTCCAGGTGTAGTCAGTAAGAAAGGAGAGTCATGTTGACCTGCAAAGTTTATTGAACTTCCATCCCTGACTGGTGATATTCCTATTATAGATGTTACTTCTTCAGGAACATCACCAGCTAATTTAGTGAACTCTCTATCTGTCTGGCCTGATTGAGTTATTCTATAACTAGATGAAGTGTCTGATTTCTCTAGGGTCACCTTATAAGTATCAGCTACAGCTGATACTGAAGCAGTCTTAAATCCCATAGTAATACAGGAAGAACCTCGTATGTTACTAGCCAGAGCCTGTATAGCTCTGACAGTCGCCGATTTTCCACAATTAGAATTTCCTACTATTACTGTTAAAAGTCCTAAGTCTAGATGCACATCTTTTAAAGACTGAAAGTTATGAATATCTATACTAGATAGCATCTGTCTCACGATCACACGTATAGTCTATTATCCACTCTACTATGTATCCCTCATCTAGTAATCTTTCGTAATCTGTAGCAAGATCATTATAGTCTATGACTGGTCCGTACACCCAAAAGTCACAGTTAGGAGACTCGAATCCTGTTCCTCTGGAAAATTCTCGTGTTGGAGAATCCTCAACTTCTTCTACCGGAAGCATCTCTGCTACAAGGTACCAGGCCATACTACCCTCCTAGCTGTGACTATTGGATTGATCATACCACTTTTTTAATCCGATGGCAAGAGCCGCAGCGGGCAGAGGCCACATGGGGCAAGTCGCCGCCCACACTCATTAACTTTGCTTGTTCTAAGGGGTCCATGCTGGTATCATTAGCAACTGCTGTTATAGCCTGCATGAGAGAGTACATAGTGAGACTATCATCTTCTACCATATTCTCAATTATTCTCTTTTGGTCTCTTGCAGGAAGTGTATAGTCCTCAAAGAGATCAGTCAATATTTGATTAATGTCTCCTTCTATAGACTGATGTGCCATGTCTTGAAGCATATGTTGAGAATTTTCTAATGGCTCAAGTATACTATTTACCGTCTCTCTAGCCCAGTCATATACATCTAGCCCATCGCCTCCAGCATTTCTAGTCCATGTTCCAGATGAGGCCTTGGTGTCTATAGCACCGTTAGTACACCACCAGCGGAATAGATAACCATTCACACTAGTCTTACCCTTCCCTGTTAAAGAGTTGAATAAGCTGAGACCAATTAGCCACTCGTCATCCTCAACTCCTGTATCCTCAACAGTGAATCGGCGTGAAGGAATTATCAGCCTGAGATGTGTGCCTGCTAGAGCATGGTGAAATTTCGTATCTACTAATATCTCTTCCTCACCATAGCGGTCTTCAATTCCTTCTAAAACATTATCTAGTATTCTCAAATTGGAGAAAGGTTTAATTGACTGACGAGTCACTGCTGCTGCTTTTCCTTTTGTAACAAGTAGTTTCGCGGGACGATTGCCCAATCCCTGCTCATTGTACCAATAATTTAAGTCAGGCTCTATAAGCCTAGCAGGAGCCCGCTTCACATAGGCAGCAGGTAGCCCACATAGGGAGGTTGCTTGTAAAATGGCATCCTTTGACATAGGAAGTTCCACGCCGCCCATTGAAACTTGGACCTGTACCTCTGCTGTTCCTTCTATAGTGTCTAATCCATGGTTCCAGCCATCCTCAAGAATAAAATGTACATTTCCTTCATCTAAATTATACTCTCTGAGAGGCTCTGATTCGGCTAATGTATCTTTTACCTGACTTAGCGGTATTAACTTATCACGCATTGTATCCAAGGTTATCATCTGAAGTCTACCTTTCCAAGGTTGAATGGATCATCATCATCTTCATCAGTTTCTACTACACTTGGGGCATTCTCTGATGATATTTTTATCAAGTCTACAGCATAGTCAATTACAAGTTGGCGCCACTCATTATGGCCATCTGCATACTGTAGCAATTTATCTTCCCCCTGAAAAGCTCCTGGCTTACCTGCCGACTCTGGCAGTCCTGGGAGAAGAAGTTCTGGAGTTTTACTGAAGTAATACCAAGCACCTGTCTTAGTTACTTTATTATGACTAAGCAGCACCTGCAATGCTGACCAAAAGTTATCAAACCCTTTGCCATATCTTACTTTAACTACGCAACTCTTTTTAGGTGTGCCTACTTTATTCTTAACCATAGTTACTTTAGTCTCTGTAGCTACACTAACCTCTTCCATTTCATTAGTTAGAGCATTGTATCTCTTACCTTTACTAGTTGAAATGGGAGCAAACTCAATACGAACGCTAGAGTAGAACTTGGGAGCAAAGCCTCCATTAGTTGTCTTAGTAGTCACTCTCACATAACCTGTTGGTATGCTTTCCTTCATATGATTAATTAAGATTAGAGTACAGTCATTTACAAACAGGGAATCTACTATTTGGCCTAGGAACTGTCCCATTACCCTAGCTTGGGCTGCTACTTGTACCTGGCCAGTGTCAATCTCTAGAGTAGACTCCGGCTGAGCCTCTGCGACGGAGTCCCATATTACCAGTCTAATATGCCCAGTGCCTACTAGTTCTCTGGCTAAGTTCGCGCCTTTTTCTAAACTTCTAGGCTGTGTTACTATAACACTGTCATGAAGCAGGTCTAGGCCTAAAGAAGCACAGTAGTCCACATCTAGGGTGTGCTCATAGTCTATATATAGAATTCTATCTGTTGAGTCTTCTAAAATAATTTTCTGTTGTAAGGCAGCAGCAGTCTGAAGGGCCAGTGTCGTTTTACCACTAGAGGTTGGCCCATAGGCTTCTATTATACGACCCACTGGTAGGCCATCTACACCTACACTATGGTCAATTGACATGTTGCCTGTAGTAAGACCTTTTACCTCATCTACCACGTCATCAAAGGTTCCCGCCTTTAGGCCTGCCTTTGAATACTTCTTAAGGATATCTGATATCTCAGAACGGCCTTCATTCTTTTTAACTGCCACTAGAGTATCTTTCTAAGCGTGGAATATTTTCAATGGCCGCAGTTATAGATCCATACTCTTCTCCTACGGACAATATGTAACGACTTATCATAAAAGCATCCACGTAATCTTCCATTGTCTTTCTAGCATCTACTCTATCTTTACCGTGTAGATCTTTATGCACTAACTCTGGAGGAAGATAACTGTACTTCTGATCAGCTACTAACTTTATTGCCTTTTTATCCCCTTTTTTAACACCTTCTGGCTTAAGCCAGTGCTGCCACAGCATAGGAGGAATAAATACAATCCTATCTTCCATCCCATATTGCGTCACCAGGTATATTATAATTCCCTGAAGTCTGTAAACATCCCTTACTGTCTTAGTCTGTCCTATGGCAAAAGGAAGATCTTCTATTACAAGTAAGGAATCATCTGACTTCTTTAGTCCGCTAAACTCCAGGGCTACTTTTTCGGCAAACTTAAATGCAGAAGACTGCCAACTATGCCACTGGTTTACTACTTCTCCATCACTCCCGATCTCGCAGCCAGCACTAAACTTAGCAGCGAGATCTAGAGCAATGAATGGAGTACTCACAGGTCTGTGAGATCCCCAATTAAGTCCTCAAAACTCAAGGACTCTCCGGCAGCATCATCAAGTGATGGAGTAGGTGCAGGAGTAGAGTTGTCTAGAGTAGGAGTTTCATTACTTGATCCAGCCTGAGCTAGAATCTGATCAGTGTTAGAAATTGCCACACCATTAACTATATCCCAGTTTCTCTTAACACGGTTAACTAGAGACTCTACTTGAGCTCTATCCTTGACTTGAGCTATTGCCTTAGATAGGTCATTATCCTCGATACGATTTTCTTTGAATGTCTCCATAGTCTGTGACTTTCTAGCGTCATCAGCTAACCATTCAGCAGTTTGAGAAATCATAATATTAAACTTCTGGTAAGTCTCATGCTCACAAGGACCTAGAATCAAATCATGCTTCTTAAGGTCATAATTTCCTTCTTTGACCAAAGCGCGAAGTTCTGCATACTTAGCTGCTCCAAATACCCACACTTCTGCGGATACCCCGAACGGCTTCTGTACTTCTGAAGAACCTGCTTTAGTATTATACTTAATTATGTTCAAGGCATACTTAGGTTGGGGACCACGAAACCGGTCAAACTGCGTAGAAGCCTCGCAAGCAGGGCAATTCTTAACATCCACACCTTGTTGGAATAGTGTCTCTTCATCTCCCAGGCACTGGAATGAGGCTACAAACTTATCTTTCCAGTCTTCGTAGGTGCTCTGATCCTTACGCTTTCTTACTTCCATAACACCTTTGCCATCTAGAATCACTGGCTCTACCAACTGATGTACAAAAGCCTCATAAGGTGTCTCAAGAACACAAACACGAGCCTTGTCGCCCGTCTTCAGCTTAAGTTTGGGAAAGGAATCTCCACGGTTGAAAGCTGGTGAAACTTCATCTGTAAAACTAATTCTACCCATTTAATTTATCTCACTTATCATTATAAGGTTGGATCTGAAATGTTCTAAGCCATGTTCTATGATCTTGTAATATGTCATTTATGCCTCTAAAGGCTACCTTTATAACATCGGAGGCCTCATCTAGCAGGGCTAAAACTTCTTCTGCCTGACGTAGTTTTCTACGGCTGTCTAGCACTGCTAAATCTGCTTCCGCATACCTCTCACGAGGCCCTTCGTACTGATCTCTATTGCGGGCAGAAGACTTTTTCATGTCTACTATAGCAGTAGACCATTTATCATCTACTGATGCTTTTAATACGGCCACATATCTAAGTACCTTAGATCTTCTTCGTAAGATCTTTATACTTATCTCTTCTACACGATCTGACTTTGCCCTAGCATCTAGTAAAGAGTCTAGTACTATCTGTGGGATAGCTTGTGATGACGGAAGACTAACTTCTAACCTTAACTGTAGAACCTCATCTAACAGATCAGCTATGCCAGAAGTTAATTCATCCAAATAAGTCATCTATGCCTTAGTTGCTAGCGCAATCTTACTTTTAACAAGACCTGTTAAATCTTGTAACCTGATTGCTAGAGCTCTTGGAACATCTAAGTCTCTAGCCTTCAAAGCTAACACATACTCTACTGTCAGTAGTCTTTCAGCTTCTGCTGAAAGTATAGCATAGGCAGTACTTAATGTCAAACTTTCTGGTGACCTATCATTCTCAAGAAGGAGTCTTAATAAGTCATCTTCATCTAGTTCAACATCAACTTTAGCCCAGCTACAAGACTTTAACTCCTCAGAAAATCCTTTTGTTACCTTCATGCTACCAACTCCCACTTACCAGTTTCTGTCTTATGAATATCTTTACAAGATCCCCAGCGTTCCCAGGTATGCCAGTCTGCCACCATATCTGGCCATCCCTGAACTGGGAAGACCACCGCTGGTTCTAGGAGTGAACACACTGTATCTAGATCTACACTCTTGTGCACATAGAATTCTAGAGCATCATGTATATTCATTACTAGATGAATTTTATCCGCCAGACCTGCTGCTTTTATAGCTTTAGTGGCCCGGACCATGGCAATCTTAGGTACATCTCCCGTAGCTGATCCTTGAATCACAGTATTGAAGGCCATTCTATCAGCCTTACCCTGGGCATAATGACTCTTATCCTGATAATCCCAAATAGTCATCTTGCGCCCGAATTTTGTTATGGAATATCCATTCTTACGGCCTAGTTGCATACACTTATCAATATATCTCTTGATATTTGGATAGGCCGCATACCATCTATCTTGAAGATCCTGCGCTTCTTCTTCAGAAGTTCCCATACTCTCAGCGAGTGCCTTAATTCCCTGCTGATATACTGTTGCAAAGTTTAGAGTCTTACCTCTTTGCCTTTTAACAGGATCTACCTGATCTGCTGGTATCTGGAACATAAGCATGGCACTTTTAACATGGACATCCTCACCGTTAGCAAATGCCTCCAAAAGAGCAGTCTCATTAGCCTCGCCAGCAATCGCTCTCAACTCTGCTTGCCCGTAGTCAAACCCGACAGCGTAGTAATCCTCAGGACATACTACGGCATCACGAAAACAGAACTCTAGAAAGGCGTTGCCAGACTCATACCGTGTCATTTTCTTACCGGCTAAAGGTCCTTCTTTATATGAGATATTGCCCCCTGGTAATTGCTGATAACCAGGTTTAGATACTGAGAATCTTCCAGAGATTACAAATACTTGATGATGACTAGGATGTGTTAGACCCTCATGCTCAATATCATAACTGAAGTCTCTCTCATACTTATCGAGATATGATCCTATTAGTTTATTAACTTCTCGCCACTCTAGCAAACTTCGTATTACTGGGTGTTTCTGAGCTAGGCCTTCTAGAGCAACCGTGTCTGTTGACATTTTGGGCTCAGTAGAGTCTCTAGTACCCTTAGTGTACCTAGTAGTAGAAAATCCCAGTCTGTTATATAAAAGATTTTGTACTTGAGCAGGTGAGTTAAGGTTTACAGTGACTGGTTCTCCTAGCATCTCTGAGAAAGTATCCTGAATATTGGATAGTTGTATATCTTTGAATACTTTAGCATGCTCACTTACATCTCTCATGAACTTCCAGTCGAAGTAAACTCCAAATCTTTCCATTTCATACACTACATAGAGGACTTGCATCTCTAACTTGTATATGAAATGATCTTTCACAATAGGGTAGTGTTTATTATGAAGCGCAAGAGCCCACAGAGCATCTTCACAAGCGTAGTCTATTACTTTAGAATTCAACTCAAGCACGTTGAACCGTATAATACTCTTCTTACTGTCAGGAAGATCTGGAAAGAGTTCATGAATCTCGGTCATTTGATGTCCGAATATTTCAAATACTAATTTCTTAAGTGCATTACTCTTATAGGCAGAGACTATAGCAGCTTCTATCAGAGTACATGAAAATATTGGGAAAGGTTCTTTTCCTACTATTTCTATACCAAGATACTCTATAAGCCAGGGAACTAGGAAACTTAACTCGAACTTTGCATTGTGAGCTATTACTAAACCTGACTTAAGAAGTGGCCATATAATCTCAGCTACTTCTTTATTGTCTAAGTTCTCTTCAGCATAGTCATGCCGTAACGGTATATATCTAGCCCAATCAGTTGAATTAGCTACACTTATTCCTACTACAAAGCCTTCTTGCGGATGAGTGGCCGCGTCTTTCCTGTCAGGACCATCATACCCAGTCTCAATGTCAAGGCCCACAGGTGTTCCTTCAGCTAGGAACTTGTCCACTATGGACTTTAGCTCTTCTAGTGTGTGCACTAAGCCGTAATTACGAAGCACTACCAGATTCCTTTAGTTTTCTCAAGTCAAAATGTAAATTAATAAGTTCTGTTTGTAGCTCATGTACTTTTTCTTCTGTTTCTTTTTTCTCAGTTGTATGTTCTACTATTAATCTCTCATTTTCATTTATTAAACTACTTATTTTATCTTCTAACAAAGTTTTTACTTCTCTAAACTCTGAGGCTTGTCTCTTCTTTGATTCCTCAACCTCGTCTAGGCCATGTTGTAGTAACTCATTAACTCTAGCTACATTACCCAATTCTAGACTTTGAAGAATGTATGGTTCCCGTCTTTCATTACGCCTATCAGCATTCTTAGCCGTCTTCTCAAGTCTTTTTGAGGTCCAAAAGTTATAGAGTAGTACAGTCGCGCCAGAACTACCGACAGCGCTAGCTATACCCACTAAGTCAATCATCGCACTTTGGACCTTCCAGCATTATTCAAGCTCAGGGTATAAGATTCGAACTTATGACCTTGGGATTAACAATCCCCTGCTCTGCCGACTGAGCTAACCCTGATAGATATTATATTTTAGACCAGGTATGGTGTCCTCGTATCATATGTCCTGCTGTTGATCTAGCAACACCATACTAATTCCCCTAAATCTTCTTGAGCTTTCGGCCAGAGATTCGAACTCCAATTGTCGGTACCAGAAACCGGTGTCCTGCCATTAGACGAGCCGAAACCGAAGGATGCTGTACAGCATCCTTTGGAGATAAGGATCACGCTCCTAAGCCGAAGGACTAATTTCAAAGGCAATCGACATAGGGCCATCCCCCTCTCTGTTAATCTGAGTGGAGGACAAACGTCCCTTGTTATATACTACCATGAAGCCTCCAAGGTGTCTAGATCCTAGGCTTACTTTTCTAACATCGACTCTACCACATGAGCACTAGTACCTCCAGAATGCCTTCTGATATGCCTTGACGGTAGTAAGACTCAAGGTAAGCCAGTACCTGGTGATTTCTTACTAAGTCAGTATAAGAGTATCTTTTAAAGACTGGCAGCAATGAGCTAATTCTATACATAGGAATATTTGTACCTGCGTCTAGTTTAGAATTTGCAGGTATTTCTTTTAGTTTTTCTATTAACCCTAAACTGTAATCTAAATATGACAACACAGCGCCCACAGAAGAAGCCTGTATTGTTGAAATGGCTTTTATTGCTGAGTTTTTATCTCTTTCCAGCAGCGCTTGACTAAACTCTACTGGTGTTTCTTCATCTAGACTCTGAATAGTGTCTATATTTAGTTCTATATCAGTCATTTCAGGCAGTAATGTTTTTATCTTTTTACAGACATCATAGGTGGCTAAAAGATTTCCATTTTTGTATTCTAATAGTCTTTTTGCTGTACTGTCTGAAAGATTTCCTATACTAGACACCCAACTTAACTTATGCTCTAGCTTAGCCATCACACATTTTATAACTACAGCCCTAGGAGTTTTCATAGCCTTATTATCAGATTCTTCATTAGCTACTAATAGAAGAACTGTTTCTGGACTATATTTTGAGTACTTAGCAAGCCAGTCAGTTAGCCTAGGAGCGTCACTGAGTTTCTCTGCATTTATAATTTCTATAAATCTAAAAGAACCATCAGTCAAGGACCGACTATACACAGTATCCCATATCTCAGTCTCTGGATCACAAGCAGCATCAAATGCATAAGTGTCTAAAGGCAGTGCGGCAGTTTCTTTTTTAATAAACTGTCTCACCTCTTTAATAAGAGCCTCCTCAGGTCCGTATACCCAATTTACTCTTCCTATCTTAGCACTCCTAGCCCATTGTGTATAAGTACCCATTGTGTGATTTAGATTATGCCTCTGAGAGCTTCCTGAGGTATTCTGGAAGGGGAAATACCCTCAAGTAGCGTCTGTCGTCTCTGCTGAGTTTCTGCCTCTTCTACTTGAGCTTGTGCTGTATTCAGAGCCATGTCTAGAATGTTAGACACCATAGTCTGAGTCACTATCTCTAACTTCAACTGATGCTCTTCATCTAGTAGCACTGATACTAAAGCACTAAGTCTGGCATGAAAGAAGTTTAATGGATTAACACTAGCGTTAAACTTTGCAGCTAGCATCTCTTCCCTAGATGAGTTATTACTTATAAGCTCCTCGACCTGTTCCTTTAACTCATCAATAGTTCCGTCTATAGCCTGACTGCCCACTGCCTCTTCTGTCATTTTATGCCTTTCTGAGATACTATGTATGCCATTAATAGTGATGTTACTACTCTTTTTTCATCTGCGAACTTTAATGTCTCTAAAGCCTCTAATAATGACCAGGCAAAGGTATTTCCTAACCCCAAACCTTCTACATCTATACTAGAGAATATTTGAAATCTTTTTGATATACTTTCGTAGCACCATATCTTTAGTAATTTTGTGTCTGATGCAGCCCATGAGACCATCGAGTCTCTAAGCAGCTTCTTCTCGCTAAGAGCGGTAGATGCTAATACTTTTAGTACTTTTGTTTTACTCTCCACCGTACTATCTGTATTGTCAAAGACTCTCAGTACTTGACATCTAGAGATACATGTATTAATTACCCATGATTCACTAAATATTACTATTTTTGCATAGCCTGGAGGATTGTCAAGCACAGACAATAATGAACTCTGAGCACTAGATGATACTCCCGTTAAATTTATTACAACTAACTTGGTTTTCCCATATGGGGTTAACTGTATAAAGTCTTTAATATTTTGCAGTGTCTGTGTATCTATGTCAGGCACTACTAGTGTGTCTTCATTTAATAAAGCAAGATCAAAGTACAGAGTATCTAGAATATTACTCAGAGTCTCTTCTGAGAGTATGCCTTTTATGAGACAGGGTTGCTGTGAACTAGTTATAAAGTTAGAGATATTATCTATATCAGGCATTCAATTTCTCTTCTTCCATAACTTTATGTATATATTGTTTTGCCACTTCTAACCACTTAAGAGCTTCTTTATCTGATGTTGCCTTGTCTAAGATCTCATATAATTTAGTAATCACTCTAGTTATTGTATTATTATACTGCACAATACCCCAGTTCCGGGGGTTAATGGAGTAACAGTACTCCATTAATGAGTCTCTATAGACTGTTCTATCTAAAATTATAGGAGGATCTATAGCTTCTTGCCACTTTTCCTCAAATGTCTTTGGTTTATGGCCTATTTGTTCTAGCAGATCAAAAGCAGCAAGCCTATATGATATCTCTCTGAGTTTAGCATACACAGATACAGGAGTCATAGTACCACACCCCATAAAACAATTTCCTGTGTTTGTTTCCGAGTATACCCTCATACTCTTTGATGCATCTCCATCTAAATGGTACATATCTGCATAGGGACATCGGGCTTTAACAGATTTACTATGAGTAAACTCTGGAACATATATATTAAACTTACTTAGTACATATCTTAGAGGAACTAGTCTGTTTGCTGTCTGTACTAAAGATTCAACTCTCTGAGTCAAGAAGATCCATCACAGATGTCACGGCAGTATCTAATCTTATAGCTGCATCTTCTAGCTGCCCATACTTCTGCCAAGCTTCGTTGCTGCTCTCAAAGTTTCCTACACGCTTAGCTGTTCTGTATGCCTGATAAGCCTCTTCGGCTTTCATTTGCAGCTCTGAACGGAGCTCCGCAGGTGTTGCGGACTTTAGTCTAGTTGAGACGCTCATTGTCTATTTCCTGACTATTAGAAGCTAGAAGTTCTACACCCCTACATTTATAACATAGCCGGAGTGGTTTATCTTCTTGTATCCATTCCCAGTCTCTGCGCAGCGGAGCTCCACATATAGGTCCAAACCCTACTGGATCTATATAATGTGCTACTTTGCCGCCAGGTGCCTTGCGCTTATAGTACCAGATATCACTAAGAGAGGTACCAGCGAAAGGATTATAAGGAACATCCATAAGTCTATGGTACCTCTCTTAGTGCATTCTGTCAAGGGGTAATACTAATTACCATAAGTTCCGCATACAGGCCATGCTCCTATACCCTGACTGGCCAGAACTGCGTTAGCCACAGTCTCTTGGTCGCCTTGACTAGCCTGGTTCGGGAACTGCGCGTAAAACCCCCCGCCATAAGCTAGCCATGTGCTCTCAGTAAACTGAAGGCCACCATAGAAGCCATTACCAGTATCAGCTGACCAGTCACCTGATGACTCGCAAGAAGCTATGGCATCCCAATTAACAGTACTGGAGCTAGCAGTCTGGGAAGAGTTCTCAATGTTAACAATCGGTTGGTAAACAGTAGGTGAGCTAGGAGTGCTAGTCACACCACCTAGTTTAATCACTTCTCCTGGATAGATCAAGTTTGGGTTATTCAAACTATTGATATCTCTAAGATACTGCCATGAAGTGCCATGGCTAGCAGCAATGATGGATAAAGTCTGCCCTTGTCTCACTGTCACAGAAGTATCTGCGAGAGACACTGAGGCAGTACCTACAACAACTGCCATGGCAACTACAGGGATAGAAATAAACTTAACAGCTCGGGACTTCAACACTAGTTGATTACCTTTGCTCCGTGTTCGCCATACGTCTAACGCGCAAGTCCTAGTGACTCCCGGGCGAATCTCGTTAGAGGATCATACCACAATCAACCCACGGCTGCAACCACTTCGAGTGTTACATCATAGTAAGGAAGCACTTCTAGCACTATACAGTCCATACTCTCGAATGGGTTCATTATCTGGCTCTCTTAAGGTTTAAGAATGAAACTTGAGTATTCCCAAGCAGAATAAGGACTCTCTGAAAGCACACCCTGATAGTGCCACTTGCCCCCAGTCCAGCCGGTAGTAGTAATGACTCCTGTGTACTTATTCTGGTCGGGGTCGAAAGTTCCCGTACATGTATAGTCTACTACTCTGTCAGATGGGTTGTACTCTGGATCTTTTGGCGGAGCATAGAAGTTAAATACGCAGGTAGGATTAGATATTGGCAGTTTTGTTACTCTATCGAAGGCTTGAGCTGTGACTGTTATAGTCATCCCTGAGTATAAACTCATTTAGACATCCTAGCTCTGGCTATCATTAGCATATTTTCTGGATCTTTTGAGAATCCCACTTTAGCAACTCTTTGAGCCTCTGAAGCTAGTCTATCTACTCCATGCCGTGTTTTAAGTAATTCATGGAATCCTGCTGGGGTATGATGAATGCCTGTTATATGAGCATGACGTAAACGAGCTGCATCTTCTAGAGCTCTGTGCTCTTCTGACAGATGATCAGAGGGAGATTTCACAGGAGACGTGGTTTTACTATCTCTGTCTTGTGTAGGTTTAGCACTGCTAGACCTTGGAACTACACTACTGCCTCTACGAGTCAAAGAGGAGCGCACCAAAGTTCGCAGAATCGGATGACTCCTACCTAACATTCTAAACCCGCCACCGCGTGGACGTACAGACCTCAAAAGGCTGGCCGCGCGTAGAGCTCCTAGAGCTTTTGATGCAGTACTAGTGGGGGACTTAGCCGCTGCCGGTGCTTTTGGAGCAGCTGCCTTAGGTGTTGTAGCAGCTTTGGGTGTTGTAGCAGCTTTGGGTGCGGCAGTTTTAGGTGTAGTTGTTGCTGTACTCTTAGGGGTCGTTGTAGTCGATTTAGTTGTTGATGTACTCTTAGGAGTTGTTGTAGTAGCTTTAGTTGCAGTAGTCTTAGAAGTAGCAGACTTTGTAGTTCCTGTACTTTTAGTTGAAGTAGAGGTTGTCTTTGACTTGGTGGCAGCCTTTGAGGCAGCTGTCTGAGCTTTAGCCTGAGCTGTTTTAGCGGCGGCCTGAGCTTTTGCCACTGCTGCTGCGGCTGAAACGGCCTTAGCTTGGTTAGCTGCGGCAGCTGCCTGTGCTGCCTTTTCAGCTGCTATAGCTTTATTCTGTTCTGTTACCCCGGCCGCCGCTGCTTTAGTACCGGCATTCAAAGCTGAGTTAGAAATAGCTGGAGAAGACTGAGGAGCAGCCGTATAAGGCGTAAAAGGAGTTCTACCTATAGTGGAAGAACCGACAGTGACTGTATTCTTTGATCCCATAGCTTGAGCTACTGATTTGTTGGCCTGATTAGCCTGCCGAGCTCCTGACAACCCTTGTCTTAAGGTACCACCAGGATTTGTAACACCATATTTTGGTCCTGGTGCCCCACGAGTAGCTGGCCGTACTGTTACTGCTTTACCTGTAGGTGATGATTTAGTGTACTGGCGTACATTAACCTGACCGGACTGAACAGCGAGCTCTATAACCTTTTCTAGGTCACTTTTTTCTTTAGGCATAGGATATCTCCCTGTAGGTATAGCTACAAAGAAAATATCGGTTACAGTCCCAATCCTAGATTTAGTAATGCTGTATTAGCAGCATGTTGTGTTCTGCCTGAGTCAGTGTAAAAGCAAGTGGCATAATCTACATCAATATCAAAAGGAGGTGCTTGCTCTCCATCACGCCATTTAACTACTGACATTGATAGTTTATTACGTTGTTGAGACTCTAGTATTCCTATAACACCATCAGCATAGCGCTCAGCATATGAAGTCTCAGCCAGAGCTGACATTCCATAGTAACCTTCTCTGTCTGCGTCTTCCTTTGCCTTACGGCTAGCCTGCCAAGGAGACACCACAGCCAGTCCATTGCCGTTGTCAAATGTTTTTGCTAAGATCATAGCCTGTTCGATGCGCTCATTTAGTTGCTCGCGATCAGAAGCTCGTCTAGTTTCTGGTTTAAGAATGTATAAAGCGTCTACTATCAGCAAGTCTATAGGAAATTCTCGCTGTATTGCCTGAAGTCTTACTTTCATACCATTGACAGTCATAGACTCTGACGCCTGCATGACTCTTAGTTTGCCATAATCTTCACTATGAGAGAAGTCATGTACTACTTCACGTAATTTTTCTTCAAGCTCTGCGTCTAGATTACCTCTTTTTAGATCTAGAGAGTTCAATCCTTCTGCTAGTCCGAATTTCTTTAATCTGGAATGTCTTGATACTAGTTTTCTTCGTATCTGTGACCTCAAAGTCTCTGTGGTCACATAAACTACATTCTTTTTCTGCCTTACAGCGGCCTGCCATGCTAGTTGACAGCACAATGAACTTTTTCCAGCACTTGCATAGCCTAAAATAAAGTCCAATTCTCCAGGCTGTAGACCTCCAGTAATAGAGTCTAACTTAGGAATGCCGAATTCAATACCTGAGAACTCTCCTGATAGAAAACTTTCCTTCTTACTCTCATACTCAGACAGCATGTCGTCTTCTTCTTCACGGATATCACCGTCTGGAGCCTCTTGTACTGTGAGTCTTTGGTCAATAACCCCTAACTGAGCCATAACATACTCTCTAGCGGCTTCATGCCCTTTAACTTCATTACCCTTGGAGTCTTCTATACCTCTTGTTAGTATATCCATGCCCTGCTTAAAGGTACGTTTTACACTAGACTGGGCATATAACTCATTTAACTGGTGCAGTGACCACTTAAAGTCAGACTCTGAGGACTTCTGGCTCATTAAAGAGTCATATGTAGTCTGATATAATATTACCTTATTAGTCTCAGCAGACGGCAACTTTGCCAGTATTGCCTCAATGGCATTCTTAGTAAGAACATCTCCTGCATAGTCATAGTACCACTTAAACATTTTAAAGAAATGGCGCCATCTATCCTCTGGAAAATGATCCTCTGTAAGTTTTGTCAGCACTGTTTCTAGAAGATCCCTGCGGTCAGGAACTACCGCAGAAAAAAGTGCCCTAGCGTGGTCAGAAGAATCTACCACTTATACTACTTTCAATAGGTAATTAATTAGATTTTCCAAGACTTGTATGTTATCCCCCACCATACCAAGAGCACTGTTACAATTTATACACAGAATTCCTCTTATGCACTGTCCACAAGATTTCTTTCCCGAGCAACAGGAATGATCATGATCTACACTTAGAAAATTCCCGCTGTCTTCTATATATCTACCACACCCGCCAGCGCAACCTCCCTGGCTCTCAAGAATTTCTGTGTACCTTTTAAAAGAAAGTCTGTATACGCTTAGTAATTCACTGCATTGATTACATATTTTTCTAGTTCTTATGAAATTAGTACCTGGCCTAAATCTTTCACAGTCTCTATACCATTTTTCACCTTTTTCATTTATAGGTTGAAATGATCTAGTAATTTCATGTTTTAACCTGCCATTAATGGGTGTTAATGGTTTTCCTGCCCTATACTGCTGATAATGAGTGCCACATAAGTCTTTAGCCCAGAAGATATTAGTACATCCACTAAAGCTACACGGTCTTTCTACTCGTGCATTCTTTCTGACCACTTACTAACCTCAGTATATCATATGTAGATTTCCCCAGCCGTCTGGGTGATCTTCTCCTACTGTCAGTGTAACTATGGCTGATTTACTATCTTGCCCAGAACCATCTACATACCATTGAGACCCGCCGTCTTCGGCAGGAAGCTGAATAAAAGATTTCTCACCTTCTGTTTTAGACATCCAATGATGCTTATGCCCCGCTATTAGAATTTTAGTTTGCCCAATTTCCTGACAGCCATGAGCCTGATTTGCCCACCAAGTGCGCCATCCCTCTGCACCGCTCTTGAACTGGTGGCCGTGAGCTAACCCTACTGGAACCCCGGCTATATTCAAACTGATTGTAAGGTCTTGATTCTTGGGTACAACAATAGACACATGCCCATAGACATCAGGATTTTCAGCTAGTATCTCTGCTACTTGCGCGGCTACCTCTATAGACCAGCTATCTGAATTTTTTGTAGACTGCTTTCCATTTACTCTAGAAGCCTCATCATGATTTCCTGGTACTGATGTCACGATTAAGTTATCTGTAAGAGGAGCGTATGCCTTAATCTGCGCAAGCATGAACCGTCGGAACAACCTAACTTGCTCAGTTATAGTCAATGACACATTAAATGTCTGAGACGGGTAGTGTCCTGCCGTGGCTTCTATACAGTCGCCATTCCAGGGAAGGTATACATCTCCTACAGGACGACCAATTTTTCTAAGTTCCTGAAGTCTTGCTGTACCCTCATCTATTCCTCTAGAAAACCGTTCCCAAGCCCAGCGCGGGTCATCTTTTCCTATTTGTGTATCTGAAGTACAGTGCAGGTATGCTAGGTCCCCTGTATACGACTTCTTAGTTTTTCTAGGTTTATGTTTTTTAATCTCATCAAATAGAACTTCTAGATCTAAATCTCCTCTAAAAGATCTTCGTCTAATATGGGCTCTATAAGAACTAAGTTCCTGTATACCATCTGGAGTCTGTGCTTCCCAGCTAGAGCGTCTTACATCCCCAACAATCTCTACTTCTTCTGGGTCTAGACCCCATTTCTCAAGTAGCCCAGACCAGTCTGAAGGAGCACCTGAAGTAGGACCTGTGCGCAGCTCACCTTCATTACCGTCCCACTCTATTCCGGCTTCTTTACCGGTAGGTAGTTTACGAGTTTCACGCTGTCTTAATTTAGCATCATTATCTACTATAGGCTTAAGAAACTTCTCAGTAAACTCATCATCATAGGTAGTCATTTAGTCACTTTCCCTGTAACAAGGGCAACTTCGTCTGCGGTGTTCTTGCATAGTGTATCGCCCTCCCGGATAAGCTATTTGATACAAAGCCTGTAAAAGTGTACGACCTGAAACTGACTTATCATCTATGACAGACATTACTAGCTCTCTACGGTCTGGAGTTAAAGTATCTAAGAACTCGCCTAACTTACATTTATCCTTAGTCCAAGGATTAGATTTTCCATACGCTACTTTGGAAAATGCTTCCCAGTCTACTATAGAAGGTTCGGTCATGATCAACACTGTACTCTACTTAGGATCATCTGTCAAGGGTCTAGCGAAGGCAGTTACTTCCGATATAAAATTATATAGGTGTCTCTCGCGACTCCAAAACTCTACTTCCACACTGTCATTATCTTCTCTAAGATATACTTCTTCTACTAACCCTCTACCTTGGACTACGTCGCCTGGAAGAAGACTTACTACCTTAACCTGGCGCCATTGTCGGCCGTGATGATCCATGTCTATAGAGTTTCGCTTGAATGGCGGAGGAATTTTTCCCACTCAACTTACCATACTTTCCAAGTGTCTCAGGTTCTCGCGTAATTTGACTCTCACTTTATTACTCATCAAATTATGAGGATCGTACCCAAATGCTGTCTTTAAATCTGAAATAGAACATCCTTGTAAATACTTCATCGACAAGTATTCGCGCTGTCTGTCTGTTAATGTTGAAATAGCCCGTTCAATATCTTTGCGGTAAATTGAGTATTCTATGTCTGACAATGCTATAGAACCAGGTATAGAAACATGTTCCATATTTTCTGGAGAAACACTAACAACTGAGTACTTTTTGTTGTACCTAGACATCTTCTTGCTACCGGTGGTCCATGGCGAGTCTTTAGTTACTATGTCTGCCATTTTCCATGCTGCTCTGTTTCTAACTATAGTATCTACAGAGATTTCATTATCTGTATTAAACTTCTTTAGTTCTTTCCAGACAGCTATAAGAGCTTCTTGAACTAGGTCATCTTCTGGGTATCCTGGATATCTTCTAGCCAGCGACTGCAAAAGTCCTGTACTTCGGCTAAGTATTTGATTTATATCAAAATCAGAAAGCTGCACTACAGTTCCTTTAGATCAGTTAGTCACTAAGATAGTGTACCATAACTCTAATAGACTGTCAAGACTACTCTTCATGCATAGTTAAAATTAAAGACTCTTCTGGTACCAAATTTAATATTGTACTATATAGGTCAAGACAATGAGCATGCCATGTCTCTTCTGCTTCTTCCTCAATCACATCATTTAAAGTAGATTTATACCCTCTAGTGACTGAGTAGTAACTTTCACCTGATGAGATACGAAGAAAACAGCCGAAGCACCTCAAAGTGAAGTAACCACTCAAGTTGTGAGCTTTATGTCTTGACACTAGGATAACCTCGTGCTATGTTCGAGCCAAGGAGTGAATAATATGATCATTATTTTTGGTGGATTTATAAGTTTTATCATAGTCATCGGCTACGTCATGTGGTGGATGCTAAAAGGTAGCGTCTACATGCTGTTTTACCTTCTAGTAGCTATAATGTTCACAGCTATGGGACTTACTGGAACTGCTGTAGGACTAGGCAGAGGCATCCGTGCGGCTTACAAAACACACAGCTGGTATGACTTCTTCAGAGAATTCTGGCTAGGCTTCGTGTCTGTAGTCACATGGAGGCAGAACTCTAGACTGCCCGATAATGCTAAGGAGAGCTAGGCTCTCCTTCTGAAAGCGAAATACTATGTTCGTAGCCGTTATCGAGATATTGAGAAGGCCTGAATGCCTGATCACTGCGCATAGCTATGACTCCCTGCTGGCTAAGTTTCGCAGTCTTCAGCGCATCGCCAGGCGTGATGGCTTCGAGCCTGATATGATACTTCTTCAAATAATTCCCGCAAAAGACTTGACAGCTGACCCTCCCTTGTGTTAGTGTTAAGTCACACATTGGTCTACTTAAATACGTGACCTATTCGTGACTGGACAGCATAGCCAGACTCTAGACATAGAGTAAAAGATATCCGGAAGCTAGGGGCAGCCGGAATCGGAATACCAGAGCCACTCCATCTCAAGCTCAGGATTGCGACCAGCGTCTTACTTTTAAGCTCTCAACTGGGAAGTTGACCTTGGAGGTAAGGAGGCGCATGTCGTTTTCCAAAACATCCTCTCAACAATAATCACGCGCGAGGGACTAATGCACTTATCAGAATACCTTGACCTGGCCGAACTAGGCAGTGAGATTGAGAATGGCTTTATTCGTGAGGCTAAGCATGAGACTCTTCCTCTGACTCTGTATACTTATACGGAAAAAGCTCAGTATGCCGGACTATGGCCTGATGCAACGCGTAAGTGTCGTGGGTTGGTTGTCGAGGACACCGGACAGATCATAGCTAGGTGCCTCCCGAAGTTCTTCAATTACTCTGAGCATGTGAACGGCAAAAGTTATGCACCTCCGTTAGAGCTTGAAACCGGATTGGAGTCTGCTTTCGAGATATATTCTAAAATGGATGGTTCATATGGGTCGTGCTTTTTCTATGATGACAATTGGCATGTTGCCAGTAAGGGGTCATTCCATTCAGAGCAGGCAGAATGGGCTACAAAGTATCTTCGCAGAGCTATATTTGATTCATGGGAAGATAGTCCTTTTGCAGAGAAGCGGAATGGCACATTTGATCCACTTAACAGGCAGAAGACATACGTATGTGAGATAATCTATCCTTCCAATCGTATCGTGGTGGACTATGGAAGTCTTGAAGATCTGGTTCTTCTTACAGTGTATGATACTGAGACAGGCCAGGAAGAGTTCACTGAAGATCGTAGATTAGAATGGGGTTGGGTAGGTTCTATAGTCCCCTCGTATAATCCTTGGGGTATTAATCTAGACGAGCTACAGTTGCTAGCGGAGGAGAATGTTCTTCTAGATGAGGACAATGGTGACCGTGAGGTGTCTGGAACTGCTATGGAAGGTTATGTCGTAAGACTAAGTGATGGCACCCGCGTGAAGATAAAGTTGAGTGACTACTTACGTCTGCATAAGGTGTTGACCAACTGTACAGAGAGATCTATCTGGGAAATTCTTTCTACAGGTGGAAGTCTTGATGACTTTATGGAGAACACACCTGATGAGTTCCGTGACTGGGTGAACTCTACAGTATTGTGCCTGAAAAATGACTTCGAGATGCTTAAGAATAATGTCTACCACACTTATTTCAATATTTTTCCAAAGGCGATGTCAGACGGCGGAACAAGAGCAAAGTTCGCTGCTCTCGCTAAGGACACAGAGTTTCCTTCTGCCATGTTCATGATGCTCGATGCTAGCGAGGCTAAATTAAATGAGTGGTTATGGAAGCAGATTAAGCCAGAGGCTACAAAGCCATTCACCAAGGCGGAATAGTGTTTACCTTAATTGTCACAGGGTCACGCTGGTCTCTGTCTGTGCCTACTCAGCTGCGTGTACGAAGTACTTTAGGCCTGGTGGCTTATAGGATGTGCCCTACTGGAGGTCTTCTGAAGCACGGGGAGGCCACAGGAGTTGATTCTTATGCTTCAGTATACTGGAATCGCCTTGGTCCTGAGTTCGCTGTTCAAGGCTTTCCCTATATCTCCTCACTAGGCAGACGAGGAGGACCTGTTCGCAATCAACAGATGGTTGATAGCGGAGCTGACTTGTGCTTGGCTTATCCGTCAGCAGGCTCTAAGGGTACCTATGACTGTGCTAATAAGGCTAAGAAAGCAGGAATACCCACTTTTATTTTAGTTAACAGCTCAGATGACGCAGAACTTGAACACTGGTTAGTTGCCAATCAACGTCTTACGTGATAGGATAGCGGGATGGACAAGGAAAATAAGCCAGTAGTACGTATAATGACAGGGCTACCTGGGTCAGGCAAGAGCACAGTAGCTAAAGAACTGCCTGGCCTGAGAGTGTGTCTTGATGACATCCGTTTAATGATGGGATGGACAAGTCAGGCTTCTTGGGATAAGGGCAAGGAAGCTGTGGCTATTGAGACCATGATGAGTGCCATAGAAGGCGCTATAGAGGAAGGTCATGACGTGATAGCTGATAATACGCACCTCACGGCTAGACTTCCCGGAATCATGCGTAGACGTGTAGGCGGAAGAGCTACTTTCCAGGTGTGCTCTCTGCTAGATGTACCTATTGATGAGTGTATCAAGAGAGATGCTAGCCGTGAGCGCTCAGTAGGTGAGCAGGTTATTCGCAAGATGGCTAAAACTGCCTCAAAGTGGAAACTAACTGAGGAGTATATGAATGTCTGGCCAGACATAGAGCCGGTGGGTCCCTACCTCATGGGAAAGCCTGAGTGTATAATTGTAGACCTTGATGGTACTGCGGCTATCCATAATGGAAGAGGACCTTTTGAGACTACTAGGTGCGATGAAGACTTAGTAGACAACTCTGTGTCCTGTATTGTATTTTCTTATGACCTTATGATGGATGAGTTCCGTAAGTCCTTAGGGGATGAACTTCAGCATAAGATAATATTTCTGTCGGGTAGAGAAGGTACTGAAGAAGTTCGTGGTAAGACACTGAAATGGCTTCTTGATGATTTTGGAGTAGCTGATCTTACCGAAGGTTGTTGGGAATTATTCATGCGAGCCGAAGGCGACAGTCGACCTGACTTCATAGTTAAGTATGAACTGTACAATAAGCATATAAGAGGACAGTTGAATCCAATATTCTCGCTAGATGATCGTAATCAGGTTGTACGACTGTGGCGTGAACTTGGTCTTAAGTGCTTGCAGACAAACTGGGGTAACTTCTAGAATGGAATCTAATGGCTGATGAAATTGATGACCTAGACAAGACTGAGCCAGCAATCACTTATGTTCTGTTCGAGATATCAGTAGATGATTTCTCGGGGGAAAATCCTACAGAGGAATACCTGGCCGATTATGCAGCAGACTTCGCAGCCAGCATGACTAATTGGGTTATGACAGACAGAGCTCTGATAACTTTTAAGGGAATTCCTCTGAAGAACTTCGTATATTATGATACTGAAGAAGAACTGAATGAGGCAAAAGGCGATCATGGATACTCAGCTGAGATAGGTTAGATTATTTCGATTTCCAAAAACCGTTATATTGATTTAAAACAACTTGAGGTCATATACGGTATCGCTCATGATTGTTAGTAAGCATTACCACGAATGTATCTGATGTCATAAATCTATTACCAGGTCCCAAGATTTCTAAAACTGAGTATCCCGGACCATTCCATCCTTCAGAAAACCTGAATTCAGTATATCCTTTATGTCTCCAGATATGCTTAGCTTCCTCCTCTGCGGCGTCCGCCGACAACCAGGTGGATATTAGTTGAGTACCTTTCCAGACCTGCCACTGTCTTCCGCTGAGTAACCTTGAGTGGAATTCAGACACCGCTCTCTGCTCATCCGGTGTTCGGAAATCCCCATAGGAATCGACAACTTCATCCATTGTCTGTCATTTCCTCACTAGAGGTATTCGGAACTACAGTAGGCTTTGTGAAAACACTTTCTGGTATAACTCCCAAGGCTATAAGAAAGCCTTGAAGAGAGTTATGAGCAGCGGACAGCTGATGATAACCGCTAATCAACACTTGTAACAGCTCTTTAATAGCAGTTATTTCTTTTTCTAACTCTATGACTGTCTTGTTGTTCTTTCGATTCTGACTTGATGACATTTTATCTCCGAAGATAGAAAGATCCCGCTATACTGAGTATAGCGGGAATCTGTCTTTAAGTCAAGTTATCAGACGACTGGAGGCTTTCCCTCTACTGCGTCTGTGCCGTCTTTTACAGCTGTCTCCACGGCTGTAACGGTGTCCTTGGCAGCTGTTGACTCTGCCTTACCTTCTAGAGCCTTGAGGCGTGTCTCTACATCGCCTGCTAGCTTCTTAACCTCAGCCAGTGCCTCTTCAGCCTTGGCCTTACCTTCGGAGGCTAGTTTCTTAGCCTCAGCGGCTACCTTGCTTACAAATCCGAACATGTTCATCCTCTTCTCATAGGGAGACCTCGTCAGGTCTCCTATTATTTATCGGTGCTATACACCTTATCAAGAGCTTCGTCAAGAACTCCCAAGTTATCTAACACTGACAATCCCCACATTCCTTGGGGTTGCCATTTCCAGTATCCCTTGTCCGGGATACCGTCAGTTCTCATAGGATATATCCTACCATATCTAGGAATATAATCCAACTTGAGTACAGTTTTATATAGATATTTCTTCATGCTACTTATCCCACCACCTAACCATATCAGGGTCAGGTGGGCAAGCCCATACATAGCCCCAAGGCTTTTCTTTCTTTACAAGGCCTTTACTAGTAGGATGACCACAAAGAATTTTAGCATCATTTCCTATTTGATGAATATCAAAAGCCGTAATGCCAGAGAACGTCTCGTGACATCTTCCGCAGTGGGATGTGTTTTTTCCTTCCCACGCATTATTACACTTACCACATGAGATCGACTCAGCCATTAAGTTCCTTTTTCAGGTATTCAATATGAGATTTCATAGTACTGAGCGCCACCATTTCCCACACATAGAGTCTCACGAGCGGAGACTTCACTGATAAGACCAACCAAGACCCAGCAGTGAAGAACACCACCCAGAAAATAATAGCCAGTATAACCATTAGAACTCCATGGGAGTATCTACAGCAGCGGCTTTAAAGGACATAACCAGTGTGACATTATCATCGAAGTTCTTAAGTCGTGCAACTTCATCCTCTACAAGCTGCTCTTTGGTATAAATACCCTTTATTTTGAGTTCTTCCAGGTCAACTATGATATAGTAGTTCTCTATGGCCTCAACCTGTAGATCTTCAAGGTTGAAACCGTCATTCTTATATGTGTACTCAGTCATTTTCTGCCTCTATTACTGCGAACAGTTCGCCATCGTAAGGATCAAAGTAGTTACCACCATAGGTATCGCTCCATGTCACGGATACTGGTATCGAAGTTTCAGTATAGATAGCTCCACCACTTTCCAGGTAATTATGGAGGTCTACATATACCCCGCATTCATTGCAGGTAAGTGAGATATCAGGAGACTCTTCAAGGCATACCCATTCTAACTCTAGTCTATACTTCAACTTGCCAGTTTTAGGACACTTACACCCGAAGTATTCTTCTATGTCGGGAAGATCTCGGGCTTCTACTAGCTTAGTAAACTCAAGTTTTCCCACTAAATCTCCTGAGCAGAGTAGCGCTGACAGTTTTCACACAACCACATTCAGTGTAGTCTTCATGTATATCAGCAGCACAAGGATCTGGACCATACTCTATCATGCCTCCATGCGGTTCACCATACCCTCCGCCCTCACACTTCGAATAATCCACATCAGGCAAGGTAGCGTAAGGAAAAGCACTGAGATAACTATACACCATATGTCTCTTTTATCTTAGAAAGAACTGACTCCACTATTGGTTGACCTACAACCCAAGCTGCCTGTAAGTAGTTAAAAAGCTCGTCAGAGTTGCGCTTAGTGGAAGTGTCTTCCTTACTTTCCTGCACAGGTTCTCCTACTTCCTTGAATCGCAGTTCTACTGCTCTGCTTTCTTGATTACCAGCATACACAGCCAGCTTTAAAACATCAGTGCTGTTGACTTCAATCCAGTGACTCCAAGGATAAATTGTGTTATCCCATTCCTTATTCCAATTCCTGCCACAAAAGTAATTCTCGTCATATGGAACTGTGCGCCATGACACATAGTTACCCGGCTTCAGTTGCTCTTCCTCAGTCATCATATGCTCCACGATCGAATGCACGCTGTCTGGCTAGCCGCAGTTCGCTTTCAGGAATGTCTAGGCGACTGCTGCTAGCTCTCTTGTAGTCGTCATAATCACGGTACGTCTGCTCAAGAACCTGGAAGGCCTCAGACAGGCATTCAAGCTGCTTATAGGTGAGTTTTGTCTCGACAGTCATTCCACCTACGGTCTTTGTCATCACCACCTGACTCCAAGGCACGTTATCCGCATCATACTCAACCTTGAAATCAGGTTCCATCCACTCATGCGCGCTCAACGCGGACCTCCCATGACAGTCTTACCGGAGCCGTCCATATACATCACGCGAGAGCCGTACACATAGTTCTTCTTACCGGTTTTATTGCGCTTCTTCTTGCCGTTCTTGTCAAAATTCTCGCCACCGTGATAACGACCCATCGTCTTCTGTTGGCGGTACTTCAGCTTAAGGGGAATCAATGTGGTCTCCATGGTATTACTCCTTGTCGTCCGTATACGCGGTGCTGTAGGCGGCAATACCGTTGAGCTGTACCAGAGCCGCTAGGAAGTGCGCCTGAGCTCTTGCCACCATCAGCGCCTTTCTATCGTCCGTGCGTATACTGTCTTTATCCTCAGCTTCTTCCAAACACTTGGAACCCTTGATGAAATGCTCATGAGGTTGCATCATACTACATGTTCCTTGCTCTGTCTATATGGTCTTGAACGTCTTTGAGGTCCTGCACTCCGGTCTCTTTGACCTTGTCTATTCTACTCTGAGTCGCTGCCATGACCTCTTCACCGTGCTTTAGAGCCCTTGCTATCATCTTACGGGTCTTATAGACCTCCCAACCCCTGTACAGGTGCAGGAAGGCTATGAAACCGCACAGCCACACCAGCTTGGACTCCGCTGAGAACGACGCCGCCACTGTCAGGACAGCCCACACGAGCCCCGCGACCACCCATAGCCAGTAACTGTGATTATACCACCAATCCCCCAGTCTTTCAAGCCGCTCGCGCTTCTTCTCAGCGAACTTGAAGCCGTCCATCCACGACGACTCGGACCGCAGTTCCACCAAAGGCAACGGCGTCTCAGGCACCTGCGCCTCTTCATACTCCTTGAAAAGCTTCTTTTTACGAGGCATCCGGAATTCTCCTTAAACAGCCTCAATCTACTCTAAGATCTCTTAATATATTCAACTCTCGACTCATACTACCATGTTTTTCGCATAAAAACAAGCCCTAATACCTAAAAATCATCATAAAATACCCCAAAAATGACTAATATGGAGTATTTCTAGAAACATCAGTTCGGCTATTATAGAACAAATTCCTATTTAAATTCGGAGTGGAAGACAAAGTAATAGTCTTAGTGTCCTATAATCGAACATTAAAGGTTATTATATTCAACATCTGTGATATGCACTAGCCTATCCGATCCGTACGCCCCGGTCTGCCCGCTTTCAAATCTGACATGATACTTATTCGAACTGCTATTCCACGCCAGAACGGAACAAACAACTCCCGGCAGTCCCGCATTTTCATCATAGGCAAAAGCATGCTTGACTCTTACAACGTCTCCTACCTTAAACTTGTCTTCTGCCTGCGGGTTCACCAGATCTTTCGGCATAATCGAGACCGGCTTGACCTCTTGGTCCTTGCTCAGTGCCTCTTTGCTGTGCCTTTTAAGCTCATCCGCTGAGTCCATCCATACAACCCAGTCCAACTTATCGTTATTGCTCCTGTCGAACACACCATACCAGCCAGCCTCGAACGGCTCCGGGAATTCCTCAACCTCGGCTCCGAGCGGCAGGGTAACCCATGTTCCGGAGTAGTCGTACCATCCTTTGCACCCCCCGGCAACCGCACGTGTATAACACCATCAACCCCTTGTGTAAGATCAACTTCAAAGCTCACTCTATATCTAGTCATACTGCCAACCTACCATACACACCTCTATCTGTCAACCCACAATAAGTGCAGGTCAGCGGCCTTGTTTCAAGGGAATCGAAGATCAATTTGAAAATCACTCCGGCGGCTAAAACCGCCCCATATCAGCACCCTGCGTCACGCGACTAGCCCCGCCCCCGCCATGCGACGCAGCACACGCATCTACGCACACGCATATCAGTCATCGAATCTCAAAGCAATGCACTGATAGGCATCCCAAGAGCCGGCAGAGTATTGACATCCACATATCAGTCATCGATCACATAGCCGGCAGACCTTTTACATATGAAATCTGAGAGCCTAGCAGACCCTCAGGTAGTATCCTTATACCAGAGCCCTGTGTTAGGCTCTCTACGATCAACACAGAAGAACAGGAACAGGCATCTCAGCACAGTGCGTTGATGTCAGTGATGTGTATTGATGTATGTACACTGTTGTGGTTAGGAGACTTGACTACTGTGTGTAGTGTTGAACTGGTTACTGTGTGTAGTGTTGAACTGGCTACTGTGTAGGCTGCCGTGTTTCATCCGGCCTGTGGTATGCCGTGTGCCGTACAGGTCTGCTCATCCCCTGTGTGTGTGGTGAACGACTGTATACCCTGGTACAGCCAGAGGTACATGCTGTGTGTAGTATGGATCAGTGTGCTGTGGCAGTGCTCTGTGTGACAGCGTGTCGGTCTGGTACGGTGTGCCCTGTATAGGATCTGTCTGCGTGTCAGCCGTGTGCCGTATCCTGATATCAGTGTGGCTGTATGCCGGTACTGCCGGCGCATGGCTGCTCATCCGGTTCGGATATTCGCGTGTCTTGATACAGGATGGATACTGCTGTGCGGGGTCGCTTATACCACGTCTGGGCATGCTTGGAGTACCTTGGTACCTGAGTATGCCGCATGGCGGGGATGTATGCATGAGGTCTCGGGTATAGTCGCAGGCGGAGCTCATCCGTGTTTCTCGAAATGGATTTATATTCATAGTGCCCGGGGGTTGCGCCGCCGTGGGGCAGTAGTAACGTAGTGAGTGAAGCAAGAGGCATTCGAACCGACAGGGAACCACCGGCTCAGCCGGACAGGCCAAGGATCGAATCCCCCGCTTAGGTCACCGGAAGCCTTGTCAACCGGGAAGCATCATCCTAAAGGGGTGATGGAACCGCGCGGGTCAGCATCGAACGAAGCGCCGCACGGCACGCAGTGAAGGCAGGGATCAGCAGGGTTCCGGGGTGAAACTCCCTGGTGCGTTAGGAGCGACCGGCTTAGACGCCAACGGCTCTGGGGACGTGAGACGGTCTGCCTTGTATTACAGCCACGAACGGGAACGTTGATCGGTCCGACTCCGATCCGTGGCGCGGGGCGATCGCAGTGAAGGACGCGGGTAAGAAAAGTGATGCCGCCGGGAGGCCTTGAAGCATCAGCCCAGCGGCCTTCAATGCGAAGCTCAAGGGACGCTGTGAAGGCGAGGCGGTTGGGTCCGTCCGCCGAAGCGGCGTCCCGCATCAAAGTCCCTATGGTGCAGCGGCCTAGCACGCAAGACTTTCAATCTTGTGACGTCGGTTCGAATCCGACTAGGGGTGCGGGACTGGCAACACGACCATCGATGCGCGGACCGTGAGAACGGATTTTGCGAACTTCACAGGCGTTCAGTCCTTTTTGCGGCTGTAACTCAATGGCAGAGTATCTGACTTCCAATCAGACTATGCGGGTTCGATTCCCGTCAGCCACTCGTAGGAAGTGCCGCACAACTCACCTAGGGAGTCAGAAACTATGAGCGAGTTCTACATGTCCGGCCGTTCCAACCGTGAAGAGTACGGCATGCGCGGAACAGATTGGGTGGAAGAGTACACGCGGATGATCAACGGGACCGAGTACGAGTTCTCGCGTGTCACGTGGGGAGACGGCGCTGTCACCGTTCGCGCGTGGATCGTGGGCGGTTCGGCCTACTACCCGATCCATCAGTGGGGACGTCAGGTCTCCTAGCAGCAAGCCTCTAGGGTCAAGCTTCACAGCAGCGCCTAGAGGCACTTCAAAGGCTCCAATCAGGTGCCTTGAAACAGAAAGGCAATACCATGCGGCGTTATCAGGGCGAGTCGGTTCAGGTGGTCAACGAGACCACCTATCGCGGCGTCCGCGTTCTCTGCGTCATGTTCAGCGACGGCATGGCCGAGTGGGTTCCCGCCAGCGAGGTGACCAAGTGACCGGCCTTACCGTAGCCGATCGCTGCGACGCCTGTAGCGCGCAAGCGCTGGTCGCTTTCAGCCGTAGCGCCGGACAGGGCCGTCTCGACCTCTGCGGCCATCACGCGCGTCGGTTCGGCGCCAAAATGGCCGAACAGGGATTCACCATCGCCGAGGATCACAGAGAGAGCGTGGTGGCGCGATGACGCGCGTCATCGCCATAGGCGTGGCGTGCGCCGTATTCGCCTCTCTCGCCATCGCTGGCATCCTGGCCCTGTCCGTGAGTCAGGCTGACCGGCCTTCCAATCCGTGTGCAGTCATCGGCATGAGTCACTGCGGCTCTGTCGGCAACAAGTAGGGAGTCTGTTTCATGAACCGTTTCCAGAAAGTCCGCATGGGCGCGGGTTGGGCCGTGTGGGACCGTGATACCAACCATTTCGTCGCTGATGCGTCCTACGGCAACGAGTACATGGCCGACGCCAAGGTAGAAGTCCTGAACCGCAAGCACGAAGAGCAGAGCATGAACAGCCATGCATAAGGCTCATAACCTCTACCACACCGTCAAGGACGCACGTACGTACCGTTCCCGCGTCCGCGCCTACAGAGGTGATGACACGAGCGTTCTTCGGCCACTCAGCGTCCCCGATCGCATTATGTGGTTCCTGGTCGACTTGGTGTCCTAGGCGTCACAACCGAGCCCCGCATCTTGGCCTCGCGGTCAGGATGCGGGGCTTTTCCATGCCCTGACCTATATCAGGGCACTGAGCCGGCAGACAGGGCACTCTAAGGCTCTCGACCGTCGCCCGGGTATGGTCATACGCGGAGATGCCCGGGAACGTGAGAGAGCCGCCCATCGTGCCGAGTGATGGGCGGCTCTGTCTCTAGGCTCGCTGTGTAACATGACCGGGGGTGTAACACGGACTGGCGTGTAACACGCTTCCAACGTGCGATGCCCGATTTGCCTACTGACCAGTGCTTTCGACATCGTCACTTGCCGTAACCGACCAGTGACTCTCGAAATCGTCCCGCTTGAAGCCTCGCGAGACCTTGTCGCCCACGCGGACCGGAGTCGCTGCGAGCCTGTAAGGAGCGGTAGAGAGCAGCGTGGTCAGTTCCCTCGGCGCCACACCAGCGTTCGGCCAGATGGTCTCCCATCCCGCGTTGAGCGCATAAAGTCCTTCCACCATGGCGACGGTGGTCATTTTCTCCCTACCGGAGAATACGGTCTCAAGATCAGCGACCAGACGCATGGTGAGGGACTCGGGGGATTCCGTACTCTGACCGGTGGACAGTTCCCTGCAAGCCTTTGCGCAGCGCTCAGGCCACGATCCGCCAGCGACGTTTGCGATTTGAAACAGTGGTTCCCAGACTTCGGCGAGACGGTCCTCTATACCGGCGGGAAGTTCCGGCCAGTTCTCAGTGATCGAACCGAGATTGAACCCGACCCACTTGCCGAGGTCCGCATTGATCGCTCGCGCCATGCCGTCATGCAGCCGACTGCGGTACTTCTCACCCTTACCCTTGGCTTGCTTCATACGGCTAATGATGCACCGCGAGCGAACAGCCGCGAGCGCTTCGGCGGACTGGAATACACGGCCTAGGCCAGCCATGGCCATGGGACCGAAGATGTCTTGTTCAATCTGCTTTGCGCGCATGACGGTCGCACCCTTGCGGTAGCCTGAGTTGATGACCGACCGCACAATGGATTTGGCCTCGCCCTTGCCGAACAGGATGTCTACCTCGTCAATCAGGATGACTTTGCGCATTTCGGAGATTCCGGCGACCAGAGCGGCGGGAGTGGGATCGGTGGTGACCTGTCCGTTGCGCCCGATCAGACGCAACATGTCCAGAGCGAGAGTCTTGCCGCTGGCAGGTTCGTCCGAGATGAAAGCCAGGCGCGGGGAAGAGTCAAACAGCAACTTTCCCTCCCCATCCACCGCATGCGTGTGCGCAGCCCAGAGTGTCATCACGTCGCGGATTGCGTCCCCGGCAATGAGAAAGCGCGACATGAACTCATGCGCCGTGTCTAGAGCCTGTCCGTTGTAGGGAACCTGAGCTGTCACCTCTACCGTCTCGGCTTTGAACGTACCCTGTGACGTTCGAGCCTTCACACCTGCCATATCAATACCCTTTCTCGTGTCCTGACACTCGGCATGCCAGGTACCCCGATCTTCTCACAGAAAAACCCCGCCTGTCAAGACAGGCGGGGTTAATCATAGTCGCTGCTACGCGTTCGCGAGCACGGCGCCCAGCGTGGTGAGCGCGTTGCGGTCGTTCTCACCCATCTTGCCCGAAATCACGTTCTGCATTACGCGATCCTGGCGCGCCGTCTTGCGGATCGTGGCAACGTGCGTGTTGTACGTGTTGACCGCCTGAAGCACTCCGAGAGCGGTGTTCTTCCACGGCGACACGCGGTCGTCATGGAGCCACAGCTCGGACAGGCTCTCACGGTGCTTCTCAGCGACCGTCTTGCCCCGTCCCTCTTCAGTCGGAACCGGGGCGTGAGCGTCGAGGAACTGGGCCCACTGGGCATCGGTCACGGTCTGCTCAGTCAGAGCCTTGACTTCCGCAGCGAAGTCATCCGCCGCAGCATAGATGATGGCCAGCGCGTCACGCGCCTCATCCAACTTCAAGCCGCTGTTCTTCGTGTGCCTCAGCTTGAAGGACTGGTCGCGCTCGGACTGCGCCATTTCCAGGGTATTATCGCAAACCACTGCTTGGATCTTACGGCCGTACTGCGTTGCGACAGTGCCGTCGAAAGAGGTGGTCGCGAGCAAGAATGGCCGGAAGTCGAATCCCTCGACGGTCTTGACCGTGTCTTCCATCTCAACCTGAACCCATGCCACAGCGCCGCCCTTCAGGAGGCCAGCGCTGCCGATCGCGAGTTCACCGGCTCCGGTGTCGAGGATGGAACCGACGTTGTTGATCAGCCACTCCTGATAGCCGTGACCCTGATAGCCGTCGCTGAAGATGCCCATGACGTGACCGGTGTCGCTGCGCTTCCACGCGGTCTTGTTGGGCACGGGCACGAAGTCCGCATCGACGTACACGGGCGAGGGAACCGCGTCCCAAGCGAACAGACGCCCTCGCACGGTCTCTACGGGAAGATGATACCACGCTTCCCCCCGCTTGTTGGGCACGGGCACGAGGTCCTCACCGTTGTACGCATCGACGTACACGCGCGAGGGAACCGCGTCCCAATCGAACAGACGCTCTCGCACGGTCTCTACGGGGATGGCGCCCGGAAAGTGGTTGTCGGTGCCCTCGCGGTGGTGCCACGCATTACCGCGCTTGTCGGTGTAGCCCACAAGCGTGTTCTCATTGAGCCAAGTGAGGCTTTCCTTGGACATGCTGTCTCCCTAGGTCTGAGGCCCACAGCTGGGCACGAGCACCATTAGATCATATGGACTACAGATGCGTCAAGAAACTACTTGACCTGTATCAGTTCATTGATAATGTGCTGGCACTCACTATCTGTAGCCAAAACAGTGAGTCTTACTCACATGATGCTTCCAAGCATCTTTCTTTCAAAGTAGTGAAATATTGTGACTACTGCATAGAACTGCAAACCTATGAATAAGTATTCAATGAGATTATGTGACTACTTTGCGTGATCTGATGGCTATTCATGACTAAATACGTGACCAGGGCCGTTCTAAGAGCCTCCCAGGACTAGGGATAGGCAACCACCCTAGGGTTGTACTCAAAGGCCGTTAGGATGGATATGCCCAGGTCAGAGGGCCTAGTTAAGATCCCTCACGATACTTTCCGCGATGAACTGAGAGTATGCAGGCGGGATGGCTTCCGCGATCGCTTTTCGATCATCAGTCCAGTCGATCCCCATTGCCTGCTGCCACTCGCTGACAGAACCCTTACCTCCACCGCGTCCGTAGACCGCCAAGTAAGGACCCTCATAGTAGACACCGTGTCGCCATCCTCTGGTTCTACCTCTATGAGGCTTGTGCACGATCTGCGGAATAGACAGTCTGCTGAGCCAAAAGTTCCGATGCCGAGTAACTCCCAAACCGAACGTCTCGCCGCACAGCTTCAAGTCAGGTGGCCTTGGCATCCGTTTGGTTGCCTTACCCGGTGGCTGCTCCAAGATCCACGGCAGGCCTATATGATCGAGTGCTGCGACCGTGGGCAATAGTAAATCAGGGTGCTGTGCCGGCCTGTCGGCGTTGGTACCAGCCGTGAGCGGAGAATCGTGCTGGCATGGCGGCGAAGCGTGGATCACCTGGAATGTCTTCCGAATCCAGTCTGCCCGCTCGTAGAGGAAGCTGACCACGTCAGCTTGTATAAACTGATCCCCGATATACCTGGGCTGCTCAACGATGTCAACACCCGTGACCTCGAAACCGCCAAGCTGATAGCCTCTGGTCGCTCCCCCTTGACAACAGTACAAATCCAGTAAGGCCAGTCTGCTCACTCGTCTTTCAATGCCTCTCTAAGCCGCAGTACCGCAAGCTCAGCCATACCCATAGCCTCTACAGTGGACAACCCGTCAGTAGCTCTAGCCTGATAGGTGACACCGTCCTCAACAAGGCACTTCACCACTACCAAGGCTGCTAGAGGAAACTCATTAAGCTCTCCCTCGATAGGAAGACCACAGACATATCTCAGCTCTTCAGAATTAGGCATAGCATTCCCATGAAAGATTGATGTTGACTTTGATTTTATTGTTGATTAGATGTTTTCGGGTACACTCGCCCTATAGTCCCAAAGCCCAGGTCAGCGGTATATGTGCTGGTCAAAGCTTCAAACTATAGGAACGAGATAGTACCCGCCATACTTGATTTAGAGTGGCTTCCGGGTCCCACTGAGATGCCCAACCTCAGACATTCGATCAGCTTAAGAGCGCTGTCCGGGAGGCTCCCCTCCCGCGAGGAAATGAAAAAAGGATCAAAGCCTCGACTCTGTACGCGACCGTCAGGACCTAACCGAAGTTAGCTAATCGCACAAGAGCCGGGCCCTGATCCGTCTACGTACTTAGATATCATCGACAGATAGATTTCTTTAGCAGAATTTCGAACGAGATCAATGTCACACGTGGCGGCTCTTGACTTATCTGCTGATCTGTGCTTGCCAGATCAGGACTTGACAGCGCTGCTCAGGTTGCCCTAGCTTGGAGTCACAGCAGCACGAGTCACAAAACTGATGAGGGTTGGTGGGTCACGCGGTGGCTACGGTCCCCATTAGGTCTGACACTGCCGCTCGCGCTGCTCAAATGGTGGCCAAGTATCAGGTAAAACTCCTGAGGCAAGATCCGTCTGTGAGCGGATGGCAGATGCCGTTGGCTAGGGAGTGCCACCCATAATCAATCTATCTGAGGAGACACGATGTTCGGAAGCAGGATCGTCACCCGTCAGGTTCGCCGGACCGTCCGTAGGCAGCGCCGCAAGGTTACCCGCGCGGCTGTCCGGCAGCTCAAGAAGTAGGTACTCATGCTTAAAATGAACCGCTCTAAGCGCTACAGTCCCGGCTACGAAGCACTCATGGAAGAGGTAAGGCTAACTTGGGACCCGCACGATCCGTTCGCCTCAGGCTGCGAATGGCGGTTTGCACTCACGGAAGTCCTCCACTTCGATCACGGAGAGCACGTCCCAGATTACAGCCCCGGCGCTGTCACTGAGCCGGAGGCGCACAGCTACGCGGTAGAAGCTGTACGTGACCTTCTCAAGTATCATGAAACGACCACGGAGGATCTTCGCGCAGTGCTCGGCGTGCTCAACCGTCACCGTGAATGGCTTCGGATACTCGGAAGGGACTACTAGGATGACATCATTCGTCCGTTGCCTGAAGTGCCGCAAGCGTGTTATTCTCGGTAGAGAGAACTTCGTAGGCACATCGAACGGTTACTATCACTCGGCTTGTATGCCGTGGCCGCCCAAGACTGAGGAGAGCTGATTATGGAGCTTAAGGAAAACCACCGACGCGCTCTGCGCTACGTCGCTAAGAACCACGTTCATGTATCCAATAATGGCACCAGCGACTCGCGAGCCGTCTCCGGTCCCGCAGTGAAGGAGCTCACCCGCGCAGGTCTCCTAGCCAAGAATGGAGCCGCTTGGCGGTTCGTCGGTGGAAGGCGCTACCGGCGTCTGGTTGTCACTCAAGCCGGGTTCGACCTGCTCACCTCGAAGTAAGAAAGGACTACTTATCAACCTGCTCAAGAAACACGACAAGTGGATGAGCAGAGTGAGCAGAAAGAAGAACTGTTGCAACTACTGATAGATGTACTTTGTGTTGTCATCCCTGTAGGCATCATAGGGCCTTTCATGTGGTTTAATGGAAGCACTAGGAAAGCCAACATTAAGAAAAGGAATTCATCATGATGCTTCGAGTCACCTATGAGAGGCTCCATAATGACTGACATCGTAGAAGTCGGAACCCTGGTCCTGTACCACGGACCCAATAAACTCTACCATGGCCTAGCTTTCGTCTCTCGTAAGATCAGTGGTTACGATTCTGATTCCTACGTGCTCGTTCCCTTCGTGTTCGATGAGGGTGAAGTGGTAGGGGTTAACAGTGGTAGCATCGACACTGATCGCCAGAACTTCACGACGGTACAGCTGCCGGAGGTCCCTGTGGAAGAGAAGCCCGGTTACTACTGCTCTTCTAGCCACTACTTCTACCGACACGACCCCAGCGCGGATGACGAGTGGATTTACTGGAGTAATCTGAGGGCAGAGTGGTCTAGGCCTGATCACATCACCAAGCTCACTCCTGCTGAACGCCAGAAAGAGCTCACCTATCTTGGAGGTCTGTAAGCTATGCCTCTCACTTCTGCTCAAGCTCGCAAAGTTCAGGCTTTGAGCTACGGTCAAGGCCGAATCGATCAGTCGCTCAGTGCTATTCCCTACACAGTTGAGGTTCCGCAATACATAAAGGATCTACCCCGCTATTTCGCTGAGTGGGTAGAGAAGTCTGCTCCTTGGGCAATGATCGACTCCTTCATGTGGGACGCATTCATAGAGAACTACGAACCGCCCAACACGAGAGGGTGAGGTAATCATGACTGAGATGTACCTACCGTGTGGCTGCTACCACGCTGGTCATTCTATTCCTTGCCAAACTCGTTCCATCAACAGCGAGTTTGCTGGCAAGTTCCCAGGTGACACGGAGAAGTCTCTCGCTGTCAAGGCTGCTAAGCTCGCTGTACTCCGGCTTAAGGAAAGGGTTTAGTCATGACCGAATCTGTCACCACTCCCATGCTGGATAAGCTCAGCGCCGAGAAGTACAAGACCGAGATCATACATGAGTTTCTTGAGTTCTGTGAGGAACATAGTGTGTATCTTGCAACCTTCCATACAGGCACGAGCAACGGCTTCTACCATCCTGCTACGCAACGAGCAACGGATCTGTTGATGGCTAAGTTCATCGGAGTCGACATGAACATTGTTGAGCAGGAAGGAAGCGAATGCCTAAGCTGATCATCGAGTCTCAGCCGGACTATGGTTTCTCTCGCATCGAACGTGAAGTCGACAGTCTGGATGATGCCTGGAAGACGATTCTAGCTGATCTGGAATTGTCCAGGGTCACTCCTGACTTCGCTGCCGAGGTGGGTTACGAATTCGGGCGCCACACCCTAGCTTGGAAAGAGTACGGTCGGAGCCTTGGCGAGCAAGACATGCCAGGAGCAAACCACAACGGCTTCACTTTCACTATAGAGGACGGTCCTGAAATGTTCATTGTCTTCACCTACGAGGAAGACAATGCTTGAGGTAGACGAGGGTAAGCAGAAAGACTTAGCCCTAGGAGAGATTAGCATGGTACGTTCAAGCCGCAAGATAGATTTGTCTAGACGGCAGGATAAGATGTGTGGCAATAAACGGCCGTACGCCACTCGTGAGGCTGCTCTCAGTGCCGTGGAAGACCTGGAAAGCCGAACAGGCGACGTGAATAGAATGGTAGTATACAAGTGCCATTATTGCGATCAATTTCATTTCGGCCACCTGCCGGGTAGCAAGCGTCTAAAGAAGTAGGGATTAAATGTCTGAGAACACAGCAGTACTGCTCGTTCAAGACTGGACTACAGTCTGCTCACGGTGCCTCTACCAGGTCTTGCCAGAGGCCAAGACACATGTTAGGATTGCAGGCTACGGACCTCCAGCTAACGGGTGCGGAGCACTCTTCACTGGAATCGCGTCAGCGGAACCAGGAAAGTTCAACGATGCCAGGCTGCATGAGATGCGCCCCGATCTGAAAGTGGTTAGACTGTAATGGACCCTAATGAAGTTCTCAGACTCATGCGCAGCTCTGCAAAGCGCATTCACGCCATGCTGCTGCTAGATGACAATGAGGCAGTTACTCTAGCCGACGCTGTTGAGGCTATGGATGACTGGCTTCGCAAAGGCGGATTTCTTCCCGACGACTGGGACCCGGAGATTAATCAGGCGTTCGGGGATTGTAAATGAACAGTTACAGACTTACAGGATTGTTCCGGTGTGCTGATTGCTCCAAGGTTCACCAGTACAGCAGGGTCACGGTAGCTTCTCGCTGCTCATGCGGCGCTGACCTTCACAAGCGTGCACAGCAGCTCATGGATAGGAAGTAACAAGAATGCAGTGGCGTGCTCTTGTGAGAGCCGACAGCGGCTATCTTATGGGCTTCGCAGATCAGGATGGGAATTCCATGATAGTGTGGAGTGACTGCCGTAGTACTGTGTCACGGCAGCCGGTGTTCTACTCGTCTGAGTCAGATGCCTATGAAGCCCTGATCAACTGGGCTGAGCAAATGCTAGTTGAATTAGAAGCTAATGAGTTCTGGGGTAAGAATTTCCATATTCAGTACACAGATCTAGGTTCAACTGTTAGAGAGAAAGAGAACAAATAGAATGACTTACTATGCGCAAGAGCTCAGATGGATCACCGGTGACTGGCTCACGATCGGTGCTGAGTATGCTACGCTGGAGGAAGCAGCTGGATACATATACCAACGGCGACACTTACCACATCGCTGGACAAGACCTCAGGAACCTTGGTAGGCTGATCACAAAGATCCTAGCGGAAGAGGACAAAGTGACAAGGTACGAAGCTCTAGACGGCTTCACCAACACCTACACTACGGGAGTTAACCTACTCGGAGCAACAGACATGACTCACTACTCGGTTACCTTCATTCAACTGCTGCCGAGTCCGTGAGGTTTTCTAGGGCATATGACAGATCAGACGTGCGTATGGTGCGGCCATGAGGCCAAAGATCATACCCGCGAAGGTTGTCGAGGTGTGAGTCGCAAATATGTGCAGACTGGTGGTATCATAGACGTACAGTGCAGATGCACTCGCAGATTCGTTGAACGCGCAGAGATAAAAGGAGATGTATTGTGAAGATCAAACTGATCGTCCCGGCCATCCTGGCTGCTCTTGCCGTGCCTGTTCTCATGGCCTCTACCGCCTCTGCTCATGCCGGTCGCCACCACTACCATGTGGTAGTCTCAGGAGCGCCGTACGCTGGGCACACTGACTGGAATGAGCTTACTCCGAATGGTGTCGAGGGACAACAGAACTTCAAGTACCTTGACCGCGAAGAGAGGCTTAATGCTCTCAAAACAGTGCAGGCTGCTCAGTCTATGAATCTTCCTACTTACGCGGCTGTCATCGCGATTGCCACTGCTTTACAAGAGAGCGGACTGCATAATTATACAGAGTCCGTCGATCATGACTCACTGGGCACCTTCCAGCAGCGCCCATCCATGGGCTGGGGGACTGTTTCTGAAATCGAGGACCCGGCATACGCCGCGAAAGCTTTTCTTCGAGGGCTGGAGCAGGTAGACTACCAGAGTATGAGTGTCACGGACGCTGCACAGTCTGTGCAGCGGTCAGCCGATCCATATGCTTATGCTCAGTGGACTGCAGAGGCAGCCCACGTTGTCCAGCAAATCTCGAATGGAGTAAACTATGTCAGCTGAATACACGAACCCATACATTCATCAGTTTCATCCTGAGGGTAGTCCTCTCATCACTCAAATCGATAGAAAGAACTACTCTGCCGACGAGTATGATATATTTGTAGTTGTCTCTGAAAAGAGCGACGCGGATAAAGCGGCTATTGCTGAAGCACGTGAAGCAAAGCGTCAGGGTTACAGGGCACGAGCAGATCGAGCTGATGCTTGGCGAGAAAACTATATAGCAGACTATGAGAAGCATCATGGGCACAAGCCCTCAGGGTACGTACCGGTGATGACTCTAGATGGACAGATTACAGGACTGTGAAAGACTGTGGAGCGTGCAAATGATCTGGTATTACCGCTACAAGCCACTGAAGCCAAACCGTGAAGATGAGCAGTGGACTATGTGGTTCCCGTTAGTTGAATTCCGTTTTGTCTGCTACAATGTCGCTGCTATTGAATTTAAAGAGCTCTGATGGCTAATCATAAGGACGCCGCAGTCGCACGAGTTCCTGCTAGGCTTCTTCTTGAAGCCCTTACGGTCGCTCTAGAGCACGGACTCCAGATTGTCCCTAATATAACTGGAGAAGGATTCAGGTACTATGATGTGTCTGCCGCTGGAGAAGTTTACTACCAAGTAGTCTTTAGTCCAGAAACTGCTAAGTGGGAACTGATTTATGTTGGAGACGAAGATTAAATGACTTATGATATTGATCAACTCGTAGAGCGGTTCCTGTCTTGGCCGCTCCCTCGCACCGTCTGTGCGGACACATGCACCGTAACACCGGATCATAACAATGTGTGGCACCGTTCGGGTACCAATCTGCTTACTCAAGCCGAAGCTAAGCAAATGCTTGAATATCTTCTTGAGCAGCCTGAGAGTACTTCGTGGTACGTGCTTGAGATCTGGACTGACAAGGAAGGATGGGCCTATTTGGACGACTACCCTGGCACGTGTGAGGGATTTGAACAGGCAAATAGCCTTCTTATGAAACTTCTTGCACAGAATGACACACGGTATGACTATCGTATACGCGCTGTAGCCTCTCAAGAAGAGGCTCAGTGAGCCGGATACAGGCACTGATGCTAAATAGATTTATCAGGTGGCCGATCGGCGAGCGCTACCTCATCGTTGACACTGAAACCAATAAGCACGCCAAGCACTCGGAAGGGCATGAGGTCTTGTTTCATACCACAAGTGTGGTAGACTGGCTACTAAGGCACCTCAACGAGGGCAAAAGCTACCGTGGACTGGAGTTCTGATGACTAACCAACGTAAGTGGAAGTTCCTGAGGGACGTGGATGGAAAGATCAAATCTAACTCAGGAGAGCATGAGTGGGCAGTAGGCCAGTGGTATCACGAGAGTGATGTGTCTCTTTGCAATTCGGGCTTTCACTCTTCTGATGAGATCCGTCAAGCCTTCGGTTACGTTCAGGGCGAGTACCTCGCACGTGTAGAGGTCAAGGGACATCCTGTTTCCAGCAATGACAAGCATGCGCATCCTTCAATGAAGCTGGTCGAGGTATATCGCTGGACTAAGGCTGACAGCGTTGCTCTTGCTGCTTATGCGGCTGAGCTTGTCCTCTCGAACTACGAGGCTGTGTATCCTAACGATTTGCGACCTCGTAAGGCTATTGAAGCTGCTCAAACTTACATCGCTGACCCATCAGAAGAAAACCGGAGCTCGGCGTACTCGGCGGCGGACTCGGCGCGCTCGGCGTACTCGGCGGCGTACTCGGCGTACTCGGCGGCGTACTCGGCGGCGGACTCGGCGCGCTCGGCGTACTCGGCGCGCTCGGCGTACTCGGCGCGCTCGGCGGCGTACTTGCTCAACAAGATAGAACTGTGGTTTAAAAATCGTATTAGCTCTCTGGAGAAGGTGAGCTGATGCTAAAAGCGGCTGCCGCTGGAATGCTTACCGGGAAAAGAATCCGGGAAGAACTGTTCAAGTCTGTCAGAGTAAACTATAGGAAGTACTGATGCTTGAGACGACAACCTATACCGGAGTTATGGAAAGCGTGGCTGCTCTTGAAGACCTTGAGTTCAGTCCTCCCTGCGACGGGCGTTATCACAGTCTCGAAGGAGTCGGAGATCCCGTATGGGTAGTCCGCTATCCTACTATGCCCTGTACACCGCGTCATAGAGGTCCTTTTCTGTTCTGCGCTGGGTGCATTGGCAGGCTGCAACGAGAAGTCAGGAAAGCAGAAGAACTGGAACTCCCTGGAAACTGCGGGCGCTGCGCGGATGATGGTATACGTACACCATGGGATGGAACCTACACATTGGAGGCTTTGTAATGACTAATCCCTATGGGCTAGAAGGCGCTGGTGCATACTGCCAGAACACTGAACCTGCTGTATACGAACTGCGAGCCAGCAGACACGGCGAGTACTGGTCTACGCTCGGCAGCTCTGCCAATATAAACAGACTTGAATCAGTCCAAGCTTTTCTAGAAGAAAACGGCTGGACTGTGGAAATACGGCCGGAAGAGGACTATTACTGATGCTTATTCCTTTCAAGTACTACCTGCATGACTCGTCGTACCTGGACGAGGACACTGAAACCGGTGATGTTACAATTCTTTCGGCCAAATAAGGAACTAAAATGAAAGTACTATTCAGTGAGTGGCGCCCGCTAAAGGATGAGGACATGGCAGTCAGGGATGTCTCTATTCAGACGAAGGGTGAGTGGGTAGACATCAAGTCATGGAAACTCAAGCAGAGTAACCCTGATCTATATGAGGATCTTGAAGACACCAGTATCTATGTCCTCTACCAGAATGATCTGGCGGCTACCTTCGAACGGCATGCGTCTGTACTTGAAGAGATCGCTGCCTTCATCGCAAGCTACCCGGAGTACACCAATGTCATCGAATAAGGAGAAGCAGTTTAAGAAAGCCAGTCGGGCCCATATGCTGAGCGAGGTATGGGAGTCCTTCAAACACGCGTATGTAGGCCTCACAGTCATTATCTGTGTAGTGGTAGGCCTTCTGCTGCTCATGGTGCGATGATGGCTATCGGCTACTTCATCTTCGTGGGACTAAGTGCGCTGGTGGCTCTCATAGGTATTGTGAGAATAGGATGGGGTAAGCGACACGATGCAGATTAATTGGGCTGCTGTATCTGATGAGTATATTGTTTCAGGATTTATGGGCCGCCCGGCAGAGCAGCACACCCGGATATTGACAAAACGCGCTGAGGCTGTCATGCTGTATGAAGAGTGGAAGACTAACCCGGCATGGTCCAGTGTAACTATCACGCATGTCACCAGGCAGAAAGGAACAAGCAATGGCTAACATTGTCAAACTTGAAGACACGATGGCTTTTATCGAGGCCAATCCTGAGAAGCACAATCAAAAGTACTGGGCTCAGCAGACACCTTGTAGCACTTCGTATTGCTATGCAGGCCTGGCTATTGCCCAAGAATACCCCAAAGCCAAGTTCCTTTTTTATGATAATTGGGACACTTCGGACCCTGAGCTGCTTGCTTCGACTGTAGAAATCAACGGTGAAATGTATGATGTTGAAACACTGGCCTCTAAGATTCTAGAGCTCGATAAAAAAGACTCAGACATCCTGTTCGATTCAGACAACTCTGTGAGTCTGCTTCGAGAAATGGTTGATGCTCTCAAGAACGGTGAGAGCCTTGAGGTCCATGGCCCGACCTATGAACAGGATGAAGACTGGTACTGGACAGCAGACGAGAACTACTATGACTGATCGTTATGTCGTTGAACGTACCACTGCCAGTAATTCTGGACTCAGATACTTCATTCGAGACCTTGAAACTTCTGAACCGGTTCGCGATGACGATGAGACCAACTATATCGTCAGATTCAAATCAACTGAACACGCGCAGTTCGCAGCTGACCAGCTTAATGCTAAACACCGAGGAAGCGTGTGATGACAGATAAGCAGGAAGTCACTGAAGGTAGTACAGTCTACTACCATGGCGCTGACCATGAACAGGGTTTCTACACTGTTTCCCATATCAGTAGGCATCGTTATTATGTAGATCTGGTTCGTATTTTGAAGGACCGTCTCGACAAGTTTGGAGGTATTTCTATTGGAGATGTGACAGTCGTCCCGGTCCCTGATCTCCCAGAACTGCGGCCGGGATACTATGTGCAGTCGACTATCCACACTAAGAATGTAGACCGTTATATCCTAAACTCTGCGGAAGAGTGGCTATGGATCGATCCCATAACCTTTGAAGTGGTTCCTCTCAGTAAGGGTGTTCTGCCGACACATCCTCTTCGTGATCTCAAGCGGGTGGATGGCTGGTGAGCCAGTACTGCGCGGATTTGGACTGGGCTCCGGACTGGATAAGCGACTTCAAGGCCTGGGGTAAGGGATGGGAGTGCGCGTATTGCAGGGAAGTGCACGAAGAGGACTCTAAATATCCTATATTCATATTCTCTGTCACCGAGGGCACTAGTCTGGTTAGTTTTCTCAAGGTGCTTGATGAACACGTAGAGAATGTGCATTACGGCCCTGATGCCTACGAGGGAGAGCTGTCTTAATGACCAGAGCTGGCCAGTGCTGTTGAGGTAGCTCTAGCAGACCATCGGGAGTATTGTGACCTCTGCGAATACAAAGCCTGGAAGCCTAAGAAATACGGGGACTCACGACAGTGGGTTCATTGCGAAGCTATTCAACCTCTAGTGGACTTCTGGTGTTTGATAGGATGATTAAAACCACAGGAGCTTGGATCTACACTCCTATTCTACTCCTTATAGTAGGAGCCAAGATAAGCTACCATCTGTTGCAGATTGCCGCTCGCGCACTCATAGACATTGAGAAACAAGTGGAAGACCGCAGACGGCAGTACTTGCGCAAAGCTTCCGAGTAGGGTAGTGTGAGTTCTAACGATAGTACTGGAGAATATATATATGGCCGCAAAGACCACTAAGCCGAAGTCCCTTCCACCCATGCTTCCTGCGGAACGCTGCGACCATTGTAAGGTTGCACAGTCACTCGTGCGGTGGGAAAATCAGATAGGCCACACTCTTCAATTCTGCAAGCACCACAGCGACCTTCATGAGATCAACATGAAGGTCCAGGGGTTTAAGATCGAGACTGATATCAGCCACATTCTCACAAGCCCGAGCGCTGCTCCTGTCTTGGTGGAGGAAGCTGATGAAGAAGACGACTCAGATGATGACTGGGAAGAAGTAGAGTCATGATGACTGGGAAGAAGTAGAGTCATGATGACTGGAGGAATGTATAATGTCTAAAAAGGTGCGTGCTGGGGATGTGTGGCTCGTAGATCAACTCGTGGCTCCTTACCCGGTTCCCGCGTTCGTGAGTGCGGACAGAAAATTGATGCTTCTCGATGAGCTGGGAGACTACTATCCTCTTAGTACTGCCTACTATAGTCGTCTGCGCACGCTCTTGGTTAAGGGATCAGGCAGCAAATTCAACTTACTGGAAGAGAGTACCTAATGGCGCCTAGATTCGCTGGACGGCAGGGCCGAGGAGCCCTGCGTAAGTACCGTCAGGATAAGCAGATTGCCGCAGAACTGCGCAATGAGGAGTACCAGGCTCGTAGGAAGGCGGCAGATGAGCTGACACGGCTGGACCAGGAAATGGCAAAGGAGAGCGACCTTGAGCAAGCGTAGAGCCAATAATCTAAATGAACTCAGCAAGAAGTGGATCTATCGTACACAGGATGGACTCCTAGTCTGGCTCACTTCTGATCTTGATCGAGCAGAGGCCACACATGGTAATGACTGCGAACTGTGGCATATCGCCTACGACGGATCTGGGACCTGGAGGGTCTATTCCAAATCGGATATGTACCCCATGTACAAGGTGGCCAAGCTCGATGACCTGAGAGCTGTACAAGAGGGCGCATATGACTACGAAGTGTGAACTTGCGACGGTGTAACAATGTCAGGCAACAGTATCTCGAAGCTATCGATCACGACGATATACCAGTAGAACACCAAGCTTGACAACCAATTGGTAAGGAAAAGATATTGAATAGTAAGAAGATCGCAGCCATTGTAGGAGCCACGGCTCTCGCGGCTGGCGGACTAGGGGCCGTGGCTGCTACAGCCGCGAGCAGCCCTAGTCCATCCAATCTGGTCTATAATGCCCTGACGCCTACACGTCTTGTAGACACACGCACGACACACTCTGTTAGCTCTCATTCCAGCCTTGTCGTCAATCCTAACGAGTCGGGCGCAAGCGCTGTTGTTCTTAATGTGACAGCTACCGGCGCTACTAACTCAGGTAATCTGACGGTTGATCCTGATGGTGTTCCTGAGACAGGCACCAGTAATGTCAACTTCGCTTCCGGGCAGACTCAGGCAAACGAGGTGACAGCAGCTCTCGGTGCTGACGGAAATGTGGCTATCTGGAACAATTCTCCTGGATCAGTTCAGATTATAGTAGACCTGGAAGGCTACTATACAGGAAGCCCTAATCCTGGTCCGACGACTACGAGTCCGTCGCCGACGGCCACTACGCCCACGCCTACTCCAACCACACCGACGCCCACGCCTACTCCAACCACACCGACGCCCACGCCTACTCCGACCCCTACTGGAACTTCTACAGGGTTCAATCCTACTCCGCTAGGAATGCCCGGCAACTTCACCTACACCGGTGGAGATGAGTTCAATGGAACAGCTCTTAACACCAACATGTGGACTCCCGGATGGTTCGGTACAGGACTTACCGGTCCGGTTAACAGCGGAGAACACCAGGGATACGACAGTGCCAACGTAACAGAGCCCGGAGACGGAACTCTTCATCTGGCACTTACTGCCACTAAGGGATCTCTAGTATCTTCGAACACACATTTCAGTTTCACATCACCAGGGGCGTATGAAGCTCGCGTGTATCTCCCCGGAAGCGGTGGAGATCTCTACAACTGGCCAGCTGCCTGGACTGATGGACAGAGTTGGCCTGCCAACGGCGAGATCGATGCCATGGAGGGTCTGGGAACTCCAGATACTCCCTGCTTCCACGTACACACGAGCGCGTCACCTAATGGTGTGGGTGGTTGTCCATCTGGTGACTATACCGGATGGCACACATATGGATTCCAGTGGACTGGAACTACCATTACTTTCTACTATGACGGTGTGAATGTCGGGTCAGAGCCTTACAGCACCGGCAACGCGCCTCAATACCTAATCTTCGATAATACCTCTTCTGGCACTCCAGTTCCGGATGTAATGCAGGTAGACTACGTGCGCGTATGGTCAAGCAGCGGTTCTACACCGACGCCCACACCTACTACCACAAGTCCGACACCAACACCGACGGTCACTACCACAACACCAACACCGACTCCAACAGTTACGACAACCAGTCCGACTCCTACACCAACACAGCCCACTACTCCACCGGCCGCCGGAAGTGCTCCAGCACACACAGTAGTGTTATTGGAAGAGAATCAGAGTCTCAACAATGTCGTAGGTGATACTACGGATGCCCCATACCTTAACAGTCTCGCGAGTCAGGGAACCCTGTATACAGATGATACCGGCAAATCCCATCCGTCACTCCCCAATTACCTAGATCTGTACTCGGGAAGCACTCAGGGCCAGGACGGCAGTGACAATTGCATCCTGTCTTCAGCTCCGAATATAGCTACCGAGCTAGGGTCTGGCAATGTGAAGGAGTTTGCTGAGAATCTGCCGTCAGATCCCACATCGAACTCAGGAAATTATGCCTGTCGACATAATCCCGCAGCGCAATTCACAGACAGCGCGTCTAAAGCGGCTGAGAATGATTTCTCTGCTTTCCCGACAACAGCAGCAGGATACGCAGCACTTCCTAAGCTGAGCTACGTCACACCTAATCTGATTGACGACGGCCACACATACAATAACCCGCAGTCTTTGGCAAACACTGACGCGTGGGCTAAGGCAAACATCGATAGTTATGCTCAGTGGGCTAAAGCCAACCATTCCGTTCTGATTGTGACATGGGATGAAAACCTGAGTAGCAATACAGACCTGACTACACCGCTTCCGATGTTCATTGTGGGCGCTGGAGTCCCAGCTACTACGCAGGCATCTCATGTAACCCACGACTCAGTGCTACGAACTATAGAGAACTGGTATGGAGCCAGTCCTCTGGCTGACACGGCCGCAGCGTCAAGTCTTCCTGGCCTTCCGAGCTCCTTCTAGGAGAGATATGAGCCTGACTATTACCTATAGTGCTCCAGATGTGCGTGGAGGAGAACCGTGGCGTGTTACTCTTCCCATCCATGGCGACTCTGTTCCTGATGTGCTCAGCTATGCTCAGCGCAGGCTGGCGGAAGCTCTAGAGCTCTTCCGTGATCCGGGTTGGCATGAAGACGGTGTCTATCCTGTGAATGAAGATGCCATGAGCTACATCATTGAAGGTAACCTATACTAACTCAATAAGTTTCAAGAATCACAGACGGTCCGAGTTGACAAGCTCGGACCTTATGTGTATCCTGGAGGCATGGTAGTGATTAGAGAACGAGGCACCTTTGAGGAAGTCATAGCAAAGTGGCTCAATGAAAACACAGAGCTTCACCGTATGGTGCAGAACTACTTCAGTCAGGCTGACTGGTACGGTGCAGGCTCTCCTTATTACCTGACTCTATGCGAAGCTGATAAGGCAGAAGAGCTTTATATTCTTGTGCGCGATGAGCTTCATAGATGTTCGGGATATCTTTTCTCTAAACTTATAGATCTTATACTAGAAGAGGTAGATTTCTCAGAAGTGTTTGACCTGGTATACGAGCGTAAGGAACTAGACTGATGTTCGATCTATTGGTGTTCGATCAGGCATTTCAGGCGTGGCTGACCGTAGACGGCTTCTACACGGAAGAGGAAGCTGAAGAACAGCTTACCCTGATGCTTGGAACCGTGGACGACAATGGACATGAGCTTACTATAGACGACTTCATTGTGGAGTATGTAGGCTGATGTCTAAGTACCGCGTGGCTCATAGCTCCAAGTTCAAGGGATGGCAGGTTCTAAGCCATCATGACAGCAAGAGAGACGCTGAAAAGGCACGCAGTGACTTCCTGCGAGTTGAGAAAGACCTACTGAACTACCAAGTACAGGTAGAGCAGGCTGAGCGTAGGTATGAGGTAAGAGCCGGTGATCCGGCTCTAGAACTTGACGTTCTTGTCAGTACGTGGGACACTAGAGAAGATGCTGAAGTCGAATTGTCTTACGAGCAGAAGGTAAGCTCGACACGAGAACTGGTCTTTCGCATCGCCGAGACAGAAGAATGGGTTAAAGCCAAGACCTGACAGGATTTAAAACAATGAAAGTGGTCAATAACCTAGAAAATCCTAAGCCGGAATGGGAGACAGAGGATCATTCTGTTTCTCTACATCTGGACGGCAACTACACACTCACTGTATGGGGAGCTGGCCACTATGCCCTCACCTACAAAGACAATATTGACCATTCTCACTCTAGGCTGCTGGCCTCTGGAACTGATATCACCAAAGAGCTCTACCTAGGTTATAAGACTAGAAAAGGATTACGATGAGTGTCCGTTATGTGGTAGTTACGAAACTCAGTTCTATCTACTATAATATCTTAGACTGCAAGACGGACAGTCTTGTGACTGAACGCAGTAGAAATAAGTTCAATGTGCTTGAAGATGTAGAGCTATCCTATCGTCATATAGGGTCAGCTCAGTACCACGCAGACAAGTTAAACGAGAAAGAGGAGGGCCGATGAACGGCGCTTCAATCACTACAGAGCCTATTGTAGACGAGATGGCAGAGTGGAGTCTTCTGAAGGATTTAGACTTCAACCCTGGAACGCAGGAGCCTGAGACCTGTCAGATGACGTGGGTGCACAACAAGCAGCCATGCTGCTCCAGAAAAGCAGAATGGCGCACAATTGGACATTTCTTGTGCGAGCATGATGGCGCCTCTGCCGTGCTATGCGACCCGTGCAAGAGAGAAGACGAGGCGCAAGACTATATCGGCTGGGTGTGTACCGGCTGCGGAGCGGCTCAAGTTAAAATAAGTTATGAGCGCCTATGACTATAGATGCCAGGGCTTTAGAGCTCAAAGCCCACTATGACTCACTACTGACTCTCTCAGAGATAGCCCTTGACGAGTACGACCTTGTGCTTTACACTAGAGGCAGTACAGGCGCCGAGATAGCAGAAGCCTACACGGAATACGAGAGATTGCGGCGCAAAAGAGAAGAAGCACGACAAGATTATATAAACTACATTGAGAAGGGCGAGTAATATGTCTCTAGCTGTAGCCAAGAATCCCACGGCTGCCCAATACTGCCTGGAAGTCTTTTTCCGCAGGAACCTTGATCTTCTCGGGTTGGACGAGTACGAGCAAGACTACGAGTCCTTGTATCTGCACGACTACCCTACTCAGAAGGATATCGATGCTCTCGTTCCGGACGGCTGGGAGTTGGTGAGCTCCGCGATTATCCCTCTAGCCCTTGACTTTGTAGAGGATGAGCCATATGCTGTAGAAGACGACCCGATGAAGGACTCAGTTGACTGGGAACGCTACAGCGGCTATGATGCATATGACGAGATCGACGACACGGAAGACTGGTATGGACATGGCTAAGCTAAGAGCCGGAGATGCGTGGCTTGTTCTAGGGTCCTATGACGAGTGTGGTAGGCCTTTCATTGGGCTGGTCACTAATGAGGGCATCCTGACAGGCACACTCCTAGACGGGCAGCCTTTTCAGGCATCCACTGAGAGCTACTCGGGCCGCTTCCTTACGCGTCTTACTAGGGGTACGGGCCGGGTTGTAGACTATGCGGAGAAGTTCTATGGCTGAGATCTCGCCAGGCGATATGGTCTATTTCTATGGAAATGAAGACACTGAGGAAGATTTCGGCTTCGTAGACTTTATCTGGTCCTCAGGTAACGAATACACTCTGGAGATTGTGCATCATAATCCAGGTGGCCTCCCTTATATCTTCTATGCGGATGAAGTCACGCAAGATACCTTCACTGTGATTGAACCTCCGCAAAAGCCCTTCGAGCCCGGATACTTTCTGTGTAATGACTCTACTGGCAGCTATAGGACGGGCGACGTAGTAAAGTGGGCCGTCAGGCCACCAGAAGGTTACTGGAGCCGCATTAACCTGATTCTTGACGAGGAGGCTGTACAATGACACTCAGGCGATTCAAGGACCATCCTGCCTACAGGCCACTTACTGTAGTCAGTGACTTCAAGAAGCACCGATGCTATGTGGCAATGGATGACGATACCAAGCAAGTGTACTGGAGTGGTGAGACTATAGAAGAGGTTAACGGCTTCGCTGCCGTGATAGCTGATACCCTGGCAGTTAATGTCGCTGTATTCACCGTGGAAGTATTCTATGCCTGAGTCTCGTAGTTTCAAGAATGCGGCTGTCATACACAGTCTGAATGATCCTATATCCTGGTGTGTCTATAAGAACCCTGGAGCTGAGGACAGAGAATACTTTCCTGAGGACGAGTATGATGTCGAGATCACTATCACGAAGAAGTTCAAGCCTGGGTACTTCAGGATGCTGAAAAATAATCTAGGGCAGCCTCAACTTACCGGCCCTATCAGCTGGTGGGGTACTGATCCCGGTGATCGGTTTGAGCGAGTCAAGGTAACTCCAGACAGATGAGTAGCAGTAAGCTCGCTTTCGAGAATTTCCATGTTCGTTGCTCTCCGAGAATGAGCGAACCTGAAGACTCCGTGGTCTGGGAAGTAGTTAATACTGAAGGCGTGGTAATATTTCGCCATGAGGATTCTCTTAAAGCCCGTCTTATGGCTGCCACTTTTGAGTATCTATACCTGAAGATAGACACCTTCGACAGAGACATGATAAAAGACCTACTTACGGAAACAATGGCTGAATTAGATGAGGAAATAGCCAAAAGTGCACGAATCCAATGAGGAGTACGAAGAGATGATGGGTTGTATACCTCCGGATGACATGGCCGCCGTTAGCGCGGCCTACGGGGCAATGTACTCCAAACTCGCTTATCCTCAGCCATATAAGCCTAAGAAACTCATCAAGCGCGAGCGTATGGGTGTTGAAGAGGTACTGTGGGAGAAGGGAACTACTCGTGAGACCGTGTATCATGAGTATGATGATGGAACTCTCTACAGTATTGCGAGATACAAGACTGAGAAGTATACTAGAATTACAGTCTACAAGTTGGCCGCAGACGGTTCCTATGCGGAACTGAAGCACCTGTTCATGAGTGAGGTTAAAGACTGATGTATGAGATGCGCGTGCGTGAATACGGTGAGTGGATGGAGTGGGAACCCATTTCAGATCTAGATAGTCTCGTGGCCATTTCAGGAATTGAATTCAGAGAGATGCCCGAGTTCGAGCCGGGTTATTACCTGCTGGTTAAAAGCATTGACGGTAAGAGTGCCCTAACAGGCGACAAAGAGCATTTCGTTATATGGAGAGATGAACCGTGTAGCGGGATGCGTAACGGGGCTGAGTATGTCAAAGTAAGAGTATTCGCTAGAGACGGTGGCGAGATCTGATGCCTAACCGCTCTCGGGCTAAATGGTACTATACTACTGTGCGTAAGGATTATGCAGGCAACTATGATTTCTACTATTACGACGAGTACGATACAGTAGAAGAAGCCACAGATGCCAGAGACAACCAGATAGGCTATGGCTCTGAAGATGACTGGGTAGTTCTAAAAGTCACTACTACTTATGAGGAACTGTGATGAGTCTTTATGACTCCAGACCCTTCGATGTCTGTGAGCACTATGGAGTAGACGACTTCATTGGAGTGCTTGACAGTTTTATTACTCAAGGAGAATATCTAGTCTGTGACCGGCCGAGCTGTGCCTGGTCAATATCCGTAGACGATAATTCGCTATCAGACACTGTCTCTGAAGCTATGGAGCACTGGAATAGGAAGCATGCCTGACGCAGAAACTCTCGTAGAGACTGAGTCTATCTCTGCTCTGGCCTTCTCTCCGCCGTGCGAGGCCCTGGACTGGGATGCTAGTGTCTGCGGCGCCAAAGCAAGCTGGATCATGTGGTATGATGCCTCTTGTGAGCACAAAGGTCCTTACTTCTTCTGTCCAGAGCATAAAGAGTTTATGCTGGAACAGCTGGCCAAGTGCTGGGATGACACATACCAGTATAGGAATGGTATAATGTTCTGTGTCCGGTGTGGAGCCTGGACTACTATCTTCAATATTCGAGTAGAACCTTTGAAAGGTTGAATTTAATGAGTAACTCAGCAGATGCCAGACTTTATTTCGGGTACTTTCTCGGAAACCCTGAGTACACTAGTTGGCTCATCAAAAATGAAGACGAAGAGGATGACCAGGCAGAAGGCCTTGTCTCTAAGGCCTTCGACAACATTCCTGAGGACTGCAAGCCTAAGATGAAGTACCCGGATCGCGATGACTACTATGATTTCGAGAAAGAGAGAGCCGTTAAAGACTATTATGGTGTAGAGATCAGACACGCTGGATATGTGTACTCATCCTGCTACCTGACAGTAGCAACCACCACAGCTCTCGAAGCTAGTGATTATGGGTATATAGTCCTAGATCTTGATGATCTCCTGTGCCGTTCGAGCCAAGAGCACTGGGAGGATCGTCTGGACAGGTTCATCACAGCATCTGGCTTGGAATGGGCTGAAGATGTAGAAGATGAGCCCCAAGCTTCGTGGCTTCTGGTCGCAAGTTATGGATGATATCCCTGATGGTCTTCACCGTGACTGGCTCATAGACAATGAGTTCGTGGATCTCCTAGAACTCTGGAGTAACCAGCCGGACTGGTCCTATGAAGATGTCAGACAGTGGTACTTCACCCATGATTGTCAAGTCTGCCGACTCAAAGGACCCAATGAGTCGTGCCTAGATTGCTAGGAGACTATTATGATTTCATTCGGCCTTATAATTGACGAGGCTGGCGTCCCTGGCCTCTATAAGTCTGTCGAGAGAGCCAAGAAGCAGGTAGAGGAAGAGATTAAAAGTTGTTACGGGGTAGATGTGTGGGAGGAAGTTGGATACAAGTGTGTGTGGATGACTCCGGTAGATGCCTGGTGGGAGACTGTGAGTGTCTACAGTCTTAATGACGACTGGGTAGAAGATTATGATTATCAGGTAGGTCCCATAATATTATCAGACGCTTGGCAACTGTATTAAGTAAGTAGTAACTTTGGACTAGGTCACAATAGTAAGAAAGCCCCTCAACCTTGAGGGGCTTTCTCATGTCATCTGTTAGGCTGTGCTCTGAAAGGTGTTAGTACTGCCATCAGGAAGACTGAAGGTTGTCATTGCAGAGTTCTTTATAAGAGGCAACGCCTTGTCTATGGAATAGGCATTAAAGGTGTCAGTAGGTTCTTTCACATCTATTCTACTCTTTGATGTGCCGCTGCGGAACTCGAACAAGTAACTGAACCAAACACCGGACTTATCCGCAGGATCTGAAACCTCTAATCCTATGAATAACACATCACTGAAAGTTCTCATCATGACTTGACTCTTACCCGTCTGCGTCTTACTCTGGCTCTTCAGCATAAGAGTATAAGGTCCCGAATCTGAAGATCTAATAAGAGAAGACCATTCACTCTGAAGACTAGACAGTCCTAAAGTATTCAATATCTCTACATCTAAGAATCCGGACTTTACTCTGATATTACTGCTAGTGATTTCCACTGCACGCGGTCCATAGAGAGCTCCGAGACTCTTATTCTCCGAGTCGAAGATCTGTACTGAGGTGATAGAGAAGGCCTCATATTTGTCTTTCTCAGGAGACTCAGGAGCCACGGTATTCTTTTTGCCTAGCAGAGTGACCTGATCTACAGTACTCGTGCGAACTGACCAGACTTTGACGTTTCTACTAAAGCCAGAACCCTCAGGCGCGTTGGCGTGAAAGACAGTCCTGTCTTCCTGCTCATCATACCAGTCAGCCACCACATAGGTGGGAGCAGTCATTCCATTACGCAGTACCTTGAACTCGTAGGTACCCAGACCTTCAACCTCTAGCCGTTCTGGCTGAGGAAACTGCTTTACATCCCAACCCTCACCCAGGGATGCCAAGAATTCTTCTTTATCAGTAGCCATTGTGTGTTCCTTTAGTGTAGTGTGTTATGGCTTGTATATTAAATTATTATGAAGTTATAAGCCTTTAGGAAATATCGGTCTTTTCCACGAAATGCTTCTTAAGCCGTCTGAAGAACATGTAGTAGCCTACCACAGTTCCTACTCCCTGAAGTACATTCAACACAGTGAGAAATACAAGCATCAACTATCCTCGCAAGGGCACTCAAGCCTGTGTAACCAGGAGAACCTGTGTAACCAGGAGAACCTGTTTCCTTACAGCCGCAGCGGTCTGCACATTGAGTAGGAGCAATAAAGTAACCACTGGGAGAAAGTTTAACTAATACTTTATCATCCCCTAGTGTCTCTAAAATACGGAAGGTATTAGTCTTTTTACGCTTGAAAGGATTCCACACATGTTACTCTGCCAAGCCTGGTATAGTCTTCCTCATGATATAGACCTACAGATACTTTAAAATTAGGAGATGTAGCCGTAATCCCCACGGATGCTTCTATCTCGTGTCCTTTAAGCTCAGTGATGGTCCAGACTTTTATTTTTCTAGCATCATCTAGATTCATGAAAACTGGCTGAACCTTTCCACTTTTGCTGTGGTGGACCCAGGAGTACTCGCGCTGCCCTCAGTGTAGGCAGGCACCTCTGCAACAGGCAGAGGCGGTGTATATGAGGTGTCTGGAGCTGCTGGAGCAAACTCATCAGGAAGGTCGTCATCCACAACTCCTAGCCCTTCCTTCAGGGCTGCCAGCACCTTGGTATCGTGATTGGCATAGGCTGACTCAATGTACTTTATAGCGGCTGCTACATCGTAAGAGTGATCAAGATCAGAACTAACCTGGTATTGCTCGAATGTGGGTTCGGGCATTATCTGTGCAAGACTCCGCGCTTCGGTCTTAGCTTCCTGAACCCACTGGGAGTGCACAGCATAGCTCTTCTCACGCTCTTCCTCTGTTCCGTACAGGTCTTCATCATCTTCTAGGTAATCGTCTTCATTCTCCAGTGGCTCTCCGAGATCAGCAGCATAGAGAAACATGGCAGATGACGGCGCCACATAGTCGGCCGGATGAATATAGGAATCTAGCAACTCAACAGAGACAGAGTGCACTACATGCTCAGGGAGTGCGTGTTGTGCGGCTCTCACTTTGCTGGTAAATATTCCTACCAGGGCGGAATCACCGTCAATTACCACATAGAAGTTCTTAATACTATTTAGACTCACTGTTTTCCTCTTCTAGTATATAATCCACACAACAATTCTGTCCTTCATCATGAGCAGAGCATAAAAACCCATACTTCTCATGTGCCGATTTCAACCATTGCTTCTGGACTGCAGTCAATGACTCACCGAACTCTCTAAAAGAAGTACCGTCCTCCTCCGTGTATTCGGCGTCCTCATATGGGGAATGGAACATATACTCAGTATCCCAGTTTGTAGACCCACGATTGTCACAGTCACTCGGACAAGGACAGGTCTCTTCCTCGCAGTTACCCACAGTGATTCTCCTCATAATGTGTAGAGAAGTTATCCAGATAAGACAACTGTGTCAAAGTCAGGTGTTCAGCCATTAAGAGCCTCGCCCTCAAGTATCAAAACCCGTTCCAGGGTTGTGGCAAGGTGCACAGAGCCGTGCAGTCTCAACTCGATAGCCAGCTCTCTCGCCGCGTCTCTGTGGTCCGGCAATACCGTTCTCAGAGCTTTCACGAGAGCCTCGAAGTCAGCCACGATAGCCTCATCTACTCTGTCCCCCTCGGCTTTAGCCGTAAACTTCTCTATCAGAGCCAGAGAGTTTCTGACTTCCTTGATGGCATTCAATGCGAGGAGGTCGTTTCCAAGAGCATGCGCTCGACTCTGAATCTCCCGCGCGGTGGCAACAGTCTCAGCAAGCATCTGATTGATGACCTTCTGATCAGTGGTGAGGCCTGCTGCTATAAGTTCTTCCGTATTACCTCGAACAACAAGAGCATTGTTTATAATCACAGACTCTGCCAGATGCGCCTGAGAATGACGATACAGGGCAGAGGCAGTTACCTCGTACTTCTCAGCAAGAATAGAATGAGGAACCTTAGCGGCAAGATCAATATCAATCTCTACATGTCGCTCATTGGTACATATGGAACAGGCGCGGGGCAAAGTAGTTATCCCTCTTCTGCTAGCAGGTGTTCTTTAACCATCGGAGAGCTCTCTAGCGGGTATTCTAGCTCTGCTTTACGCTTGGCTACGAAAAACCAGTCTAAATAAGGATATTCTTCAAAGTGTTTTACCCCCATAAGAAAACCCTGAATGAAATGGTACCTTGTCGCGGCGACACTTGCATCAGAGCAATCTTCACAGACCATTACATCCCCTGATACAGACTGGGAACAGGATTGTGCTCAATGTGGCTTTCCAGGAAGAACAATGCTGATTCTACTGCTTCTTCAACACCGGCATAGAGTTCTTGCAGGGGATGAAAAAGGTCCAGCATATAGAAAACTGTAGACCTCAGTGTCTCCTGAGGGAGAGCTGAGAGATCCATAGATCTTAGGTACCTGATACGCTGTTCTAGGTCATGTCTCATATGTCGCTCCAGTACGCTAGTCTTACTTGTCTAAGCCAATATGATACTGCTTCATAGTCTGGATTCATTGGCAAAGGGGATTTCGCCTCATTGTACTCTCGCTTCCAGTGTTCCAGCCATGCCTTGACTTCATCAGGGTCATTAACGGCCATCTCTGCAAAGTCCCAGCAGTCTTGAGGCTTTTCCAATCTGACTGTTAGATTAGCCGTAGTATACAGCTGATAACCCTGTAGTACAAGCCTAAACAAATGCCTGGCGTGCTTGCTGGCACGCTTGTCGGAGATGTCAGAATTGAATTTCCCACGGTCTAGGTACCGGCGGAACTGCTGGTCAGCATAGCCTAGATACGAATCTCTAACCCTGTACTTGGACAGGAAAGCTCTGCGGATGAAAATTAGGCCTGCGCCAAGCTCCGTGCTGGTAATATACAAGTGTTGAGGTAACCAAAGAAGTTCATTTAAAGTAGGATTTCCGCCAAGGCAAAGCCTAGCGAACTTAGCTGCCTCATGCATAACTTTGTCAGCTGGTTCATGTTCTTGAACAGTTTCAACTGGTTTATCCAGCCCTACCAGATCTATAGTATCGTGTGCAAAGACACCTAGAAAGTCTACGTCAGAGTTCTCTGTCTGGAGTCCATACGCTGTGCTACCAACTATCCCTTTAATGAGGGTGTTCATCAGTCCTCCGGAAAGAACTTATCAAGAGCCTCTAGCGCATGCTCAAGAGCATGCTTTTTCTCCTTGGCTTTGCCCCAGGCTTCTCGCATCTCTTCCGGTACCTCTTCTGCACTGAACCAGTCCAGTCCGTCGTAAAGGCCACCTTCCCAATCTGCTTTAGCGAGAATGTCCTCGTAAGAGTAAACCTTAGTCATAACCGTCCTTGATGCTTCTCTTCCCAATGTCTACTGCATAACTCTAACACATCATCTAGTGTATTGTCAATAGTGAGTTCCACTGTCCAAGGACATAATGGATCTAAACAGGTCACGAATGCGTACGATCCCCAAACTACCGGAGCGGCATCCTCATAGAGATCCCGGTATCTGATATCGCTGCCTATGAAGAACTTATCCCAAATCCAGTATGGAACGGGTACCATATCAGCCTACTTAGTGTCTTCGTCTCGGTCTTGCTGCTCTGCTACATGCTTAACCTCGGCACGAAGTCCTCTTATTTCTTCTAGAAGAACAAGTTGATTCTTATTTATAACCATTAGTTCATCTGTATTAGACTCAGTATGGACAGCTACTTCTCCACTTATGCGGTCTCCCCTGTTAGCAGAAATCTGAAGAATGATGCCTTGGACGGCAGCGATCATACTAAGGCCGATGTTCAATAGCAACCACGGATAGGGATCAAGGCCGTGATTCTTATCTACCACTGATTGTAAGAGAACCCAGATTAGAATACCAGCGGCCACAGAACCTAGAGCTACCCAGGTTCCAAACCAGTGCTTTAATACATCTGCTGCTCTCTCCCCGAATGATAACTGCTTGTCAGTTCTTACAGCAGGATGCTTACGCCATAAGTCTATGCCGTGCTTAACCATCATCTCGCACCAGTTGTTTCTTCAGCTCATGGGTCTGCGCAGCGAGAGCTGCCTTATTCTCTTGATCAATCCGTGCTGTCTGCGCACGAAGCTTCACAACGACGCCTAGAAATGTTACACCAGCAGACAGAAGGACTGCTGCTGATGATATCAGTGAGGCTACTATTATCGGATTCATTTGTTCTCGTACTCAGCACGTTTCCAGCTAAGGTGTTCTTCAGAGGATAGAGGAACAGTTAGTTTGGGGTCTAATCTTTGACCAGTTTTAACTATATCCCACTCCACAGGCTGATCACCCATGAATCTCGCAACCTGAGCAGGGTGAGTATCTTGATACTCTTCCTTGTACTCTTCGTCACGGAGTGAGTAGAGCCATGCTGATGCCATTGCGATTACCTGAAGCAATTCATCTTTAAGGTTCTGCGGATCAGCATTGTCATAGGTAAGCGATCTTGCTACTTCCCCGATCTCCTCTGAAAGCACAATGAACTTGACCTCGTTTGGCATACCCGAACTGGTGGGAACCTTATCAAGGCCATGCTTTTCTGCGGCTGAATAAAGTTCCTGGTCTACTTGGTAGGGAAGATATGTGTTAAGCCACTCCCACAACTCGTCATACCAGATAGAAGGGACTGAATGCTTGTGCTCTGGTCTACTCATTCTATACTCTCTGTTGTGTGGTCCTGCGTTACATCGGCTTCGAGCTTCGTACCCTGTGGGAATAATCCCGGGACTATCACATTGTATTTCTTATGCAGCTTAATTCCCAGACGAGTATAGAAAACTTCTGAGCTCGCCAGGTCTAGAAAGATGTGCATGCAGGCAGCGACGACTACAGCAAGGACTACCACAGTAAGAGGAACCAATCCCAGTATCACTAGATAAGTTAACACTGCTTGCATACTACTCCTATATATGACTTGTGCAGGGTCTAGGTACAGTTATCTTGAATTCTCAAGCACTATAGCATAGATATGCATCAAGTGTCAAGTGACGCATCAAGGAATCGAACCTCACCAGCCGAAGCGCGTGGGCTACAACCACGCGGGAACCCCAGTTCCCCATATACGCCGTGTGCGTAATTAGATCAGTCTCGCCGGTCATAGTGTACCTTAGCGACCATTGAGCATCACTTTTCGCCTACACGCGCCGATCGGTCAGTGAGGCCGTAGACATTACGCGTGCCTACCGTGGAATACCTCGGATTTGAACCGAGAAACCTCCGCATTGCAAAAGCGGCGCTCTACCAATTGGAGCTAGTATCCCTAGTAAATATTCAGTTATCAGCGGAAGAGACAGGAATCGGACCCGCTACCGTGTTACCGGCGCTAGTTTTCAAGACTAGTTGTCCCCATGGACCACTCTTCCATGACTGGTCTTTTATGCACATTCCTCAGCATACGGCTGAGTTTAGTTCCAGTCCAGCACGCGGAAACTGCATGGATCGAACATGCGCAGGCTTTCGCCTGACTCCGGTTTAGCAAACCGGTGCCTTACCTCTCGGCCAAGCTTCCAGTGCAACTGTCAAGGCATCTTGCTTGCCAAGTACCGCGCTTGTGACCGTTGCCGCCACGCGTACAGGATGAGAGAATCGAACTCCCGCTTTCTCGGTGTAAACGAGAAGCCCTACCATTA